CTGATGCCGTGGGCACGACTTGATGACCGGTTCCCGTCGAACCGCAAAGTCCGGCCGATATCGGACTCCGCTTTCCGGCTCTACGTCTCGGCGATCTGCTGGAGCTCCGAGAACCTCACCGACGGCGTCATTGCGGCCGGGGAACTCCGCATGGTCTCCGACGTCCGCAACCCGCAGGCGCGTGCCGTGGAACTGGTCAAGTGCGGCCTGTGGGAGGAGATCGCCGGCGTCGGCTGGCGCATCCACGACTACCACGACTACAACCCGACCCGGGACCAGGTGCGCTCGGCGAGGGACTCGAACGCGGCCCGGCAGCAGGCGTTCCGCGACCGCCGGAAGAGCGCCGCGAAAGGCGACCGTAACGCCGTTACGAATCGCGGCCCGGAACGCGAAACCGACGCGAACGCGACGCGAAACGAACATCAACAAGACTTCTACGCGACGGTAACCAACGGTGAAGACGACACATCACCGCAGGTCGCAGCAATTCGTAACGCCGTTAGTAACACTGCCCCGTCCCGTCCCGTCCCGTCCCCAACCACTAATGGTCCCCAGAGAGAGAGTCCTGAACGTAGTACCGGGGCCCAGCCACAGGCGCTCTCACTGATCAACTCCGCCTGGCAACCAAGCCCCGACGACATCCGCACCGCCCAACAAGCCCGCACCGCCGACGGACGCCCCGTCCTCACCGGCCAGCAACTCGCCGACATGACCCGCCGCTTCGTACGCCGCATGACCAGCGACCAGCGCACCGCCCTCCCCGACGCCTGGGGCGCCCGCTGGCAGGACTGGGCCGAACGCGAACGCCCCGAACCCACCGGCCAGGCCTCCCTCCTCGTCGGCCTACCCGGCGGCAAAGGCCCGCTCTGGCCCCACGAACAGCAGGCAGCCAGCCCCGCCACACCACTGCCGCCACCCGTCAGCGACCGCCTCGCCCAAATCGAGGCCGCCATCGCCGCCGACGCCGATACCGGTTGAGCCCGCAGTCCAACCGGTCCAGCCGTAGCCCGCTGTCCAGTTGCCGCTTTTGCCCATCCGCCGTCCCCCGACAGTTGCCGCATCCGAACGGAGCAGCATGCCCGCCACCATCACCGCCGCCGAGTTGAACGTCCGACGCGTCCTGACCCGCCACGCCATCAGCGAGCACTGGCCTGTCACTCCGCAACTGCTGCACCGGATCTCGAAGCTTGCCGCTGCCGCCGCCATCGCGCCGAGGCCAGCGGATCCGCCTCGGGGGCCGGAGGGTGGTCGGCGCCGGTCGAAGACGCCGCCGGCCGCGAAGGGCAGCGCTGCCGTACCGGCGCCCGTGAAGGGCACCGTCCCGGTTCCGCCGGCGGCGATGCTCCAGGTGGAGTGCACGCGCTGCGGGGCGTCGGTGAACGAGCGCTGCCGTAACGACTACGGGGTGCGGGCGAAGGATTTTCACCGTGCTCGTCGGACGGCTGCGGAGGCTCTGGCGTGAATGCCCCCGCCCCGGCGCGCTCTGGCGCCGCCACAGCCCCCTCAGGCGCTCGTCGCCCCTCCGGTCCGGCGATAGCCCCGCAGGCCGCCACGGGGCCGCCTGAGACCTCTGAGCGCCCCTCTGGCGCCTGGGTCCTCGTCACCGGCTCGCGTGCCTTCAAGGCCAAGGTGCACCGCGACGTCCTCGACGCCGCCCTCACCCAAGCCTGGGACGAAGCCCGCCACTTCGGCCGCCAACGCCTGACGATCATTCACGGCACCGCGCCCGGAGCCGACACGCTCGCCGCCAAGTGGGCACTCCAGCACCCCGGCGTGTTCGAAATCGGACACCCCGCCGACTGGAACGGGCCCTGCGGACCCAACTGCAAACCCGGCCACCGCAAACCCGGACGCGGCGGCGCCGACTACTGCCCGCAGGCCGGCGCCTACCGCAACCAGCTCATGGTCAACACCGTGCTGCGCCTGGACGAGCCACGGATCTGCCTGGCGTTCTTCGCCTCGGCGACGGAGGACTCGGCTGGGACCGCGGACTGTCTGCGCCGGGCCCGGCTCGCTGGCCTGCCGTGGCGGGCTTACGACCCGAGGGGGCCGCGGTGAGCGCCCCGCTGAACCTGACCGGTCGCCGCAGGATCAGCGCGCGTCGGCATGCCACGGGGCCGGTCCGCGGTGGCGGCCGGCTGGAGGCGGGGGCGGGGCTAGTCGACCTGGGTGCGTGTGCTGCTCGCGGTCGGCTCGGCGGGGATCGGGTCGCTGTCGCCGGACGCTGCTCGGCGACCGTCCACCTCGTCGGCGATCTTGCGCGCCCATTCGCGGCTGTAGGGCACGTGCTTCTCGATGGTGGTCAGCGGGACGCCGGCTGCACGCGCGTCGGCGACAAGCTCGTCGAGCGCGGTCCTCGTGCTGGCGTGAGCTGCGGCGGCGCGGTCGAGCCTGCGGAGCCAGGCGGCCATTTCCTTGGGCGGGGGCTTCGGCGTCATGGGTGGAATGGTCTCATGGCGGACTGCCAACTGACTAGGCAGTCTTTGTCCATGATTTATTGCCAACTTTGTTGCGATCAAGAGAGCAGGTCTGCCACTATCGAAGTGCCAAGAAAGTTGGCACTTCGAACTCAGGGGGACCCGATGATCGCCAGCAGCCGCGAAGCCCGCCGGATCGTGAGGGCCCGCTCCACCCAGACCCACCTGACAGCCTCCCTGAACCGCGGCCGATCCCTCGCCACCCACGCCCTCGCCGCCGGAGTCGACAAGAAGGACGTGACCGGCTTCGTCAACGGCCTGCGGACCGTCGCCAAGCGCCTCCACGTCCAGCCCGTCCGGATCACCCGCACCAACCGCACCATCGCCGGACGCGACGGCCACTCCCACCGGGTCCAGCACTTCACCACCGCGCAGGTCCAGCTGCTCGTCAGCGCCTACAAGCCCCGCAAGGCGGCCTACATCGCCGCAGCCCACGCACTCGCCGCCTAGGAGCCACCGCCATGACCGAGGACGAAGCCCGAGCGATGGTCGAGCAGCACCTCGCCGACCAGGCCCGGCAGCAGCGCGAGCGCACGGAGGCCGCCAAGTCCGGGCCTGTCCACATCCGCAAGAAGATCGCCCGCAAGCGCGGCGACGGCTTTTACCGAGTGCAGTACAGCGCCAGCGAGAACGGCTCCCAGACCCTGTGCGGCGCGCCCGCTGGCAACGACAGGACCTGGGCCGAGACCCGCTTCGCGAAGCACCTGGCCACCGTCACCTGCGACACCTGCAAGCAGATCCGCACCACCGCCTAGCCACCGCCCACCCTCCCGAAGGAGCTCCACATGCTGCCCACCTGGTCTGAACTCAGCCCCGAAGCCCGCGCCGAGGTAGAGCCGCTGATCGGCGACACCACGGTCGCCCGATTCGGCCTCTACCACGCCCGACAGTCCGCCATCGGCCAGTGGGCCAGGCAGAGCCAGGACCGCACCGCCCGCATCATGCGCGGCACGCCCAGCGCCGCCGACCGCCCCGCCGTCTGAGTACCGCCCGGGTGCGCGACCTCCCCGCGTGCACCCTGCGAGGCACCCAGCCAACCGACCCGACCGAACCGCTGACCGACCGGAGAACACGCCATGACCACGCTCACCGCCGTTGACAGAGTCGCTCAACTCCGCAAGCAGTACGCCATCCAGGGCGAGCCCCTCGATGCCCTGTCCGACCTTGACGTCCTCAACCGGTACGCCGTGGACTGCGAGCGGGAGCGCATCGCCATCAACGACCGGTACATGAGCGTCCTCGTCGAACAGCGCAAGCACGGCGACGCCGTGAGGACCGCGGAACGCATCGACCTCGCCCGACGCGCCGACGCCTACGCCCGCGCCGCGGTGGACCGCTGGATCACCGACCTCACCCGAATCCTGCGCGCAGTCGAGGTACTGCCCGATTGCCCCAAGCCGGAGCGCGTCGCCCTGGTCAAGCAGATCGCCACAGACACCCGCCACATGATCAGCCTGCGGTCCGGCGCGCGATCTGACAGCGGATTCGACCGCATCGCGGAAGCCGACCGGCTCGCCCTTCATAACGTCCGCAGCGTCGTTGGCGTCCTCGGCGCGCAAGACGGCCTCCCCGTGGGCGAGGTGATCCGCATGCTGAAGGCGGCCCTGGATCCCGCGCAGAACATCCGCGACCTGTTCATGGTCGCCGACACTGGAACGCCCAAAGCTGAACTGCGACCACAGCCGCCGCTCTTCCTCGGCGACGACTGGTCCGACCGCGTCAGCTTCTACGCCTATGAGCCCGACGCCGGCACCCGCGGCCGTGTCGTGGCCTACGCCATCGGCGACCAGTGGCACCTCGACGTACAGACATCCACCGGCGGGCTCGTCGCCTACGGCATCGCCGCGGAACAGGACGTAGCCGCCATGGCACCCCTCCTGGTCGGCCGGGCGCAGGCGTGGGCCAAGGAGCCCGGCTACGCGTGGCGCCGGTTCCAAGACGCCACCAAGGGCATGGCCACCGACAACCCTGCCGGGGCCGCCGAGTGAACCCCACCCGCGAGTCCCTGTGGCACGGCTTCTCCATGGACGACCTCGACCGGCTCGCCCGCATCGCCACCCTCCGGGCGTTCGGCGGCCGGAACCTGGACCTCGTCGACCGCTACGAGACCGCCTGGGATGCCATCGCCGTAGCCCTCGCCACAGCCGACGAAGCCCCCGCCGGCGGCCTCCTGGTCGTCATCGGTGCCCGCGCCGTCGACCGTGCCGCGCAGGACCACCAGCACACCTGGGGCAAGGCCCGCACGTGGGGCTCCGCCGAGGGCGACATCGCCGCCTACCAGCGGTACTGGGAACTCGCCCGCCGTAGTGCTGCATCGCCTGAGGATGCGGTTGTGGACCGCACGGCGCTGCGCCAGATCTGGCCGCGACTGTCGGTCACTCACCAGCAGGTGCTGTATGCGCTGGCGGTCCACGACGGCGACCACGCGGAGGCCGCGGCGACCCTCGGGAAGACGCTGGGCACGTTCCGGACCCACTTGAAGGACGCGCGCGCCGCCTACCGGGTGCTGTGGCACGAGCACGAGACGCCGTCCCGCATGTGGGGCAAGTCCGGCCAGCGCGGGCGCCGGACGGCTGCGCAGACCATCGCCAACCGCCGTCAGCAGCGCGCCCGCCGGGCCGCTGCAGCCTGACCTCGCCTGGCCGCCCCGGCGGCCACCCCACCAGGAGACACCGTGACCGAGCCCACCGCACCCGCCCTGTTCCTCCCGAAGCCCAGCACGCCCGTCGACCCCGACTTCCGCGAGACGCTCCAGGGCGGCCATGCCCTGGTCCTGGAGCACGCCCCCGGGCATGCGCTGGTGATCGAGTACGGGGACTGCGAGTTCTGGTTCTCGTGCCAGTGCAGCCATCGCCTGCCCATGCCCTCCCGCCCGAGCGCGTCCTTCGTCGCGCCCATGGAGCGGCTGATCGGACACACCCCGGACAGCGGGCACCCGCTGGTGCCGCACTGCCAGTGCGGTGAGCGCCTCGGCCGCCCGTTCCTGGCCGACGCCCTGAACGTGCACCTCGACCCGGCCCTGACCCGCTGGGAGCAGCACTCGATGAGCCTCAGCACGACGGGAGTCCAGCGATGACCGAGCACCTGACCGATGAGCAGCTCGCAGCCGCAGCCCGGAAGGCCGCCGTCAGCATGGTCGGCGGACTCGCCCCCGGCTTGACCGGCCTGAACATCGCCGCCGAGATCGCCGAGAAGGTCACCGCGCCCTACGCCGCCGAGATCACCCGCTTGCGCGCCGCCCTGGCCGAGTACACGCATCCCGTCGCGACCTGCTCCAACTGCCACCACCTCGCCCCGTGGCACGTCGGCAGCCTCGGCAAGACCGAGCGCCCCTGCACTCAGCACGCATGCGGCTGCACCGACCTCGCCACCGCGCCCGCCGCCGCCCCGTGCGCCTGCACCACGGAGCCCGTCCACCAGCACGGCTGCCCGCGCTTCTGACCCCGGCGCGGACCGCGCCCACCGACCACCTGAGGAGCACCGTGAACCACACCACCGCCGAGCCGACCGGCGTCACCATCGATCTCTTCGCCGGTCCCGGCGGCTGGTCCGAGGGCATCCGCCGCCACCTCGGGATCACCGACATCGGCATCGAGTGGGACCGCTCCGCATGCCTCACCCGCCATGCCGCCGGCCACCTCACCATCCAGGCCGACGTCGCCACCTACCCGACCCGGCACATGGCCCACCTCCTGCGCGGCCTGATCGCCTCACCGCCCTGCACCCTGTTCTCCTCCGCAGGCAAGGGCACCGGGCGCCGCGTCATCGACCTCCTCGCCGACGGCATCCGCCGGTTGTTCCGCGGCGACGACTGCCGTGGCGAAGTCATCGCCGCGATCCACCCCGTCGCCCTGGCCGAACTCCGCGAAGCCAACGCCAAGAAGGCACCCGAGAAGCAGCGCACCGACACCCAGCTGGAAGCCGCAGCCGGCACGGACGCCGCCTGCGCCGCCCTGGTGATGGAGCCCGCCCGCTGGATAGCCGAACTCCTCGCCGCCGACGGGATCCTGGAATGGGTCGCCCTGGAGCAGGTCCCCGCCGTCCAACCGCTGTGGGATGTCTACGCCGAGGAACTCCGCCGCCTGGGCTGGTCCGCCTGGACCGGGAAGCTCAACTCCGCCGACTACGGCGTCCCGCAGACCCGCACCCGCGCGATCCTCATCGCCTCCCGCACCCGGACCGTCCAGCCGCCAGCCGCCACGCACTACGACCCCCGGCGCGAGAACGCCCTCGCCGACATCGGCCAGGACTCCCTGTTCGCGCCCGAGCTGCCCCGCTGGGTGTCCATGGCCCAGGCCCTCGGCTGGGCCGCCGAGCAGACCGTCAACACCCGCGGCGACCGCAAGACGTCCGGAGGCAACGAGTTCTCCGCCGACCGGCCGTCGTGGGCGCTGACCGAGAAGACCCGCTCCTGGATCCTGCACACCAACCGTGGCCACTTCCGGGCCGACGGCGAACGCCAGTTGGTGAACCCGGAGTCCCAGCCCGCGCCCACGGTGACCACGAAGACCGGCGAGCAGTGGACGCTGCGCAACGGCAACCAGCCCCGGGCCGCTGTTCGTGAGGCTGACGAGCCCGCCCCGACGATGACGTTCGGCAACAATGCGGCCCGCGTCGAGTGGGTGCTGCGGAACAACACCAACGCCAACGCCTGCGTCCGGGCGATGGACGAGCCCGCAGGCACCCTGTTCTTCGGGCATCGGGGCAACGACGTGTCCTGGGTGCTGCGCTCCGGTCAGTCCGTCGCCGGCGAAGGTCGAGCCGAGCGCAGCCAGGACGAGCCGGCCGTGACCATCACCGGTCGCGCGGATCTGTGCGCCTGGACGCAGGAGCGGCCGGCGACCACGGTCTGCGCCACGAACCGCATCGCCCCACCCGGCCACCGTGACCGCGACCCGGGCGGCGAGTCCCAGTTCGCCAGCCCGGAGACGGTCCGCATCACCGTCCAGGAGGCCGCTGTCCCGCAGTCCTTCCCTGGCGACTACCCGTGGCAGGGGACCCGCACGAAGCAGTTTGAGCAGGTTGGGAACGCCGTCCCGCCGCTGCTCGCCGCCCATGTCGCGTCTGCCGCGTCCGGCATCCCCATGCCCGCCTGACCGCCGTCCCGACCTTGGAGCTGTCCGTGTCCGACACCCCCGACCGCGAGATCCGCCGGCGCGCCCATCAGCTGGTCGCCGCGGCCATCCGAGACGGCCTCAACATGTGGGAACTCGACCGCTACTACCCGGACGCAGAGGACCAGGAACGCCTGGCCGTCCAGCTGGAGACCATCGCCCGCCGCCTGGAGAAGCTCGGCGAACCTGCCTGACCCCACCCCCCATCGCGCCCGCTGCGGGCGCATGAACCCCAAGGAGCCCGCTGTGCCCGAGCCCGCTGACTGGCCGTTCGGTACCGACGCCGACCGCGACGACCCGCTGACCGCCCTGCGCGTCGCCGTGACGTCGTCGCACCCGGACTGGTGCTACATCACCTCGTTCGACCGCGAGTCCCCGGTGCGCCCGACCGATGCCGAGGCCGCGATGCTCGGCTCGTTCAATGAGGAGTACATCGCCTACTGGTACAACGAGCGCTACAAGGCGAAGTTGGCCGAGCGTCTGCTCGATGTGGACGGCGGCGCGAACGGCGTCACGTTCATCAAGTACGGCGAGGACGACTGGGGCTATCGGCGGCGCACGTGGACGATGGGGCCGAGGTACGTGCCGCAGTCGCCCCGGTTCGCCGACCGGCAGGTTGGGCCGCTGTCGCTGGCCGACCTGATGGGTCGCATCCACAACCACGGGGACGACAAGCCGTCGAAGCGGTGGACGGACTGGGTCGCCGCTCACCCCGGCGTGTTCCCCGCCGTTGCCGCTGGGGCCGACCAGTGACCGCCCGCGACTTCGGCCACGAGCCGCTGCTGATCAATGAGCAACGGTGTGGTGGCTGCGAGGTCTGCGGCGACACCGAGGAGCAGGAGATCTGCGTCCGTTGCACCGTGCATGCGCGACGCGCCGTCCGCTGGCCCTGCGCGACCGCCGTGGTGCTCGGGCTGGCCAGCAGGAGCGAACAGTGACCGCACGCGATGACCTGCGAGTCCCGTTCGCCCTCGCCGTGGCCATGGCCCACCAGCCGGTATCGATGGTCGACGAATGCCTCGACGAGTACGAGGCCGCGCATCGCGCCGAGGTGCTCAACGAGGCCGCCGACTGGCTGACGAAGAAGTACGGCGTGACCAACCGCGCCGCTGGAGACCTGCGCCGCATGGCCGCCGACCCCACCGCCCCGACCGAGAGCAAGGACTGACCATGACCGACCTGCCCACTCTCCGCGCCGCCGCCTACCGCTACCTCGACGCCGGCCACGACGGCACGACGCCGCGCCGCTGGCGGACCGTCATCACCGACAGCGAGTCCCTCACCGGCTACGGCCCCGTCTGTCCCGACCCGGGCCATCCCGGCATCCCCGACATCGGCATCGACCGCGACGAGACCGGGGTGTATGACTGCTGCCCGCCGATCACTGAGACGTACTCCGAGGGCGTTGCCACGTACATGGTGGAGCTACTCAACGCCGACGCGATTGCCGCCCTGGACGCCGACCGGATGCAGCGCTACGAGGCTGCCATCGCCGCGGTGGCCGTGCAGGCTGCCGAGTGGGCCCGGCTTACTCCTGCCGATCCCGTCCTGTCGGACGTTGGGCGGCAGATCCTGCACCTGCTCGCCGCGCCCGCCGCTGTTGTCGTCGCGCCGGTCGAGGACGGCGAGCAGTGACCGGGGCGGAGGTGCCCGAGCCGCCTGAGGTGTTCGTCAGCGCCTCCCGCTTCACCGTGACGTGCATCCCGGCCGACAGTGCACCCGATGCCCACGTCTGGGCCCTGCACGTCGAGCAGAAGCGCGACGGGAAGTGGGTCGTCACCGACGGCTTCGGCTACCTCAATGGCGACCTGACCTTCGAGGACCGCCCGTACTTGCAGTGCCTGTTCGACCTGGATGCGGCTCTCGCGCTGGCGAAGGAGGCGGCGCCACTGATGATCATCAACGGGCGCACCGTCCCGCAGGCCCTGGCGCTCGCCGCCAAGTGGAAGGAAGACCATGCCTGAACCCACCCTGCGTGCCCGTCTCGCCGCCGTGCTGCGTAAGGCCGCGTTCTTGTGCGACGGCTGCTGCGACCTGGCCGACGAGGCCGCGTGCGATGCCGCGCACCCGATCCAGCCCACCGTGCTGCACTTCGGTGTCGTGGCGGACATCGCCGGGCCGGTCGACGCCATCGCCGAGGCGGTGATGGGCGAGGTCCAGGGCGACGTCGACCGGCTGCAAGAGCGTGCGGAGAAGGCCGAGGCCGAGCTCGCTGGCGCGCGGGCCACGATCGATCACATGTCCAATGCCATGAGTTGGATCGCGGGCCACGACCGGCAGGGCCTGGACCACCTGGAGGAAGCCCAGTACGAGGCCCATGCGCGGGAGGCTGCCGTGGTCCAAGCCCGCCGCTGGGCTGTGCGCGCACGGGCCGCAGAGGCTGCCCTTGCTCCGGTCCGGGCGGTCGAGTCGGATGACCTGCACGGCTGGTACGCGGCCATGGACGACGACGCGCCCACCCCGGCCGCCGAGGACGTGATCGTCATGCCGTGCTTCTCCACCCTGATGCGGAGGTTCGGCGGCGAGCCGATGCACCCGCACTCCGCCCACGACTGGGCCCCGCAGCCGGGCATGACGCCCGTCCGCTGCCCCGGCACGACCACCACCCAGGAGTCCTGACATGCCGATCACCCGTGTCCGCCGCCTGCCCACCGAGAACGACGCCGTCCGCTGGACCGGCAGCAACTTCGCCGAAGTCGAGGCGTTCCTCGGCAAGGACTTCGCCGGATACCGCCACTGGTTCGACCACGCCACGAAGGCGCCCTCACTCGACCAGACACCGCTGCTCCTGCTGCACACCATGGAGCACCGCAACGAGCCCTTCGCCGCACCACCCGGCAGCTGGCTGCTGCGGGGCGTCCTGGGCGAGCACTGGGCCGTCGACGCTGAGGTGTTCGCCCGGACCTACGAGCCGCTGGAGGCCGCCCGATGATCGCCACCATCCTCGCCCTGCTCCTGGCCCTCGCCTGCCCGACGCCGGCCAGCACCAGGAGGAGCCGTGACCTGCTACTGCCGCCACTACCGGTGGCTGTTCGTCGCCGCGCCGATCCTGTTTGCCGCGGTCGAGCTGCTGATCAAGTTCGTGGCCGCAAACTTCTGGATGGCGTCGCTGGGCCTGGTCCCGCTCTTCACCTTTCAGGCCGGTCTTATGCTGCGGTCCGAGCATCAGCGGCACCTCGCGCTCCCGGAGTCGGTCGTCGACTGCGCTCACTGCGGGAGGCGTATCCGGGACGGCCTCAGCTTCAAGCACACCAACGGCCCGATCGTGCAGCATTTCCACGGCGACCGCCCCGACTGCCGGGCCGCATCGGAGGCGGCGGCCCGCGAGCCCGCGTTCCCCGGCGGGAGGGGCTGTGCGCCTGGCTGCTGCCCGATCTGCGGCATGGACGACCTGGCGGGCCTGGAGCCGTGCTGGGGCGGTCTGATGGCGCACCAGGACTGCGCGGAGTGGCTCGACGAGGAACCGCGACTGGATCGGGAGCAGCAGCGGGAGCAGGTCCACCACTTTCCGTCGCACGGGCCTGCCACGCGCGGCGGCTACCCGGCGGGCAACGTCCCGGTCGAGGACCTCCCGCCGATCCCGGAGGCGTTGATCCAGCGCAGCCCGGTCGAGGCGTACCGGGCTGCGCGACAGGCCCAGAAGCAGGAGCTGAAATCCATCCGCGCCGAGCTGGATCGGATCAGCGCGCGGGGCGACGGGCTGCGGGCGCTCCGCGCTGACCTGGATCGAATGCAGGCGGAGCTGGCAGCGCGCCCACCGCTGGCCCCGTGAACCATCGAAGGCGGTCAGTCCCACTCCGGGGCTGGCCGCCTTCGTCGCGCGGTCACAGCGGCATGATCCTCCCGGCGGCGGTGAGTGCCGCCTCGACCTCCACGAACTGTGCCCGCAGCGCGCTCAACCGTTCGGCTTCGGCGGTGTGGGCGGCGAGGTACGGGGCCAGTTCGGCCGGTCCGAGGACGGGGCCGTACACGTCGCGGGTCTCCCGGTAGGACTCCCGCAGCGACTCGATCATCCGATCGATCACGAACACGGACTGCCCGACCAGCTCCCACGGCCGGCGCCGCAACGCTTCGACGCGCCACTCCTCCGCGGGCAGGGCCTCCCGGACCCAGGCGATGACGCGGACGGGCAGGTCGGGGTCGCTGGGCGGGGGCAGGCGCTTGGGCCAGTTGTGGGGTTGGATTCCGCGACGTCGTTCGGGCATGTGTTCGATTATGCGACTACGGGGAGGAACGTACCACCCAGCCCACCAGCCACGACGTGACGACGCCCCTGCCGCAGCAGCAGGGGCGTCGGCGGTGCAGTCCTACACGGAGGAACCAAACGCGGCGACCTCGATGCTCTTCCGCCCGGTCTCTCGCAGCACCCGGCCCAGCATCGTGGTGGCGGACTGGCCCTCGCGCATCTTGTCGTCGGCGAGACGGATCAGCGAGCGTCGCCCGGCGGCCGGCGCGGTCTTGGTCTTGAAGTTCGTGTCCATCGTGAGTCTCCTCGGTCGTGGGCCGGTCGGCCCGTTGATCACAGCCGGGTGGGCTGCGAGTCCGCCCCGGAGGCGGAAGTCATGGGTGTTGCCGGGGTAGGCGGCCCGGTCGGCAGCATCTGCCAGGGCCCGTGGTCGGCGTGGCCAGCCGGACCGATACAGCGGTCATCCATGCGGTACGGGCCGTCCCAACGCCGCCGGACGTAGCCGCACTCGCCGACCAGCTGGCGGCCCTCCGTGGTCTGCTCGTCTGCCCAGACGACGCGGGCCAGCTTGCCGTGCGTCATCTGCGCGGCGGTCTCCGGGCTGCCCCAGGTGGCACCCAGGTAGTGGTTCCGGTTGCGGATGGACACGGTCCCGTCTGGCCACTGCACGCCGTCGTGGGTGATGACGGAGCCGTCCGAGGCGTCGAGCCAGATCACGAACAGGCGCGACTCAGTCACTTCTGCCTCCCAGCCAGTGCCGCGGCCTCGGCTGCCGCGCACGCCTTGCACACGTCCTCGACGAAGCCACCCGGCAGCGGGTTGAGCTGATCGCGGGTGCAGTAGTCGAAGCACAGTGCGCACATGACCCGGCCGTCCGTGAGCCGGTCCAGGCGCGTCCACGTCCCGCCGTCGGCGAGCTCCACGGTCAGGAAGTCTGCGGGCTCGGTCACGTCTCCTCCTTCGGCGCGGCCCACGTGCTGCCGGGTTGCTGCGGGAAGCAGATGCTGTAGCCGCCGGGGTAGTGCACCCACCGTGGCGGTCGTGGGCCTCCCATGGCGGGCTCGGCCTTGTCTTCGATCTCCCGGTCGCACCAGCGGCAGTGCTCCGGCCGCCAGCCGACGATCAGCCGGGCAAGTTGCAGGACGCTGTCGCTGGTCGCGTCCTCGATCACGCCCTCCTCCTGCACGCACTCCGCCACCGAGGCGACGACCGTGGCCAGGGCCGCGTTACAGGACTGAGGCAGGCCGGACGGGCGCTCGCGGAGTTCCCGCACGGCGGCGGTCAGGACTTCGAGATCAGTCACAGCTTCACCCACCCAGCGCGCGGGCCTTTGAGGCGCGCACCCATGTCCCCGTGCTCGCCGTCGACCGGGCGCAGGTCCTCGCGGCTGCGGTCGTTGGCCAGCAGTTCCAGCGCTTCCCGAAGCGACGGGAGACTCACGGCGATCATCGCCTTCTCCTTCTGGCGGCTCTCCTTCGCGTCGACCTCCGTGTACTTCTCGACGGCCACGAACACCGTGTCGTCGACGACGGCCAGCGTGAGGATCTGGTCGGGTGGCCGGGCTCCGTCGAGGCAGTCGGCGAGGCTGATCTGAAAGACGGCCATCAGGTCTCCGTGGTCTCAGGCAGCAGCAGCGCCAGGTAGGCGCGGACACGCTCATCCCGGCCGCACTGGCAGGCGGCGCTCGTCCCCCGGCGCGGGCAGTCGTAGCCGCCAGCACCGTCGTCGACGAGACCGTGCGGCTCGGCGAGCATGCGGGTGACGAGGGTGCGCAGCCGGCCGACCCGCGCCAGCGTCGTAGCGGGATCCTGTCGCGCGGCGTGCCGGAACTGGGCCCGCAGACCCCAGCCCTCGGCGTCGGAATGGTCGGAGCCGTCCTCGCACACGACACCCCAGTAGCCCGAGGTCACCTGCGGCGGCCGGGGCAGTCCCGGGCGCAGGGCCACGAGCAGCTCCACGTCGCCCTGGTAGTCCGACGCCACCCACTCGTCACCGTCGGGGGCAGGCGTCCAGTGGCCGGGCGTGCCGACGACGGTGTCTCCGCTGGCTTCTCGGGCGAGGCTCTCGTCCTTGTCGAGCTGCTTTCGGATGGCGTCGGCCAACTCTGCGATCGAGGCGGTCACTGGCTGGTCTCCTTCATGGCGCTGTGCTGCAAGCAGTGGGCGCAGTCGACGTTCGTGTTCTCGGGCAGTTGGGTGTCGTCCGGGCTGAAGAGGATCCGGCAGGCGGTCATGCCTGCTCCGTCGACGTAGAGGCCGTGGGTGTAGGCGGCGTGCACGATCCGGCCGCTGGCGAGACGGACGCGCAGCGGGAAGTCGCGAACCGGCGGCGGCTTGCGGCTCACAGGTCGACCTCCGTGAGCATCGCAGCGACGGTCAGCGCCATGGCCTGGTATTCGCCGCCGGACAGGGTGACGGTTCCGCCGCGCTCCAGGATGCCGACCGCGTTCGGGCCCAAGGTGATCTTGACTTCCCGCAGCGCGGCCTCGATCTTCGCGGCCATCTCGGTCAGCGTGAACGATGTCGTCCCGATCGACATCTCGCCGTCGACGTCCAGGTACGTCCCAAGCAGGCTGATCCGGGGCTCGGGCCGGGCCGACTCCGGGGCATGCGCGCACAGGCCCCACGCGAAGGTGTGCTGCCAGGGCTTGTTGCGGGGACGGCAACTGGACGAACTGCAGCCGTCGAAGTCCTCGGGAGCGGGCACCAGCGGTCGCCTCGCCCCTGCGGTCGGGTCGCCCTGCGGCGGGTTGGCAGCCAGCCGTCGGCGGGCCTCTTCGATGTCCATCGGGTCTCCAGGGTGAGGGTCAGAACAGGGCGGAGTCGTCGGTGCGCGCCGGAGCCTCAGCGCCAGCCAGGCACCAGCACCACTCCGCCTGCGGGAAGCGGTCCCGATGCTCGGGGTGGTGCCATTCCCGGGAGCGGTGGGACACGTCGCCGGGGCATTCGGCCATCTCGGTGCACGAGGTGCTCTTGTCCAGGTGGACCGTCATGTGGCCGCCGCAGTAGAACCGCCGCTTGTTGCCGGTGGCCTTGGCCCAGCGTTCGTCGTAGCGGACAGCGGAGCCGCTGCAGGAGTTGCGCTGGTGGAAGATTACCGAGCCGTCGGGCAGGTCGGGGCGGATCAGGTTCGGGCCGGTGAACACGATGGCCTTCTGCCGCCGGGTGATCGGTTCGCGGCAGGCGTGGCAGCAGCCCGGCATGATCGCCATCTCTTCGGCCATGCGCTCCGCCGCCCGTGCCATGACAGCGTTGGTGTGGACTTCCCGGCAGGGCGGCAGTTCACCGCACAGGCGGCACACCCAGTAGTGCTCCGGGATGACATCCCAGTGGGCGTCGGCAGGGCCCATCAGGTGCAGCGGCTTGGCGGTGGGCTGGTCGATGTCCTGGAGGACGACGACCATCGGCCGCCGGTACCAGGTTGCCGGGTTGGGCATGTTCGCCTCGACCCACATGTCGCGGAAGCGCTCGGGCCAGTCGGTCTGATCGCGTTCGCGGACCTCGACTACGCGGTACGGGCGGCGCTCCCAGACGGTGATCTGACCGACTTCGAGGCTCTTGTAGGTGTGGTAGCCGGTGCCTTGCTGGGGTGTCCACTTGTCGGGGTCGTAGCGGATGAACACGGCACTGCCTTCCGGTATCTAATGGTTCGTCACATTATCTCGCGGTTTGCCCATGATCGGGCGGCTTTACCGGAGTTGATCAGGTCGAATCCCGCAGGTCAGCCTGGGTCGCCCCGCTCGGCATGATCCGCTCCAGCACCCAGTCCGCCACCCACGCCCCGGCCGCCGACAACACCGCCAGCACCCCGACGAACATCCCGGCCGCCGTCCACCAGCGGCCGTCCATGCCCGACGCCACCATCACCACCGCCGCGACCGGCAGGTTGACCGCGGTGACGACCATGGCCGTGCAGAGGATCACGGCGCGCTCCGACAGGTAGACCGTCACTCGCTGCCCCCGTCGAGCGTGTAGAACACCCGCCGCCCGCCATCCACCGCCCGCCACCCACGCACGACCCGCCCACGCTCCTCCAGGCGCCCCAAAGCCGCGTACACCGCACCCGGCCACCCGCCGACACCCTGCACGATGTCGTCGCCCAGGCAGCCGCCCGGGTGGGCCGCCAGCCACGCCACAATGCGGGCCTCGCGGGCCTGCTGACGGCGGACGGTGAAACGGGTGAAGGCGATCACTGCGCACCTCCGCGGCAGTCCATGTGCCTCAGCCCGGGCTCCCCGCGCCACCACGGCCCACGCGGCCCGTTCCAGGTACCGAGGTTGACCGGACGCGCCTTCGTCGACCGGCCGCCGCACTCCGAGCAGCGCGTCAGCAGCCTGCGCCGGGCCTCCTGCAAGGGCCCGACCTGCACACGCCAGTGATGGACGTGGGCAACCCACAGGCGCGACCGGCGCCAGGTGCCGTCGGCCCGCTGGGTGCGTCGCCCGCAGACGGTGAGGCTGTCGTGGCCGCCGGGCTCCCGATGCCACACCGTGATCATGCAGGGCCAGTACAGGCCGCGACCGGCGACCACGGAGTACGTGCCGCCGAACCTCCAGCGGACGCCCTGACGGGCGGCCAGCTCGGTCTTCCAGGAGTCCTGCCTCGGCCACGGGCGGCGGATCTCGAACGCGACAACCAGTGGATCATGCATGGGCGCCGTCCTCGGCGAGGAGTCCCACGATGCCCCGGGCCTCGGGCGGGTCAACCTTGACCGAGCCCGTCAGGAACCGGTAGTAGGCGGCGTCCAAGTCCACGGCGGCCATGACCTCCAGGATCCCCGTGGCGTGCTCCCGGGCGTCCTGACAGGTCCACTGGCCCATCTGCTCACCGTTGATGTACAGGGCGAGGAACGGCTCCATCTTGGCGTTCACGCCCGGCTCCAGGCGCAGCGGCGCGGTCGCAGCGTCGTCCAGCGGCGGCCGGTCCGCGCGCAGGTCCCCGACGCAGGCCAGGTCCAGCGCCATGCCGACCTTCCCGGCCAACTGCCTAATCACCAGGGCGTCGTGCTCGGCCTGGGCTGCTGCCGTGAGGACGGTGCTGGCCCAGGCGATGCCCTGGTCGCGGTTCAGGGTGCGGGCCGTGTCGCCGTCGAGGTGGATCGTGGCGACGTAGGTTCGGCCGTCGGGGGCCAGGTCGGACACGATGCTGATCACCGCGTCTGGTTCGCGGCGGGGCTTGGGCTTCGGGCGGCGCTTGGTCATGCGGGTGGTCCTTTCGTTGGCCCGGCGGCCGGGCGGAGAAGGTTAGGAGGTGCGCTGGGCTGCGAGGCTGCGGGCGATGTCGGCGATCACGTCGGCCTGGGTATCCACGCGCTTCCGCTCGGCCTCGTAGTCCCGGCGCAGCGCCCGACTGTCCTCCGCGCCGTGGTAGTACCGCATCAGCGAGTCGAGGAGCGCGCGGGCTTCCTCGCCGCCGAGGGTGATCGACGGCTCGACGTCGGCGCTGCCCTCGGTGATCTCCTGCATGGACGGCTGACCGCCGGGCCGGTGAAGGTACCGGCCGCCGGGGCCCTCGTTGAGGATGAAGACGCGGACGCCGTCGCCGAACGGGCCGTCCGTGACGTGAACGTTGATCATGGCTTACTCCAGCGTGGTCGGGGTGGTTGCTGCCTGGCCGGCGCGACCAGGCAGCAAGCGGGCGGGGTGGGTCAGCCTCGGCAGGCGGTGAGCAGCCACGCGGGCCGCTCCTCCAGCGGCGTGAGGCCCAGCACGGCCAGTGCGGCGCGGAGCCTCTCGTCGGCCTCCGCGTTGGCCTCGGCCGCCAGTACGGCCGGGTCGATGACCGTCAGCTCGCCCAGATAGGCCGAGTGCTTCTTCGCGGACAGGAACAGGTCCCCGAACTGGTAGCCGCCGTGCTCGAACTCGACGCCGATCCTGGCCTCGGCGTCGCGGCGGCGCTGACGCCACGCGTCCGGGTCGGCGTCGAAGTCGCCTTCCTCGTAGCCGACGGCGGCCATCAGCCGCTCCTCAGCCTTGTCCTGGAACTCGTCGTCCTCGCCGAGCCAGTCGAGATTCAGGCCCCACAGGTCGCTGTCCTTGGGGTGGATCTCCTTAACCTGCCAGCCGTCCTCGTCGGCGCGCAGACGGTAGCCGTAGATCAGCTTCGCGGTGGTGCTCATTCCCATGGTGATCTCCGATCGGTGAGGGCGGGTCAGGTGTCGGGGCAGCTGTGCCCGTCGCAGCTGTTGCAGTGGTGCCAGGCGAGCGGGTTGCCGACGAAGGCGGCTGCGGCGAGCGTGGCGCGGGCTGCGAGGGCGGCGAGGAACTCGGGGCGGAGCATCAGCGCGCCGGGTTCTTTGGTCATCTCGGCGTTGATCTTGCGGATGAGCGGGTTCAACTCCGACAGGTCCAGGTCGTCAGGCATCGTCGGCGACCTCGGTCCACTCGCCACCGGGAACGTCCCGGTGCAGCAGTGCGACGCAGGCCCACGACGGGTCCTTGACGAAGAACTCGGCCCCCTGCCGGGACTTGCAGGTCAGCACGTTGCCGTTCTGGGCACGCGCACCCCACAAGCAGGCGTCATCGCGCCGCTGCCGGGCCTCGTCGACGTGGTTGTTGTGCAGGTCGACGGCCTCCTGCGTGCCAACAGTCTCGGCCCAGATCTCGACCGCATCGAAGTACCGGTGGTACAGGTCGCGCAGGTCGTCGCCGTCCACCGGCAGGCCCGTGTCCTCGAAGTCGGGGCTGTAGTTCTCGGCGGCGTACTCGTAGCCCTCGTTCTCGACCTTCCAGACGAAAGCGACGAACTCCAGCCAGTCGTAGTCGGACAGGCCGGTCGGGTTCTGGATGTCGGACATGGTCGGGCCCTCCTGGCAAGGGCTGAGGTTGGAGTGGGCGTCACGGCCGCAACCGCAGCGGACACCGCCAGGGCCGTAGGTGATCGCGGCGTCGAGGTCAGGCATCCTCGGCCTCCTCGACGTAGCCGCTGATGGTGCGGTACAGGTCGGGGTTGCTGAGGCAGGCCTCGATGACCGTGGACAGGATCCAGCTGTCCTTCGGGAAGTCGTCGCCCTTGGGGTGCCTGGTGCCCTGGACGTAGCCCATGACGGCGGCTTCCTTCATCAGCACCCGCTCCCGCTCGGTGAAGGTGCCGAAGCGTTCGGCTGCCTGCTGGCGGCGTTCGGCCGCACGGTTGGCGAAGAGGGTGAGCAGGGCGTCGGGCAGCGGCGGGTCGACGGCGGTGGGTTCGGGCATCAGCCGGCCGCCTTCGCCACGGGCTTGCGGTCGCGTGCGCCTTGGGCGACGCCGATGGCGAAGTTGATGCCCGCCACGCGCGCGGGGTCGGGGGCGATCCGCAGTGACGTCAGCAGGGTGTCGAGGACGTCGTTGATGCCGTCGGCGCGCACGTCGGCCAGGTACGGGGCGAGGGCGGCGTTCATCTCGGCGTCGGTGCCCTGCATGGCCTGCCACACGGCGAGGATCTTGGGGAGGGCGATGGCGAACGCGTCGGTGTCCCACTCGCCCTTCCGCAGCCGGGACTGGCACTTGGCGGGCCAGGTGGAGCAGGCGCAGGCGCGGTCGTGGTAGTAGTCCGCGAGCGTCTGGTTGCCGACGTCGATCAGGGCTTCGAGGGTCGCGGTGGGGAGGTCGAGAGGGTCGGCGGGCTCAGACATGAGGGTGATCCTTTTGGGATAGTTTGTGTGGGTTTATCATCTCATCCTGACGCATGATCAGGTCAGGGAACGGCCCCATCCGCCCCGCCAAAACCGCACGCCGGAGAGGGCGGTGGGGCAGGTCAGCCCTGGGCCGGCTCGTCCACGACTGCAATCTGGAAGCCGTAGCCGTAGTAGAACGGGTTGCCGCTCGACCAGCCCACGGTCAGCTCCAGCACGTCGCCCATGTCCGCGTAGATGTGCCAGCGCGTGAACTCGTCCGTCGTGCCGACGCCGGTGATGACGTGGTCGATGCGCTCCGGGTGCAGCAGGAACGCCTCCAGCTCTGTGAACGCGCAGCAGTCGTCGGTATCGACGAGGAAGACCCGCTTGCCGCTGTCGAGCGTCAGAGCCGTGCCCCGGCCGCGCCAGCTGTTCGCCGACTCCGGGATTACGGCGTCCCTCTCGATCATTACGATCCGGTGCCCAACGACCGCGTCAGCGAGCGCGCTGACGTTCCTCGGCATCGTGCCGTCGTCGACCTCGTCGGACAGGGTCTCGATCTCGTAGCTCACTGCTTCGGACATGGTGGGACTCGCTTTCGGTTGAGGGTTGATCAGACGAGCGTGACGAGCCGGGCGTAGTGGCCCTGCTGCTCGAGGTCGACTTCGCGTCCGCGCGGCCCGTTGCGGTTCTTGCCGACCTCGAGGTGGCGGACGCCGTTGTCGGGGCCCGGGTTGGCGGGGTCGTCGGGGATGTCCTTGGAGATCAGCAGGATCACGTTGGAGTCCTGCTCGATCTGGCTGGAGTCCTTGAAATCGGACACCAGCGGCTTGCGGCCGACCTGCCCCCGGTTGAACTGGGCCAGTGCCATCACGGGGACCTGGAACTCCATGGCGAGGAGCTTCAGGCCGCGCGAGATGTCGGCGACTTCCTGGGTGCGGTTCCTCGAGCCCGGCCCCTCGGGTGCGATCAGTTGGAGGTAGTCCGCGACGACGAGGGCTGGCGGGTTGCCCGTGGAGTGCATCCACCGGACCCGGGCGCGGATCTTGGACAGGGACAGGCCGGGTGAGTCGTCGAGGATGAAGTTGGTGGCGTTGCGGAGCCGGTCGGCGACCTTGGCGATGCGCTCCCAGTCCGGTTCGATCAGCTTGCGGTTGACGAGCCTGGACAGGTTCACGCTGGCTTCGGCGGCGGTGAGGCGGGCCAGCAGTTCGGTGCCGCCCATCTCCATGGAGGCGACGAGGACGGGCCGGTTGCGGCGCAGTGCCACGTGCGCGGCGCAGTTGAAGCCGAGGAGCGACTTGCCGCCGGAGGTCTCCGCGCCGACCGCGATCAGGTCGCCGGGCTTGAAGCTGGTGACCTCATTCAGGTCCTTCCACGGGGTGTCGAGGGCGTTGGGGTCCTCGCCTGCCTCGAGCTGGTCGATGAAGTCGTCCCACCGCTCCCCTACGGACAGCTTGGGTGCGTCCTTGGGCGAGCCGAGGATCAGGGCTTGGAGGTCGGCGATGGTGGTGTCGAGGATGTCGTCGGGGTTGTCGCGCTCGAGGCTGCGGCGGACGGTGCGGGCGGCGATCTCGTAGATGCGGCGGAGCTTGGCGGTGTCGCGGACGATGCCGGCGTACCAGTCGGCGTTGGCGCTGACCGGCACAGCGGCGACGAGGCGGTGCAGGTATTCGCTGCCGCCGATGCGGTCGAGCTCTCCGACTTTGAGGAGCTGCGCGCCGACGGTGATCGGGTCGGGTGTGATGCCGGGTTGTCCGTGGACTTCGAGGATTGCGGTGTGAATGGTGGCGTGGGCGGTGCGGTAGTAGTCGCCGGGGCCGGCGAGGGTGTCGGTGGCGTCGTCGATGGCTCGTTCGCCGAGGAGCATGCTGCCGAGGAGTGCCCGTTCGGCGGAGAGGTCACGCGGACGCGGGTCCTCTTCCTCGAGGTGCTCGGGCTGGTCGTTCATGCGGCGGCGTCCTTGGTGTGGTCGGGGTGGCAGGTTCGGCATGGCGCGGAGCTGCGGAATCCGTCGGCGTCTTCGGTGGTGCGACGCCGGGTGGCGGGGTTGCAGTCCTCGTCCTCGCACCACGGGGTGGTTGGGCCGCCGGGCGAGGCGCGGGTCTTGGCGGTGGGCTTCTTGATCAGGTCGGCGATGCGGACGGGCAGGACGGTGATGAAGTTCTTGATCCCACCGGGGTTCTTCGTCAACTCGGTGGCGAGGTCGTCGTCCAAGTCCCAGCCCTGTGCGTGGATGGCTTCCAGGAGCTGCGGGGCGAGCTTGGCGGCCGTGGCGCGTCCGACGGCCCAGGGTCCGGGCAGCGACTGGAGGAAGGTCTCGGCTGCTTGTTGCTGGTCTCCTCCGCCTCCTCCTGGGGTGGTGGAGGCAGGCGGGTCGGCAGGTGCGGAGGTGGTGGTCTCTGGTGGGGTGGTGGTGATGTGGTCGGGTGAGCCGACCGATTCCGCTTCGGATTGGTCGGGTGAGCCGACCACCCCTGGTCGGGTAGGCCGACCGATTTCAGATTTGGGATCGGTCGGGTGAGCCGACCGATTGGTGGTCTCGGGTCGCCGGTGGCCGACTGCTCCACGGAGCCGATACACGCTGGCTCCGTAGCGGCCTTTCTCGCCCTCAACGACTTCCAGTTCTCCGGCTTTCAGGAGCACCTGGATCGCGTCGGTGACGGCCTCGCGGGTGCAGTTCGCCCGCTGCTGGAGAAAGGTCACGGACCCGTAGGCCTTGCATTCTCTGGCGGCCGGCAGAGCCTTGTCGGCGAGGGCCAGCAGCACGAGGCGGCCCACCCCCTTGGAGCTGGAGTGGTTCCACACCCAGTCCATCGCATCAAGGCTCACGTGCTCTTCTCTCGAACGTCGCGTCAGGAGTCGCTGGCCGGGCGCGTCAGTCCGCGAGCATGAACTTGTCGACGGTGAGCTTGTAGGCAGTGGCGAGTTGGCCGAGCGTGGCGAGACTGGGGCGGTTCTCCTGCCGGGTGATCCGGGAGAGGACGCCGGGGTCGACGCCGGAGCGGCGGGAGATTCGTGAGAGGTGCAGCCGGCCGTCGTTTCGGACATCTCCGGCGAGGGTGGCAGCAGCTTGGAGGGTGGCGAGGTTGAGCTTGTAGGTGGCCACAGATGGCCTTTCGATGTGGGTGCGTTTTGGCAGGGAGGTGCAGTGCGAGCACCGTGTGCCGCTACACAAAGCATACCCCATTTGCTGTGGCGCTACAACGAGACTGGTGCGCGGCACCCCCTGGCAGGCGACCGAATTTGGCCACGACCTGCACGAATGTGACCCCGATCAACGACAGCGGGTAGCGCGCACGCTACGATCTGCACGTATTGATGGGCGCGCACACGAAACGGACGGGGCATGAGCGGCGAACACGACGACTTCGCCCGCTGGCTGCGCGAACGCGCCCGCATCGCCGGCTTCGACCTCGACCAGCGCGGCATGACCTCACGCCTCGCCGAAGCCTCCGGCATCGACCCCGCCCAGATGAGCCGAGCAGTACGCGGCCTCAGCGTCCCCGCCATCGAAGGCCAGCGCGGCCTCGCCAAAGCGCTAGGCCTCAAGCTGCCCGAGGTCATGATCCGCGCCGGATCAGCCACACCCGACGACTTCCCGCCCCAGTGGGACCTCGACGACTCCCCGGCCCCGCCGCTCTCCTCGCGGGACATCGAGAGCGTCTACCTGACCATGTACGCGTCCCGCTTCAGAATCACCGACCAGGACACACGGCGCTTCATCCGGATGGTCAAGGCGCTCGCCACCGAGCTGGGCCACGGCCACATCGAGGATGAGCAGCCCGCCTCGGACGGCTAGCCTGTCCCCGGCGCGCGTCTGCCAGCGAAGGGACCCGGCGCGCGCCTTCTACACGCCCACGTCCCTCGCCCGGGTGGTTTCACCCGCACCCACCACACCCGGCCGCCCGCGCCCGTACCGTGCCAGGCATGACCGGCATCAGCGCGTTCACCGTTTCGACCGCGGCAGGCCAGCCCACACCACCCTGCCTCGTCTGCGGCCACCCGACCGAGAAGGTCACCGAGTACGCCGACAACGGGCGCGTCGAGGTCCACTACGAGCCGTGCGGGCACCGCGAATGGGTCGGCGGCACACCCCTCCTGGAAATGTGGCTGCTCCTCGCCGCGATCAACGGAGGCGACTGAGCGGGCGCGCCACCGGCGTACCGTGAAGGCCACCTTCCAGTGCGCCCGGCAGGTGGCCTTCACCACCAACCCTAGCCGTCGTCGCCCCAGCGCTCGAACCTGCCGCTAACGTGGAGGCATGCGCCCGGACCGATTCCAGACCCTGCTCGCCAACCACCTCCCCGCATTGCCCGGCATCACCAAAACCGAGACCTTCGCCGACGCCGGACACGACCGCTCCCCCTACGGCCTCGTCATCCACCACGACAACGGGGCTCGCACCTGGTGGCAGATCACCGCCACCTCCCGCCCCGGCGACGTCTACAGCCAGCCCGAAGGCGAACCCGTCACCGGCGAGCGGCAGGCCGAACTGCCGATGCCGAACCTCGCCGGGGAGCGAGTCGACACCGCGGCCGTCGAAGGCGCCATCGCCGCCGTGCTGCTCCAGGCCGACGCTGCCGGGGAGGTCGCCGCGATGCTCCGCTACTCCCAGCGGGAGAACCCCGGTGCGATCAGCCACGGCCTGACCGTCCACTTCCACGACGGATCGAAGATCTTCGTCAACGGCCTCGCCGCCTCCCGCGGATCCGAACCCCGGCCGTCTTCGTACTTCAAGCTCGACGCCCACGTCTGAGGGAGTCACCATGGCACCGAACGGCAAATGCCCCAGCTGCGGGCAGCGCATCGGCTCCAAGCCCGGCCAGCCCACCACCCCGCACAGCCTGCCCGACAACCCCAACAAGGCATGCAAGGGCGGCACCACGCTGCCGCTGTAGCCGAGCACGACGAAGCGCCCGCCACCTCCACGGTGGCGGGCGCTTCTGCATGTCCGGGGCTACTCGGCCGGCGGGTCGGCGGCGACCAGGCTGTAGTAGCGCGCCTCGGACCACTTTGGCGCGCCAACGATCTCGGCACGACCAGCGGCAACCAGTGCCCGCAGCGTGTTGTGGGCCGAGGTTGTCGAGAACCCGCTCTCAAGAGCCAGTTCAAGCGCCGAGAAGCGCCGCCCCCCGTAGCCGTTGAGCACGATTCCAGTCAGGACGGGCGACCCGCATGCGCGCTTGCGGCCCCGGTTGAACACCACGTTGTGCTTCGGCCGCTCGGCGGCAATGGCCTTGCCTTCGGCAAGCGCAGCCTCGCTGCGAGACGGGTACCAGGTGACCTTGTAGCTAGTGACGTTGCGCCACCAACTCCGGTCGGCGTGCGAGTACCAGCGCTTCGCAGGCTCCAGGCATATCCCGATGTACAGGACCTGCCCCTCCCGGTCGAAGAACCGGTAGAGGGCGACCTCCTCGTCATTCGTTCGGTTGATCATCTCGCCGCTGGTTGAGCGCTGCGTCATTCGCGCCGGTCTCTCTCTTGCTGCGGTGGACGCCGTGCACGGGCTTCCGATTCCGGAAGTACTCCTCGATGGGCGGCCACGGGATCTGGAAGTACGGCCCGAGCTTCTTCCACGACTCGCGCGGGACGGGCCAGTTCGGGTCGGTCTTCGAGAGCTGGCTCACGCGCTCCCTCGTCATCGTCTGCGCGTAGCCCAGATCGACGACGCGACGGGCGATCTCAGCGAGGGTCACCAACTCCTGCACCTCCCCTGTGGGTCCGCCGTTTTCGGGCACACCGGTAGTATCTCCCATGACCTTGACCTCAAGTCAATATCAGTGCTTCCATGGGAAGCACGCTCTTCCGACAGAGAGCGACCCCCGTTCCGCGGTTTCTGAGGCGGCGGAACGGGGGCCTAGAGCAAGCCCTTGACCTTGACGGGAAGGCAAGCCCATGGTTTCGCATGGTACAGACGGTGCGATCTCCAGCACAGACCCGACGCGGCTGATCGACTCCGGCTCCCACAGCGTGGCTCTGTCGCTGCCGACCGACTTCGACGTCGACCACGCCCTCGGCGCCTACGGTGACGCCGCCCCGCTGAGCCCCCGCGACTGGCGCGGCCACATCGACCCCGCCTCCATCCCCACCGCGCCGCACACCGCCCCGTCCATGACCGCGCAGCAGGTCACCGAGGCCTTGCGCGGCAGCGACGTCGACGACGGCTGGCACGGCAGCATCGAACGCCCCGCAGCCTGGGCCGCGTTCGGCGACGGGGACGGAGGCAACGCGGCATGAGCTGGGACGCCTTCACCATCACCCTGACCAACGGCACCACCATCACCGAGGCACCCGAGGCCGACGGCCCCGGTGCCCCCGAGTGCGTGTACATCGAGCCCTACGGCGTCGAGATCCACGGCGACCACGCCGACATCGTCACCGACCACCCGCACTACAAGGGCGTCGAGCGCGTCAACCGGCGCCCCGACGGCACCTTCTCCCGGCCGAAGAACGGCGACGGCTTCTCCCGCCGCTACCGCTGAACCCCCCCAGATCGGCCGGGCTGTCCTGCAACCCCCACGCGGGACGGCCCGGCCCCACGACCGACCGAAGGAGCCCCCGATGGACCTGTTCAAAATGCTCCACCCCGACGCCCCCGCCGAGATCGTCGACGGCAACGGCGACACCTGGAAAGGCACCACCGTCCACCCGCCCCGCAACGGCGAACCCATGTACTACAACGCCACCGGCCCCGACGGCTACGCCCTCACCCCCACCGAGATCGCCAACGAACTGGGAACCCGGTGACCAGGGCCACCACGTGCAGCTGCGGAGGCACCAGCTTCCTCACCTCCACCGTCGGCTACACCAAACTCGCCGCCGGGATCCTCACCACCTGCGTCAACATCCGCTTCAAAGGCCGCTGCACGAGCTGCGGAACAACCCACTCGGAGATCGTCGCCCGCAACGTCCCCGCCGACACCGACCCGCTCACGTACTGGAAACAGCACTAGCCGCACCACCCAACCCGGAAGGAGCCCGTCATGGGCCTGTTCAGCCGCCAGCCCAGCAACACCTCGTCCGACGAGAAGCCCTACGCCACCGACGCCCAGATCCGCGAGATCGCCCGCCTCGTCAATGCCGGGGACCACAAGGCCGCCACGAAGATCACCCAGTCGACGGCCGACCCTCGCGGCGCAGCGTTCGAGGCATTCCGCTACATCGACGTCGCCCCGCCCGAAAGCAGCTGACCCAGCCCCCAGAGAGGAGCCCGGCCGTGAACACCAGCCCAACGACCGCACTGATCGCCCTGCTCGCCGTAGCGGCCGGACTCCTCACCGGGTACTACACGCCGGCCCTGATCCCGGGGCTGGTGTTCGGGGTGATCGCCTACGTCGCCGTCGTCCTCGGCGCCATCCGACTCCTCCACCTCAACCGCGACACCACCCTCATCAACACCACCCGCTGCGTCCTCGTCGCCGCCTGCCTCACCCTCCACGCCATCCTCCGCGGCTGCATCGCAGGCCTCAACGCCCTCAACCGCTGGGACATCAACGCCATCGCACGAACGGGAGCATCCACGCCGTGACCGAGGACAAGCCGATGGCCTCACCCGCGACACTGCGCCGCATCGCGCTGGGCACCGTCATCGCCACCATCGCCCTGACCGGTACCGCGTTCTGGCTCTCCTACGAACACCTGCACGACGTCGCCAGGCACTACGGACTCGACGGCAGCCGCGCCTGGGCATGGCCCGCGACCGTCGACCTGTTCATCGTCATCGGCGAAGCCCTGATCCTCAGCGCATCACTGCAGCGCCTGACCGACAGGGCCGCCATCGTCCTGGCCGTCATCGGCTCCACCGGATCCATTGCCCTCAACGTCGCCGGCGTCGGCAGCCACGCCCCCGGCATGACCTACGTCGTTGCCGCCGTGCCACCGTGCGCGGCGCTTCTGGCGTTCGGCGCGCTGATGCGGCAGATCCACGAGAACCTCTCAGGTGGCAGCCGGGCGGAGACTGGCAGTGGCAGCAGTGCGCCTGCCAGCGCACCGCCAGAGCCTGCCAGTCGAGCGGCTGCCAGCGCCCCTGCCACCCCTGCCACTCCCCCGGCTGCCACCCCTGGCAGGACCGTGCCAGAGCCCGGCGCGGCCCCCGCTGGCACGCCTGCCAGCCCGCGGCCCGCCACCCCTGGCAAGGCGCCCGCGGCAGCCGCTGGCACTTCGGACAGCACCCTCGCTGCCGCCAGCGAGGCCCGGGATCTCGACGAGGTCGCCGACACCTACCGCAAGCTCGCCGCAGCCCTCGGCCGCGCCCCATCGGACAAGGCACTCGCCGACGCCCTCGGCGTGGGCCGCTCCCGCGCGCAGCAGTTGCGCTCCGCCGCCGCCGAAGCAGGGCACGCCGATCTGGCCAAAGCGCTCCGGGCGGCATCATGACCGCCCCCAGTGACGTGACGCCGACCCCGCAGCTCTCGAAAACGCTCCGGCCTGCACCGATGCTCCCAGCCGTCACCACGTCACGTCACGGCGCTTCCCTCGCGGGCAGCCTGGAGACGTTCGCCGCCTGGTGCTCCCGACGCCGCTACGAGGCCGCTCCGCTCGCCGGGAACGCCGCCCTGACCGGCATCGCCTGGACCGAGAACCTTTCCGGCGTCGGCCTGGGAACCGGCCTGGCCTACGGTGCGGCCACCGCAGCCTCCGGGGCACTCGCCGGCTTGGCCCTCAAGCACAAGCACCAGCACCTCGCCTCCGCCGGAGCCGGACTGACCGCGATCCTCGCCGACGCCGGCATCAACGCCATGGCCGGCCCGTCGACCGCCGGCCTGATTGCCAGTGCTATTGCCACCGCTGCCAGCTACGCCGTCTACATCCCCTGGTTGACCCGGCACCGGCACGAGCGGTTGGCACTCCACGTCCAGGCCGCCAAGGCTGGCACCCTGGCAGGTGGCATGGGGCTGGCAGCGCAGGCCCCTGGCATCACGGGTGGCAGCGCGGAGGAGACCGCGATCTACCGGGCCCTGGCAGCCCTGGGTGCCACGCCGCTGTCCATCGACGCGTTCCAGTCGAACGCCAGCGGCTGGGTCGCCCTGGTGACCCTGCCGCCGGGCCGGGCCACGAGCCCGGGTGCGGTGTCCGCGAAGCGCGAGCAGCTGCGCACCAACCTCGGTCTGCCCGGACGGCTCACGCTGGGCCAGGGCCCGCAGGGCAACCAGCTGATCATCCGGATGCAGACCGTCGACCCGCTCGCCGACCCCATCCCGTGGCCCGGCCCGTCGATCACCTCCGTGAAGCAGGCCATGACAGTGGGCCTGTTCGCGGACGGCACCCCGATCCTCCTCGACGTCATGGCCGACCACATCCTCGTCGCCGGGGCCACCGACAAGGGCAAGTCGGGTCTCCTCAACGTCATCATCGCCAACCTCGCAGGCTGCCCCGACGTCAAGATCCTCGGCATCGACATGAAGCCCGGCGCCCTGGAACTCGGCCCCTGGCAGGCCGTCATGCACGCCCTGGCCTCCGGGGCCGAGGGTGCCGAGGCCGTCGCGGACTACGTCGTGCGTGAGATGGAACTCCGCGGCGAGCACCTCGCCACCCTGCGCGGCCCGGACGGTGAGCCGGTCCGCAAGTGGATCCCCGGCAACCCCGACGCCGACCCCGACTCGCCCGAGTGGGGCCACGGCGACGCCTGGGTGCTGGTCATCGACGAGCTGGCCGAGTTGGTCCGGCAGACCCCGAAGGTCGCCGACCGGCTCATCACCCTCAACCAGGTCGCCCGCGCCATGGGCATCCGGATCCTCGCCGCCACCCAGTCCCCGTCCGAGCGCGCGTTCGGCGGCAAGGGCACCGACGCCCGCCAGCAGTACGGCACCCGCATCGGCCTGGGCGTCAACGAGTCCGTGACCGTGAACCTGATCCTCGGCGCCGGTGCGCTCGGCGCCGGCTGGCGGCTGCAGGACCTGGACGCCCCCGGCAAGCTGATGATCTCCTCGAAGCGGTACGGGCAGCCGCAGGAAGCCCGCGCCTACTGGATCGGCGACGGCCAGATCGCCGCGACCGCGCGCCTCAACGCCACCCGCAAGGCCGACCCGGACGGAACCCCGCCGGACGGCGGCGGCACGAAGCCGCGGCTGCTGAAGTCCGTGCCCTGCTTCCCTGACGGCTCCGAGATCCCCGCGAACCGGCAGTCCCTGTGGCAGGCCCTGGACCGGCGCGGCGCCGAGGGCGCGACGATCCTCGAACTCCTCGCCGAGGTCGCCGGGACGGGCCTGAACCAGCGCACGTCGATCTCCGACCCGATCCAGTCCTGGAAGGCCCGCGGCTGGGTCGTCGACGGCGGTCGCCGCGACGCCTCCAAGGTCTTCATCCTCGCCCGCCACGCCGAAGCAGCCTGAGAGGCCGTCATGTCCGACTACCTGGATGCCCTTGAGGGCCGCGCCGAGTGGGATCCGGTCGCTGCCGCGCTCGCCGAGGCCGACCGCCAGCGCTTCCTGCCGGTCCCGGTGGAGCGCCTGGCCGCGCCGGCCCCGGTCGTGGTGCATCAGCCCGAGCCGCTGCCCGCGCCCCAGCGCCGCGGCCTGGACCCGTGGGTGGTGCGCCCGCTGGCCCTGGGCGGCTGCGTTGCGCTGTGCGGCCTCGGCGTGGACCTGGCCGGCATGGGCATCCGGGCGGCGGGCCCGTACCTGTGGGGCCTGGCCGCGGTGCTGGGTGCGTTGGCCGCCCTGGTGGCGTTGATCAAGTCGAAGTCGGCGCCGGTGTCCGGCGGTACGAACGTGACGATCCAGGACAGTCGGCACGTCAAAGTCCGACTGTGAGGCGCCGGACCGTCGGCCGCCGGATCTCTGTCTGGACGGGCCGCGTCATCTTCTGGTCCTGCCTGATCGGCACGGTCCTGCATTCCATCCACCACCACTAAGGAGTCACCGTGTCGTTCCGCTTCCGCAAGTCCTTCAAGTTGCTGCCGGGTGTCCGGCTGAACCTCGGCAGCAAGTCGATGTCGATCACGCTTGGCTCCGGTCGGCTGCACGAAACCATCTCGACGACCGGTCGGCGCACCACATCGGTCCGGGTCGGCAAGGGCCTGTCCTGGCGCAGTACCAGCGGCAGCCGACGACGGAGAGGATGATGGCGGCCATGACCGTGCGCCCGTACCCGAGTGTCACCCGCGCCTGCCACCAACTGGAGCGCCACGCCCAGCCGGAGCCCGAGCCGGTGCCGTTGGTCGCGGTGGACTGGGATGCGTTCGCCAAGACCGTCGGCTACAGCAATGCCAGCATCACGCGGGCCTTCGCTCGCCTCCAGGCGGCGTTCACCCAGCGGCCCGTGATCGACGTGACATTGTCGTCACGCCCCGGCTAGCCTGACGGGACCTCAGCTGCCCGCTGACGCATCCCGGAGCCCCGCCGAACGCACACGGCGGGGCTCCGGCGCGTCCGGGTGCAGGTCTGGTGATTCCGCCTCGTCGTGCCCGCCTCGGGTGCATCCTGATCTCAGGCGGGAAGACGCGCCTGCCCCGGCCCCGCCGCATCCCCCGTCGGCGGGGCCGAGGCGCGTCTACGACGCTTCGCGTTCCGGCCGGGGTTCGGCGCGGCCCATCCACCGGTCGTCGCGACCCAGCACCTGCGAGACGCGTCCGCCCGCGACGGGCAACAGGTCGTTGTTGGCGCACAGTTCGGCGAGGAGCTTCTCGGCCGCTTCACGAGTCTTCGCGTGAACCGTCACCATGGTGTCCATGGGCCTATCGTGACGCTCCGTTCGCACGCGTGCACGGCATTCCCGGCAATCCGTCACGCCACGCAGGTCACCCCGCTGATGGTTACACGCAGCGACCGTCACAGGCGCATACTTCAAGCAGCCCCTGCCACTCCTGTCACCCGGGAGCCTGCGTCATGCCCTCAGTCATCCCCCAGCCGTGCCCAGGTCGATGCAACGCCCCCTGGCGGCGAGCCGAAGAAATCGGCGACCCGCACACCCTCCAGCCCATCCCCGGTGAGCCCGTCCACTGCTGGGCCTGCTACTCCACCGCGCACACCCAACTCCAGCAGCTCCCCGAGCTCCTGCAGGCGATCTACCTCGAAGGACTCGACGGCACCCACGCGAAGTTGGTCGGCACGATCGGCCGCGTCGGCCTCCAATCGCCGCCCTGGCCCGGGCAGGCCGCCCGCCTGTTCGCGGACGGCCTCGGCGAAGGCATCCTCATCCTCGCCAACGACGTCCGCGAGTACATGGACGAACCCGTCGAGGACCCCGACACCACCGGCGTCAGCGTTGGCCGCGCCATCGGGACCCTCGTCATCCACCTGCGCTGGCTCCTCGCCGAGCACCCCTGCGCCACCGAGTCCCACGGCGGGCGCTCCGGCAACCCGGCGTGGCAGATCCACGGCTGGCACCGCTCCGCCGAGGTGTTCTGCAAGCAGGACGAGCAGCCGGCGGCGAAGCGCCTGGCCGCCTGCCGGTCGTGCGGCGGCCCGTGGCTGCGGTCGGTGAACGGCGTGGTGGAGTGCGTGGATCCGGGCTGCCGGACCGTCATGACGAACGACGAGTACGCCGCCTACGTGGAGCGACTCACCGCCGCGGCAAAGTTCGCGGGCATCGCCGCTTGACCAGGGACTTTGGACATGTCTAAAGTTCTCGCGGGAGATCATGCCCACTCGTAGAGCTTTCGAGGGCCTCGGAGTCGCTGACTTCGAGGCCTTTTGCGTACCTGGAGGTGCCCGGTGATTGATGTCGCGGCCACCTTGCAGAAGGACGTCTGGACGGTTGCTGAGGCTGCCGAACTCGCCGAAGTTACGGTCGATGCGGTGCACAAGTGGCGTCGCCGCGGGCTGCTGGAAGACGCCGGCCGGGACTGGCGGGGCCGGGTCCTGGTGCGCGCCGTCGACGTGATCCGGGCCGAGAAGGCCACCCGCGAGCGGGCCCGCCGGGTGTATCCGGTTCACCAGGCAGCCTGACCGAGCTGTTGCGCCATCGCATGGAGGACCCTTGAAGCCCGGCCCCACCCTCCCCGACCGGCGCGAGTCCTCGTCTCGGATGACGATGCCGCGCCCTGGCTTTGAGGCCGACCGCATCGCCGCCGGCCTCTACGGCCGCAGCGACCTGACCGACGATCAGCTGTGGGCTGCCCTGGAGTACGCACCACTACTGCGCTCCGAGGGGCGCCTTGCCGCTGAGATGCGGGTGCCGATGGTCGTCTATCCAGAGCGCCCGCGGGCTGGCTACTGCCTGTGTCGCACGACTCTGAGCCGGGACAGTTCCCGGCGCCAGAACGGTCGCTGAGGCCGCCTGATCTCCCTGATGGCCTCGCCCTGGCGGCTGTCGGGGTGGGCTCGTGTGCGCCGAGGGTCGCCGCGGGCCTGTCGCGGCCCGGTCGACTTCCCCGTCCAGCCGGGCCGCGACATCAACCCTCTGCCTCCGCGGAGGGGTGGCGTCTAGCAGTGGCGCCTTAATCGAGGCTGCTCAAGCCGACGCCCCAGCTTCGAAGGCGGTGACCGTGCCTGAGCTTCCGCTACACCACGACATCACCGTCACCTGCGGATCCCAGTGGAACGACGACGCCTACGAGCTCAAGAACGACAACGGCAGCCTGATCGACATCAGCACCGCAGAGTTCGAGTTCGTGATCCGCCCCAACACCGTGGACCGCACCCAACCCGGCATGGTCACCGTCACCAGCACCCAGGCCACCGCCCAGGGCTACATCACCGTGACCGCCGCGACCTCCACGATCCTCGTGGTCCTGTCGCCCACCGCCACCGCGCTCCTGGCCGGCAACGCGTACCCGTACGACCTGTGGATGAACCCCGGCGGCCCGACCGCCATGGTCTGGGTTCGCGGCGTCGTGTTCTCCGAACTCGCCCCTGCGGCCTGAGAGGGGTGACTGTGCCCAACGTCATCGTCTCCGCGGCTGGCGTCCAGGGTCCGCGCGGCAACACGATCCTGTCCGGTATCGGCGCGCCCACCAGCGCGGTGGGCGTCGACGGCGACTTCTACTTCGACAAGACGAACTTTCCGTCGAGCGTGGTCCTGTACGGGCCGCGCGTCGCCGGACTGTGGCCCAGCTCGGGCGTGACCGTTGGCGGCACCGCGGGCGCGCTGGTTGCGGCGAACAACTTGTCCGACGTTCTCAGCGCGAGCGTGGCCCGCACGAACCTCGGGCTCGGCTCGGCGGCCACTCAGGCGGCGGGCGCGTTCGACGCGTTCGGGGCCGCGAGTGCTGCGCAGTCCGGTGCGATCGCTGACGCGGCCACGAAGTACCAGCCCCTGCAGCCGTGGGTGTTCGACGTTGTTCGGGCGTACGGCGCGAAGGGTGACGGGCAGATCGTCACCGACGGCGTCATGGCGTCGGGAAGTGCCGTAGTCACCTCGGCCAGCGGCAAGTTCGGAAACGTCACAGCCAACATGCTCGTCATGGCCAAGGGCGCCGGTGCGACCGGCGTGACGACCCTGGTCGCGACCGCCGCCAGCAAGCAGTCCAGCAACCAGATCACCCTGAATGCCGTCAACGCCACCGGGACGGCCCTGACCGGTCTGACGATCATGTGGGCGAGCGACGACACCACGGCGATCCAGAGCGCCATCAACGACGCCGTCGCCTACGCACAATCCCACGGCGGCGCAGCGACGGTGCTGATCCCCGCGGCCCTCGGCGAGTTCTACGGCATCGGCGGCCCCCTGGTCACCACCGCATCGGGCAACGCGCAGCTGACGATCCCCGTCGTCTCCAGCACCGGCAACAAGCTGGTGCTGACGTTCCAGGGTGCTGGCGACGGTGCGGCGGTGCAGTACTGGCAGCAGGTCCCGCCGCAGATGAGCGGCAGCACCCTCGTGTCCTTCGGCGTGTTCGCGGGTCCGTCGGCGCAGGCCACGAGCATCACGAACCACGGCAACCCGTCGCTGCTCGGCGGACCGTCGCAGCCCGGCGGCTATGGTGTCGCACCCGGCGTGTACACCAACGTCGACGTCGTGATGCGGGGCCTGTCGCTGCGCACCACGCACTCCGCAGACGGTCTGGGCTACACCGCGATGGACTTCGACGGCTGCGCGAACGCCGCCCTCCACGACGTCGGCTACGGATCCCTGGGTACGGTCGCGAACGGCGACTTCGGCAACCCGGGAGTGTTCGGCACCGGCCTGTCCATCGGGCTGCTGATGCCAGCGTCCGGCAACAACGACCTGTGCATCCTCGACAACGTCACCTGCCACGGCGGGTACACGTACGCCGCGTTCGTCACCGAGCACACTGACATGTTCGGGGTGCGACTGCTGTACTGCTGGGCCGGGCTGTGCCCCGTGGGCCTGTACTTCGGCTCCGTCGGGTCGGTCCATGCGATCCGTGGGTTCGTGTCGGTGGAGGCGTGCCACTACCACCTGTACATCGTCGGCGGCGGTTCCGGTGGCGTGGGCCCGTTCCTGCACCTGCTGCTGGACACCGAGGGCACGGTCCTGTTCGGCGACAACGGCGCTGGCGCCCCGTCGGCGGCGGCCAAGGGTCAGGTGATCCTGACCGGCGAGGTCACCCTGCCGATCACGATCGACCATCCGCCGGGCTTCGACATCGTCAACGACCAGGTTTCGTTCGCGACTGCGGCGGTCAGTAGCGCCTACACGCTGACGCCGCTCGACGAGGTCGTAGAGGTCACCGGTACGACCACGGTGACGCTGCCGACCGCTGTCGGCCGCGCCCGGCGCGTCGTGATCGTCAACGTCGGCACGGGCACCGTCACCGTGGCCACGACGGGCGGCCAGACCATCAGCGGCTCTGCGACGAAGACCCTCGCCTCGCAGTGGAGCTCGCTGGAAGCCGTGCCGTCGCCGTCGGGGAACTGGACCCAGATCGCGTGACCGACCCGTTCGACGACTGGCCTCCGATCCTCGGCCGCTGCTCCAACTGCAACGGACCGGCGCTGCTCAGCGACCAGCGCTGGTGGCACGACGGGCGCCGTTGTGATCCGCGCCAGTACGCCGAATTCCTGCCCGACCCACCCCATGGAGTACCCGCATGCCGCAGCCCTCTGTCGGCCGCATCGTTCACTACGTCAGCTACGGCACACCGGGCGGCGAGTACAGCAAGGAGTGCCGCGCTGCCGTGATCACCGAGGTGTCGCCGGAGAGCAAGGGCGAAGGTCGGGAGATCGTCAGCCTCGCCGTACTCAACCCGACCGGCTTCTTCTTCAACCGAGGCTGCGAGCACCACGAGGTTGCCGTCGAGCCCGACCCGATGCCTCCCCAGCCCGGCGGCGGCGCGCTCAACCACCCCGGCGGCTCGTGGCACTGGCCCGAGCCAGACGAAAGCCCCACATCGTACTCAGATGGTCCGGCGCTGCCGTGCCAAGACTGCGGCGGCGGCCGAGAGTGCGCGCGCTGCGAAGGCCGCGGCCACCTCGACGGCGAACGCTGCCCCGCCTGCGAAAGCCTCGGCGTCTGCGCCACCTGCCGCACGGACAACGCGTAACCAACCCTCACCTGTAGGAGTCACCATGTCCATCCAGATCCTCACCGAAGCCAAGGTCCTTCTCCACGAGGTCATCGCCAAGCTGGAGTCCATCGGCCACCCCCTGGCCGCCAAGCTCCACGGCGACGCCACCCAGCTGGAGACCGAGGCCGTCGCCGACGCCCGGCAGGTCGAGCACGACGCCGCACCCGTCGTCGCCGAAGCCGAAGCCGACGCCAAGACCCTCACCAGCGAAGCCGTCGCCGACGCCAAGGACCTCACCAGCACCGAGCAGCCGCCCATCGACCCCGCCGGACCGGCCGCCCCCACCACCTCCGCCTGACCCCGACACCAACCCAGGGGAGGCGAGCACCATGGCCCTAATCCCTGACGAGAAGCGCGACGCGGTCCTCGCCGACATCCGGGCCGGGCAGAAAGCCCGCAACCAGATCGCCCGCGACCACGGCGTCAGCGCCGCCAGCGTCACCGGCATCGCAAAGCGGGCAGGCATCACCGACGCCTTCGACCGGTCCATGACAGAGAAAGCCACCCGCGTCAAGGTCATCGACGCCAAGGCGGCGCGGATCCAACTGTCCCTGGACCTCCTCGACGATGCCCAGCGGTTCCGCAAGCGCGCCTGGGAGCCCTACCAGGTCGTTGTCAGCACCCCGCAGCGCACCGAAATCGTCGACGTTGATCTGCCGCCGCTGCAGGAGGCCCGCGCCGCCTACAACGCGGTGGGCATCTGCGTGGACAAGAGCCTGCGCCTGGAGCAGCACGACGCCGACACCGGCGGCGTCAACGCGGTCGACGACTGGCTGCGCGGAATGCTCGGCGAGACCGGCTAACCCGTGTCCATCGCACCACTGACCGGCAAGGGCCTGGAGTCAGTGCGGCTCGCCGACGCCCGCATCAACCTGTGGGAAGGCTCGGTGCGGTCCTCCAAGACCGTGTCGAGCCTCATGCGGTGGCTCAAGTTCGTTCGCGAGGCGCCGCCCGGCAACCTCCTGATGACGGGCAAGACCGAGCGCACCCTCAAGCGCAACGTCATCGACGTACTCACGGAGTGGCTCGGCCCCTCACGCTGCAAGCTCATCGCGGGCAGCGGCGAACTGTGGCTCCTCGGCCGGCGGGTGTACGTGGCCGGCGCGAACGACGAGCGCGCCCAGGAGAAGATCCGGGGCCTGACCCTGGTGGGCGCGTATGCCGACGAGGTGTCGACGCTCCCCGAGTCGTACTGGTCGATGCTGCTCACCCGCCTGTCCGTCGACGGCGCGAAGCTCTTCGGCACCACCAACCCCGACTCGCCGGCGCACTGGCTCCTCAAGGACTACCTGCAGCGGTCCTCCACCTGGCTGGACCATTCCGGGCAGCTCCTGCGCAGCGAGGGCGAGGACCGGCTCGACCTGGCCCGGTTCTCGTTCCGCCTCGCCGACAACCCGTACCTATCCACGGCCTACATCGACGCCCTGTCCTCCGAGTTCACCGGCCTGTGGCGGAAACGGTTCATCGAGGGCCTGTGGGTCGCCGCCGAAGGCGCGATCTACGACATGTGGGACGAGCAGCGGCACGTCGTCGACATCATCCCGCCGATCTCGCAGTGGCTGTGCGCCGCGATCGACTACGGCACCAGCAACCCGCTGCACGCCGTCCTGCTGGGCCTGGGCACGGACTCGCGCCTGTACGTGGTCTCCGAGTGGAGGCACGACTCCCGCCAGGCGCACCGGCAGATGACCGACGCCGAGTACACGGAGCGGGTCCGCGAGTGGCTGCAGGAAGTACCCGTGCCTGCCAGCCGTCGCCCCGACGGGACGTGGCTGCGCGGCGTGCAACCGCGCTACATGATCGTGGACCCGTCGGCCGCCTCGTTCCGGGTGCAGCTGCACCGGGAGGGCATGAACCCGGTCGCAGGCAACAACGCGGTCCTGGACGGCATCCGAACCGTGTCGAGCCTGATGGCCGCCGGACGCCTGAAGGTCAGCCGCGACTGCCCGGCGCTCCTCGCGGAGATCCCCGGCTACGCCTGGGACGACAAAGCCGCCCGCAAGGGCGAAGACAAACCGATCAAGATGGCCGACCACGGCCTGGACGCCCTCAGGTACGCCGTGATGACCACGCGCTCCCTCTGGCACTCCTCGATCCCACTTGCCATAGCGGCGTAACGAAAGGCCGGTGACCATGACCGTGCCTATGCCGTCGATGCCGCTGCTGCAGGGAATGCCCGTCACCGACGCCCGCGCGCAGAACATGCTGCCGACTACCAACCAGCCGTGGCCGCCGGTCCGCTTCAACCCGGTCAACTACGACCAGCGCATCTGGTCCGCGTGGTGGTCCGGCAGCCCCGACGAGCTGATGCGCGCCTACTACTCGATCGGCGCGAACAGTCCGCTCGGGCGCCAGTACTTCGCCACGACCGGCGAGGCGGGCATGCCCTCCCCGCGGCCGGGGCAGTTCCGCGGCGGCCTGCTCGGCAGCATCCGCCGGTTTTTCTGGGGCCAGCCCACCCCGCCCGGGGAAAAGCGCACGAACTACCACGTGCCGATCGCAGGCGACTTGGCGTCGACCTCGGCGAGCCTGCTGTTCGCGCAGCCGCCCACGCTGAAGTGCGATCAGGACTCCGGCGCCCAGGACTACCTTTCCGAGCTGCTGGACGACGGCATGCACTCGACGCTGCTGGAGGCGGCGGAGTGCGCGTCGGCCCTCGGCGGGGTGTTCCTGCGGGTCGTGTGGGACACCGACATCGCCGACCATCCGTGGATCGACATCGTGCCGCCGGACTGCGCCGTGCCGGAGTTCCGGTACAACCGTCTGGTCGCGGTGACGTTCTGGTCGGTGATCCGCGACGAGGGCAAGGACGTTGTCCGGCACCTGGAGAAGCACATCCCGTCGCAGAACGTGATTCTGCACGGCGTCTACCAGGGCACCCAGAAGGACCTGGGGCGCCCGGTGGCGCTCACCGACTTCCCCGAGACCGCCCCGTACGCGCAGGCCATGTCCACGGGCGACGGAATCTCGTTCCCCGACGCCCCGTTCGACGCCTCCACCGTCGTGTACATCCCCAACATGCGGCCGAATCGGATCTGGCGGGACATGGGCCCCCAGGCCGCACCGCTCGGCCGCAGTGACTTCTCGGGCCTCGAAGGCATGATGGACGGCCTCGACGAGGCCTTCTCCTCCTGGATGCGGGACATCCGGTTGGGCAAGGCCAGGCTGATCGTGCCGCACTCCTACCTGGACAACATCGGCCGGGGCAAGGGCGCGGTGTTCGAGCCGGAGCGCGAGGTGTTCGTTCCGGTCGGCGGCCTCATCTCCGGCGAGGGCTCCATCGGCGACCAGATCATGCCGCAACAGTTCAACATCCGCTGGGAGGAGCACCAGCAGACCTGCCAGAGCATCATCGAGCAGATCGTCACGCAGGCCGGCTACTCCGGCCAGACCATGGGGCTCACCGGTGACATCGCGCAGACCGCGACGGAGGTCGTGGCGCGGGAGCGGAAGTCGCTGACCACCCGCGGCAAGAAGATCAACTATTGGCGGCCTGCGCTCGCGGACATCGTCTACGGCCTCATGGCCATCTCCAACTCCGAGTTCGGCCAGGCCATCACGCCCGTGCGGCCCGATGTCGACTGGCCCGACGCGGTCCTCCCGGACCAGCTCGAACTCGCGCAGACCGTCGCGGCGCTGCGCGGCGCCGAATCCGCCTCGATCGAGACCGCCGTCGCGACCGTCCACCCGGACTGGACCCCGCAGGACGTTGCCAAGGAAGTCCAGCGGATCTACCAGGAGATGGACATCAACATCCTGGCCCGCGCCAAGGTCGCCATCGGAGGCCAGCCCGGCGAGTCCGTCGCCGACGCGCTCGCGGAGATCCCAGACGCGATCGGCGCAACGGACGTCGCCCAACAGGCCGAGGCCCTGGCGAACGTGTCCGACATGTACGAGTCCCAGGACGAATCCTAGAGAGAGGACGCGGAGATGGCGGACAGCAAGAGCAAGGGCAAGCAGACCATCAAGTCGCCGGGCAAGAAGGCAGTCACCTTCAAGAAGGGCGCGCTCCACAAGCAGCTCGGCGTGCCCGCCGACAAGCCCATCCCGCCCGGGAAGATGGCCGCCGCACAGCGCGGCGACTTCGGGCCGACCGCGGCCAAGCGGGCGAACTTCGCGGCGAACGTCCTGGGGCAGGGCCAGAAGACCGCCGCCGCGAACCGCTCCAAGAAGGGCAAGTAGCCATGGCCGCGACCCCGCAGGACGCCCAGCGCCGCACCCCCGGCGCACCCGACAGCACCAAGCCCGCACATCTGGCCGCGAGCTCCGCGCGCACCCCCACGCACGCGGTCACCGGGCCCGCCGCGTGGGAGAACGGCCGCGACGCGACCTCAACGCCCGCCGGACCCCCGTCACTGCGCGGTACCGCAGCCAGCGACGCCGACCCGACGTGTCAGGTCACGCAGACCGTCGGCATGAACCCGAACCCGCCCGACGTTCGGTCGGCGTCGACTCCCGCTGACACCAACACGCCGGTGGTCGCCGGCAGCCCCACCGGCTTCACCCCGTTCATGAACCAGTACTGAGGAGAGTCGCGATGGCCAAGCAGATGCCGCCAGCCGGCCGCCCGCACAGGACTCCCGGCGCCCAGCCCCCGCCCCGTACCCCAGGCGCTACCCAGGGAACTGCGCTGGAGCGCGCCCAGCTCGCCAAGCCCGGCCTGAGCAAGGCGCCGGACGCGAAGCCCACCCCGCAGGGCGGCTCCGGGTCCTGACCGCAGGGGGTGCGATGGCCACGCCACTGCCGTCCACCTCTGGCGATGCCCGGGAAGACCACGCCCAGCAGATCGGGGCGCACGTCGGTGCCGCTGTCGCGCAGGCGGAGCTCGCCGTGATCGCGACCGTCGCCATGCTGGCCAAGCGCGTCGCCACCGGATCCCTGCTGCCGACCGTGGCACGAAAGCAACTGGCCAGGACCACCGACACCGTCCTCACGGCGGCGGTCCACCGGGCGCTCCTCGCCGACCGCCAACTGCCCGCCGATCTCGCCCCGTCGTTCGAGGCCGCCGTACAGTCCGCTGCCGTGTCGGCGCAGGACGCGCTCGCCGCCGCAACCGCATCCCCCCAGCAGCCGGCCGCGTCGGTACCCCGCATCCGCGTCGCGCAACTGGCCCTCGACGCCCTTGCCGCGCAGGGCCTGGTCGGGTTCGTCGACCGGGCCGGGCGACGCTGGAACCTCGCCGGCTACGCGGAGATGGCCACCCGCACCGCCGTCTCCAACGCGTGGGACGAGCGGCAGGCCGACGAGCTCACCCGCATCGGCGTCGACCTGGTCGTCGTAGGAACGCACAGCACCGAAGGCTCTTGCAGGCTGTGCCGCCCCTGGCTCGGCCGCAGTCTGTCGCTGACCGGTGCGACCCCGGGATTCCCAACCCTGGCCGACGCCAAGGCCACCGGGTTCAGGCACCCGAACTGCCGCTGCTCCTGGGGTACCCCGGGGATGCTCACTGCCGTGCCGAGCCCGACCGACCTGGCCCGGTCCGCCGCGGCCTACACGGCAGCGCAGCGCCAGCGGACCCTCGACCGCCGCCAACGCGCCGCACACCGGCGCATGGCGGCAGCGGTGACGCCGCAGGCCCGCACGACAGCCCGCCGTGAACTGGGCCTGATCCGCCTTGACCTCAGGCGCCGTCAGCACCCGTTCCGGGAGCGCTGACCAGACGGCGCGTCGCCCGAAGCGACGCTGCGATCTGCGGGCCCCACGCGTCTGCAACGAGTTTCCCCGCAGGCGAGAGCTCGACACGGGCGGGGATCGGCTGCCGCTGGCCATTGCAGGCCGCCAGGTGCTCCTCGGCGACCGCCAGCACCTGCAACAGATTCAGGCCGTCGATACAGGGCGCCCAGTCGCACTTCTCGAAGTCGTGGGCGAGTTCCGAGCCGCCGCCGTACGCGCCCTCGTTCGAGACCAGGAATCGCTCCATGCCGTTCGCCTGCTCACTCATGGCCCAACGGTAACCCCATAGACCACCCGCCCCGCGTGGGCGGGTTCGGCTGCCAGCCGGCCTGGCAGCCACGCACACCCCAACGCGACCCGCCCGGTGCGGGCCACGACGCCCCCGGAGGGCAGCAATGCAGCACCGAACCCTGTCGACACCGCCTGGCGTGGTACTCGGCTACCGCAGGAACGGCCAGCCCATCTACCCCATCGCGGGCGGATCCGAACCGGCCGTAGAAACACCGCCCGCCCCCGCAGCGGACCCCGCCCCGGAAGCACCGGCCGCACCCGTCGAGACCCCGCCGGCACCCCAGCCGGAGGACCCCGGCGCCGCGTCGACCGATGCGGACAAGACCGCGCGGACGATCGCCGCGATCCGCGACGACTTCAAGGGCGAGCGCGCCAAGCGGCAGGCCGCCGAACAGCAGCTCACCGCACTGCAGCAAGCCCTGGACGCCGACAAGGCCGACCGCGCGAAGCGCGACAAGGCCCTCGCCGTCGCACTCGGCCTCGCCGCCGACGAACAGCCGCCGGACCCGGCCAAGCTCGCCGCCGACCTCCAGGCCGCCCAGGAACAGGCCCGCACCGACCTCGCCCAGCGCGACACCGCGATGCGGGCACAGCAGGTCGAACTCGCGGTCCTGCGCAACGCCGCCAAGCACGGCGGCAACGGCGACGCACTCCTGGACTCCCGCACCTTCATGACCGCGGTCCAGGGACTCGACCCGGCCAGCGACGACTTTGCCGAGCGCCTCGGCGAAGCAATCAAGACCGCAGTTGAGGGCGGCACCCAGTTCAAGGCCCCCGCCGCCGAACCTGCCGCGCCGAAGCAGCCCGCCGTGGCGCGCTCCGGCGGCGAGTTCAACGGCTCCCCCGGCGGAAACCGCCAGTGGACCCTCGACGACGTCACGCGCGCCAGCGCCGACGAGGTCGTCACCGCACAGAACGCCGGGCTCCTGATCGACCTCGGCTACGCGCCTCAGAAGAAGCGCCGCTAACCCATCGCGCACGGAAGTCCCCGTGCGCCTGTGACGCAACGCCCCGGCGAGTCCGTCGGGGCATTTACATGCGCAGAAAGGGACAGACGTGTCGTTTGTCAACTTTATCCCCGCAATTTGGTCGAAGGTCATCCTGGCCGCGCTCCAGAAGAAGCTGGTCTACGGCTCCCCCATGGTCGTCAACAGCGACTACGAGGGCGAGATCAGCGGGCCCGGGAACACCGTCCACATCACCCAGTTCGGCGACCCCACCGTGTCGGACTACAAGCCCGGCGGCACCATCACCTACGAGCAGCTGTCCGACGCCGGACTGACCCTGCTCATCGACCAGGCCAAGAGCTTCTCCTTCGCCATCGACGACGTCGACCGCCGCCAGGCCGCCGGCGACATGCAGGCCTACCTGGAAAGCCGCGCCGCGTACCGCCTCGCCGACGCCGCCGACCAGTACATCGCCTCCAAGTACACCCAGGTCGCCGCAGGGAACGTCCTCGGCTCCACCGGGGCACCCCTCACCCCGCTGCCCTACGCCATCGGCGGCTCCAGCACCTGGCACCCCGCCGACTTCTACACCCAGGTCACCGAGCCGCTGAAGGTCATCCTCGACCAGAACAACGTGCCCGACGACGACCGCTACCTGATCGTGCCCCCGTGGGCCGAGAGCCTGCTCTCCCAGACCCAGGCGTTCGTGTCCGTCACCGACATGCAGGGCCAGCCCTCGGAGACGTTCCAGCGCGGCTTCATGGGCCAGGTGTCCAACTTCAACGTCCTCAAGTCCAACAACGCCCCCCAGCCCGTCGCCGGCGGCGCCGGCACCGGCGTGTGGGCCATCCAGGCCGGACACCCCATGGGCATCACGTACGGCGAGCAGATCACCGAAACGGAAGCACTTCGCCTACAGACTACGATAGCTGACGGCGTTCGTGGTCTGCACGTCTACGGCGCGAAGATGGTTCGCCCCGACGCTACGGCCGTGGCCTACGTGCAGCGCCCGACTGGCATCTGACCTGCGGCGTTGCAAGTCAGGCAGCCTCCCGACCGTGCTCTCGTCGCCGCTTTCCTGGGCTCGGCCGCGCGTTCTCGGAAATGCATTCCTGGTTTTACAGAACGCGGTATTATCAGAGGGTGGATATCCTCTGTGAGATCGACCGCTGCCCGGATCCGGCGGAGGCGCGCGGCTGGTGCCGGATGCACTACCAGCGGTGGTACCGCCACGGTGACCCGCTCGCGCTCGTGAGGGCGCCGGAGACCGGTGGCATCTACGAGATCACCGGCCCGGAAGGGTGCATCTACATCGGCTCGTCGGACAACGTCCGGCGGCGATGGAAGGCACACAAGGCTCGACTGCGGCGCCGCGACCATCACAACCGGCTCCTCCAGGCCAGTTGGGACGAGCACGGCGAAGCCGCCTTCACCTTCGCCTTGCTCGAAGAGATCGCGGATCCGGCCCAGCTGATCCCCGCAGAACAGCGCCATCTCGACACGGCCAAGGAAGCCGGCCGGGCGGTCTTCAACCTGACCTCCGACATACGGAGCCCCGCGCGGGGTCTAGTCCACACACCAGGGGCTCGCCTCAAGATGAGCGACGCCGCCAAGGCCGCCTGCCTCAAGCCGGACAACCTGGCAGGGAAGCGCCGCCGCGTGCAGGGCGACCGCAACCCGGGCAGCAAGTTGGACGAGTCGACGGTTCGGGGGATCTGCGATCGGCTTCTCGCTGGCGCGCATCCCGCCGAGTTGGCGGCTGAGGTGGGCGTTTCGGAGAGCGCGGTCTACCAGATTCGGCGCGGGCAGATCTGGACTCACGTGGTGACTCCGGAGCTGGCGGCGGCGATGAAGGCGGTTCGTCAGAACGGTTGGGCGAAGCGCGAGGTGACTGACGAGCACCGTGCCCGGTTCGCGGCGGTCGGTCGGGCCAATCGGGGGAGTGCTCCTTCGGCTGCGCGTCGTGAGCAGATCTCGCAGCAGTCGCGGGGCGCTGGGAATCCGAAGGCGAAGCTCACCGAGGAGCAGGTTGCGGCGATCAGGCGGCTGCTGGCCGCGGGGGCGCGGAACAAGGATCTGGCCGGTCAGTTCGGCGTGCATCCGAACACCATCTCGAAGATCAAGAGCGGCGTGATCTGGCCGCACGTCACCACGTAAACGGGCAGGGCTCTCTCCTGCCTTCGTCCTTAAGGCAGGAGAAGCCCTTCCATGGCTCGTACCGCACTCACTCCCGTTCAGCTGGCCTACGACGCCGGTATCGCCCAGGGTGCCACCGGCACCGTGGACGCCACGAACGGCAACGTCGTCGCGCTCAACGTTGCTGGCAGCCCGGCCACGTTCGGACCGTTCCAGGTCGTTCTGGTCGTCACCAACGCCGACACCGCCTCGCACAGCGTCATCGTGCGCGGAGCCGGCTACACCGGTGCCGCGAACGGCGCGGTCAACAGCGGCATCCCGGCTCCGGCGAACACGGTGTTCACGCAGGGAACCCTCGGGGACCTGTCCGTGGCCGTGGCCGCCAGCACCACGCAGGTCATCGGCCCGTTCACCACGGACCGCTTCATCAACACGGGCGGCGCCCTGTGGCTGGACTGGACCGCGGCGACCTCGATGTCGGTGTGGGTCTACCAGATCCCCGTGACCGTCAGCTGAGGCGCACCCATGACCGAGTTGATCCATTTCAAGGCGCCCAGTGGCCATGTCATCGCGATGACGCTCCCGCTGCACTCGACCATCGAGCAGCAGTGGGAGCACGGCGACCTGCAGCGGGTCGCCGAGGACGGCAGCCCGTGGGTCGAGGCAGTCGAAGTGGCCGAGGTGGTCGAGGGGCCCTCTGGGGCTCCGGCCGGCGACGTTGAGGCCCCGGTGCGCCCGAAGGCCGCTGCGAAGATCGCAGAGTGGCAGGAGTTCGCCGTCGCGATCGGCGCCTGCACCGCGGACGAGGCGGCAGGCCTGACGAAGGCGCAGCTCGTGGAGCTGACGACTCCGCCGGAGATGCAGCCGCCCGTCCCGGAGGTGTGACAGGTGACCGTCCCCTACAGCAGTGACCTGTACAAGGCTGTCCTGCCGGGTGGGGCGGTCACCTTCCAGGTGATGTTCGAGACGTTCTACGCGTCGGGGCTGCCGCAGGCCGTGACGGGCGTCACGATCACCATCACGGCCAACGGCAGTAGCACGCCGGTCCTGGGGCCGACGTCCGTGGGGGTTGTCGCTGCGGGCAACTCCAACTTCAGCTACGAGTGGCTTCCAGCGGCCACGGTGCCGCCGGGCGACTATGCGGTGCTGTGGTCGGCCACCGGGACGGCGGGGGCGGTCACCTACGCGCAGGCCGTGACCGTGTCGGCGTTCCCGGCGACGCTGCCCGCGCCGGGCGTTTATGCGAGCGCCGCCCAGTACCGGGACTGGTCTGCGGACATGTTCACCCCGGACGACCTTGTGACGGTCGCTCTGCGCCGTGCCACGGAGGTCATCGACCGGGTCCTGGTCGCCGCGGTGTATGCCACCGATGCGGACGGCATGCCCATCGACGCGGGTGTCGTGAACGTGTTCATGCGGGCGACGTCGGCTCAGGCGCAGTTCATCCTCGCAAACAACGACTTCGCGAACGTGAAGTCGCAGTACTCCAGCACGTCGATGGGCGGCGTCTCGCAGACGCGTGCCGCGTCGGCGCAGAACCAGATGTTCCCTCCGCTCGCACCTCAGGCCGCGGCGATCCTCCAGGTTGCCGGCGTGCTGCCGTCCGCTCCGCTGATCAACTGGTAGGTGCGCTGTGATGCAGATGGCGAACACCCGGCTGACGATCATGCGCGGTACGCAGGCGAACGCCTACGGCGACCTGTCGGACGTCGGCACCGTGCTCTACGAGCGGGTCCCGGCGGGGGTCGTGGAGTCCTCGAAGCAGGTCTTCGACCCGGCGACGCAGACTCCGCGCACGGTCCGCACCTCGACCGCAGTCGTCGCGGGATGGGTCGATGTCCTCACCTCGGACACGATCATGGACGAGTCCACGGGCAACTACTACATGATCAACGACATCCAGTTGCAGCCCACCGGCCCCACGGGCATCACCCCCGACAAGCTCCTCACGCTGCGGTGGCGCTCCGGCGTCACACCCGGCTCCGACTAGGAGGCCATCCATGGCGACCCGCGTGGAGGTCGACGACGACTGGCGCGAGAACGTCGACGCCGCCATCGAAGAGTTCTTCGAGACGCGCCTCGGTCCGGACATCGCCACCGACGCCCGCCGCTACTGCCCCGAACGCACCGGCGACCTGCGGGAATCCATCGAGAGCCACGTCGAAGGCGGCAACCTCATCGTGTCCGCGACGGGCAGCGAAGAGAAGTCCTACGCCTACTACGTGGAGATGGGCACCCACGCCCACGTGATCGAGGCGAGCAACAAGAAGGCCCTGTTCTGGGCCGGCGCTCTCCACCCTGTCCGCAGGGTCACCATCCCCGACATCGCCGCCCAGCCATTCCTTCGGCCGGCGGTCTACCAGCAACGGGGCGAGTAGTCGGGAGGAGGTGGGCCCGTGTCCACTCCTGCGGTGCCGCTTGAGGCGAACGACGAGAACGTGGCCGCTGCGTGGCTGGCGTCGATCACGGGCCTGTCGGCGGACATGGTGGGCACGGTGCTGCCGCCGGACGTCAACGCGGACGGCTCGGTGGCGTCGTGGATCGAGACGGGGTTTGTGACCGTCGCGGTCGTGGGCGGCAACCCGGACCCGATGCTGCCCGTGTCGCGCCCGGTGGTGCAGGTCGACTGCTGGGCGACGACTCCAGGCAGTAACAAGCCGCCCTGGAACCAGGCCCTAGCCCTGTCGCGCGCCGTGCTGCGGGCCACGTGGGACCGGTACCGGATCCCGCGCCCGCTGACGCCGGTCGTCAACGGCGTGGCCTACCCGCTGGCCGTGGTGCAGTCCGCGACGGTCGCCACGGCGTTCCGGCGCATGTACGACGACCAGGCCGACTACGCCCGGGTGACGGGCGACGTACAGCTGTCGTGGGTGATGGCCCACGACACCCTCCCCTGACAAGGAACTGCCCATGCCCATGGTCAAAGTGACTCTCTTCCAGGAGCCGATCGAGGTGCCCGACGACGAGGTTCCGGTGCTCCGCGCGCAGGGCCTCCTCGTTGAGGAGCCCGCCGAGACGCCCGCCAAGGCCGTCAAGGCCCAGCCCAGGAAGGACGAGCAGCAGTGACTCTTCTGTCCCTGAATGCCACGCCGCAGCCGCGGACCGGATCGGCCGCGCCGGTGAACCTCACCGCCCTGCTGGCCGCCGGAACCCTCGGATCCAACACCGGGGTGTCGTTCGTCAACACCGGCCGCGAGGTGCTGCTCGTCAACGTCACCTCCGGCGGGTCGACGTGCTCGGTCGCGATCGGCACCACCATCGAAGGCCAGGCGGTGAGTCCACTCACGCCAGTGCTGACATCGTCGGCGATCAACGCGATCGGGCCGTTCCCGGCCGACGAGAACCAGCCCGGGGGCCTGATCCAGGTCACGTTCGGCACGACCGCGAACGTGACCTGCGCCCTGCTGCAGAACACCGGCGTCCTCTAGCGGTCCCCGCAACGCCAAACCGTCGCCCGCCATGTGCGGGCTTTTTTCATGCCCGCGCCCGGCCTTGGGCGCCCTGACCCAAGGAGACGATTCCGATTTCGGTCAATGCAGGCAATCTCGTCATGGGGCCGGCGCGGCTCTATGTCGCCCCGTTCGGTTCCGCGGAGCCGCTGGACTCGGCGGTGACGCCGAACGGCACGGTCACGCCTCCGTCGTCTCCGTGGACCGATGTGGGCGGCACTGACGGCGGTACCACGTACGAGGTCGACAACACGTACACGGCGCTGCAGGTCGACCAGATCATCATGGAGGTCGGTGCGCGCCTGACGGAGATGAAGTTCTCCGTGACCACGAAGCTGAGCGAGATGACGCTGGCGAACCTGAACACGGCGCTGAACAACATCGCGACGGTGGCCACGAACTCCGGGTACTCGACGATGGACATCAACGTCGGGTCGTCAGCGTCGCAGCCCACCTATGCGGCGCTGATCATCGACGGGTGGGCGCCGATGCTGTCCACCGGCGCTCCGGCGCTGCGCCGCGTCATCGTCCGCAAGGTCCTGTCGCAGGTCAAGGCGACTCTGGCGTTCGACAAGAAGACCCAGCAGAGCATCGACTGCACTTTTCAGGCATATTTCGTCAGCAGCAGCATCGCACCGGTGCACATCGCCGACCAAACGAGCTGATTTCGCAGGTCAGTTGACCTAAGCGCATAACAAATAGGATGTGCTACGGGTAGAATTGGGCCTATGGCGAGGCCCAAAAATCCCGAGCACGAATACCTTCCCGACGGTCGCGGACGCCTCAAGGCACATGTCCGAATAGTCTGCGAGTCCTGCAGCAAAGAAGCCCTTGTCCGCGCAGACGGCAGCAAGCGCTTCTGCTCGAAGAGTTGCTCCACCACAAGGCAGCACCTCGAAGGACGCAGCAGGCAACTGCGCGGCGAGGAGCACTACGCTTGGAAGGGCTCGGACGCGAAGTACCAAGCCCTTCACCAGCGAGTGAGCCGAGCGCGAGGCCGCGCCGATCGCTGCGAATGGCGGCCATCGGTCGGCTGCGCAAGTCGCAAGTACGAGTGGTCGCACATTCATGGCACTGACACCGGAAACGTCGCGAACTATCGGTCGCTGTGCAAGACCTGCCATCAGCGATACGACGGCCAGACCGGGGCGGATCACGCGAATGCGAAGCTGACCGCCGAACAAGTAGCTGAGGTGCGAAGGAGATACGCCGCAGGAGGCGTGAGCCAGCAGGCTCTCGGCGACGAGTACGGCGTCCACCAGGCCACCATCAGCGCAGTGGTGCTGCGCCAGACGCACCGCTAGCCACACCTCGGAAGCCCGGCACTCCCCGAGTGCCGGGCTTCCGCATGTCCACCCTCACTCTCACACCCTCGGAGTATCACCCATGGCTGCACGGGTCACGGCCCCCACCAAGAAGACCGCTGCGAAGAAGGCTCCTCCCGTGGTTGCGCTGCCTGCGCGCACCGCGGCGGGGGTTCCGTTCGAGCCGCTGCGACTGTCCTCGGCGGAAGCGGAGCCGCAGGAGACCGTCGACCTGTTCGAGATCGACGACGTCATGTACTCGGTGCCGCGCAAGCCGCGCGCGAACATCGCCCTGCAGTACCTCGACGCGGCGGAGCGCCTCGGCCCGGCCGCGGCGGACCTGTTCCTGCTGCGGGCGATGCTCGGCGAGGACGGCTACACGGCGCTGAGCCACTGCGAGTCCCTCACGCAGGAGCATGTGGCGTGGGTGCTGGAGACCGTTCAGGGTCTGACGTTGGGGACGATCGAGGCCCCAAAAGCCTGATGGTCGGCAGTGACCGCTGGCATCAGTTGCGGTGGGTGGTGCACTGCCTGGACGACATCGCCTCGGACATGTCGGTGTTCCATCGCGTCGACGACATCACGGCGCTGGACGGTCCGACGCTGATGCGCCTGGCGTGGCGGCTGCCCGCCTACGAGGGCGCGATGCGGTCCCGGGTGATGGCCGAGCAGGAAGAGAACCCGTCGCCGTCACCGCAGGGTCGGGTCTCGGCGCCGCGGGGTGAGAGCCGTGAGTGGAACCCGGGAACGCAGGCCACGTTGCAGGCCGACCCGGCACTCAAGGGCATTTTCAGCTTCAACTGATCGGGCTTGCGCCCCCTGGTGTGGTCGGAGGTGACTTCCGATCCCCGAAGGTTTCCGCGTCGCAAAAGCTTGGGTGGAGGTCACTCCGGACACGGAGGGCTTCAAGGAGAAGGTCCAGGCCGCGGTCGACGAGGCGCTGGCCGGGGTGCGCGGGCGTGCCCGCGTGGACCTGGACACCGCCGCGTTCGACGCCAAGCTCGACGACGCGAAGGCGCGCCTGGACGAGTTCGGCGGCGACCGGTCCGAGGCGTCGCTGCACCTGAACAGCGAGCAGTTGTCGGCCGCGGCCGACGAGGCGCACGAGAAGCTCGACGAGCTCGACTCCCGGTCCGCGCGGCCCGATGTGGCTCTCGGGACCGATGACCTCGACGCGAAACTCGACGAGGCCCGCGAGAGGATCCAGGAGCTCGACGCCGAACACGCCCGCCCCGACGTCACCCTGAACACGGGCGAGTTCGACGCCAAACTCGACGAGGCCAGGGCCCGACTTGCCGCCCTGAACGAGGACTCCGCCTCACCGCGGGTCTACGCGCGCGACGCCCAGGGCCGCTTCGCCGGCGGGGGCAGCGGGGAGGGCGAAGGCGGCGTCGGCCGGTCCTACCTGCGGGACAGCCGCGGCCGGTTCATCGGCGCCGGCGGTCACGGCGAGGAGCCCGCCGCGGAGCCGGCAGAGGAGCGGGCCAGCCGGTTCCGTGCCCTGCTCGGCGGTGTCACCCGCCGCCTGCAGGGCGCCGGCGACCAGGGCGGCCAGTTCCTGAGCAGTGCCGGCGGCGGTGTCATGTCGTTCCTGGGCGAGCACGCCCTGGGCGCCAGCCTGACCGCGGGCGTCACCGCTCTGGCGCCGGGCATCGCCGGTGCGGGCATGGGCCTGGGTCTGCTCGGTGGCGCGGGGATCCTGGGCCTCGGCGGGATCGGCGAGGCCGTGTCGGCGGCGCACCAGGCGTCGATGAACATCGGCATGACGCCGCAGCAGAAAGCCGCGACGCAGTTCTCGAACCAGGTCGCGGTCCAGCAGGCGCAGAACCAGGTCGGCCAGGCGCACATGCAGGCCGCCCAGGACGCGATCACGTCGGCGGAGTCCATCGAGTCCGCGGAGATGAACCTCGCCTCGACGGAGCGGAACGCCGCCGAGCAGCAGGTCCAGGCGTTGCAGTCGGTGCGGCAGGCCCAGCAGGGCGTCGAGGAGGCCAACTACGGGCTGTCGGAGGCGCAGTACAACCTGACGCAGGCGTGGGAGACCGCGCGGGAGCAGATCCGGCAGCTCAACGACCAGCTCGCGGACTCGAAGCTGAACGTGCAACAGGCACAGTTGGCGATCAAGCAGGCCATCTACCAGCAGCGCCTGGTCGACCAGAACGCCTATTCGACGCTGCTGGACCGCCAGCAGGCGTCCCTGGCTGTGGCGCAGGCCCAGCAGCAGCTCACCGACGCGCAGGACCAGCAGACCGCGGCGCAGTACAAGGCGAACCTGGTCAACAAGGAGGGCGTTGCCGGGCAGCAGACCGTCATCCAGGCCAAGCAGGGCGTCACGGCGGCGCAGTACCAGCAGCTCGACGCGCAGGCGCAGTATGCGGATGCGCAGCGGCAGTTGACGCTGACGGAGCTGAACAACGCCTCGCAGGTCAAGCAGGCGCAGATGCAGTTGTCGGCGGCGCAGGAGCAGGCAGCGTTCCAGCGGCGCATGGATGCGCGGACCGTTGCGATCGCCGAGCAGAACGTGTCGAACACCATCAAGGAGCAGCAGCTCCAGTGGGCTGCGACGATGTCGACGGAGAACCAGGCCGCGCTGCTGTTCCAGAAGGACATGTCGCGCCTGACCCCGGCGGCGCGCGCGGTGGTCGAGCAGATCCTGTCGATGCGTACCGCCTTTCATGCGATGGCGGGGGTGGCGCAGAACGCGATCGCGCCGGGCGTGTCGCTGATGCTTACGGGCCTGATGGCGGGCATGCCGAAGCTGACCCAGGGTGTGGGCCAGGTCGGCAATGTGATCTCGGGGGTGTTCGCGAAGGTCGGCCGGTCGCTGCAGTCCGCGTCTGGGGCCAAGGTGTTGGACGGGCTGGTCGCCAACGGCGTCCGGTTCGCTCAGATCGTTGTGCCCGCTCTGACGGGGTTCGTGGGGGCGCTTGCGAAGGTCGGTTCGCAGAAGGGCGCGGTCGACGGGCTCGCGAACCTGATCGGCGGACTGGCCGGCGGTCTGACGAACGTCGTCACCGCGGTCGCCCCGTTCACCAGTTCCTTGTCGCTGCTGGGCACGGTCCTGGGTAAGGCCTTGGGGCCGGTCGGAACACTGCTGGGCGGTGTCGTCGGGCAGCTCGCGAAGACCCTGGCTCCGCTGCTGGTGCAGCTCCTGCCGTCCTTCCGGATGCTGGTCGGCCTGCTGGGCGCGCAGCTCACGCAGGCGCTCCAGGAGGCGGCTCCGGCGCTGGTCCAGCTGGTCACCGTGGCGGTGCAACTGCTGCCCGCGGTGACGCCGCTGGTCAGCATCTTCGGCTCCGGGCTGGCGGGCGCGCTGCGGGTGGTGAGCGCTGTCCTGCAGGGCCTGAACACCTTCCTGGCCGCGAACATCAGCTGGGTGCGCCCGCTGGCGTCGATCGTGCTGGGGATCATCGCCGCGATGAAGATCTGGACGATCGTGCAGGGCGCGTTCAACCTGGTCATGGACGCCAATCCGATCTCGATCGTGGCACTGGCGATCGCGGCCCTGGTCGGCGGAGTGGTCTACGCCTACGGGCACTTCACGTGGTTCCGCCAGGGCGTGCAGGCCGCGTTCTCCGCGATCTCGGCTGAGGCGCTGTTCCTGTGGCACAACGTGTTCGACCCCATGTGGCACGGCATCGAAGCGGGGGCGTCCTGGCTGTACAACAACGGGATCAAGCTGTACTTCGAGATGATCCGCCAGGAGTTCACGGTCCTGGAGTCCGTGGCCCTGTGGATGTGGCACAACGTCTTCGATCCGCTGTGGCACGGGATCGTGGCCGGCGCGTCCGGGTTCGTTTCGATGTTCAAGACGATCTGGTCGTCCCTGGAGACCACGTTCAAGACGCCCGTAAACTTCTTGATCAACACCGTCTACAAGGGTGGCATCGAGGCCCTGTGGAACAAGGTCGTCGGCGCCGTGGGCCTGAGCAGCCTCAACCTGCCTGACATCACGCCCCTGGCCGCCGGCGGTGTTCTTCCCGGGTACGCGCCGGGGCGCGACTCCGTCCCCGCGGTGCTGTCGCCGGGTGAAGGCGTCCTGGTGCCCGAGGCGGTCCGGGCCATCGGCCCGGGTACCGTCAACGCCCTCAACGCGAAGTACGGCGGCGGACGCGGGTCCGGCGGCGGCCACTACTCCGGCGGCGGTATCGCTGGTCTGGCCGGGTCGATCTGGCACGGCGTCACCTCGGCGGCGAGCAAGGCCGTCGACATGGCGAAGATCACTGCTGCACTGGCGACGGGCAACACCACGGCGCTCAGCAACGCGCTGACTGCCCTGGTGGGCACCAATGCGGTCGGCAACTACGCCAAGATGATGCTCGGGGTGCCGACGACGCTGATCGGCCACCTGACCAAGGCCATCGTGTCGATGTTCACCGGCAGCAGTGGCGGCTCCGGCGGCACGTCCACCCCGTCCACGCCATCTGGAACCGTTGCACAGTGGTTCCAGCAGGCCGTCCAGCTCACCGGTGTGGGGGCCGGGTGGCTGCCGGACCTGGAGACGATCGGGCACTACGAGTCGGGCGACAACCCCAACGCGATCAACAACACCGACTCCAACGCCATGGCCGGGGATCCGTCCCGCGGCGTCATGCAGACGATCATGTCGACGTTCCAGGCCTACCACCAGGCCGGAACCAGCAGCAACATCTTCGACCCGGTCGCGAACATCGCGGCGGCGATCAACTACATCAAGTCGCGATACGGGACGGTCGGCAACGTGCCCGGCATCCGCTCCCTCGCCTCCGGGGGCAGCTACGTCGGGTACGACTCCGGCGGCTGGCTCATGCCGGATTCGATGCCCGTCAACCATCTCGGGAAGCCCGAGGCGGTCCTCACCCCGCAGGAGTCCGCGGCGTTCGTCGCCATCGTGCGCCAGCTCACCTCCCAGGGTGTCGGGGCCAGCGGGCTGGGACGAGGGGTCAACGTCGTACAGAATTTCAATGGCACGATGTGGCCCAATCCCGAACAGCAGGCCGCAATGCGTCGTGACCTTGCACTCGCATTGGGTGGGGCCTGACCCTCCCGGCGCCGTGGCCGCCCTCGTTTCCCTGACCGTGATCCATGGGTGAGACGGAGGTGATCGCTTGTCCGGCGCGGTCGCGGGCCAGCCGTACGTGCTCTACCTCAACTTCTACAACGAGGAGTCAGGAACCCTCACCGACCCCACCAACGTCACCCTCGACATCACGTACGGCTCCGAGATCGGATTCGTGCCCGACACGGCGGGCCCGTTCACCTACCAGGGGGCGTCCAGTCCGACGCCGGGCCAGGTGTGGCGCACGGGGGTGGGCCAGTACGCGTGCACGTGGTACATCCCCGCCAGCACCGCGCAGGGCGTCTACGTCGCGAACTGGACGTGCCCGTACGGCCCCGATGTGTTCCTCGGCGTCGAAAACTTCCCCGTCGCGGGAGGCTTCCAGCCGTCCGCCCCGGCGCGCGACACCGGCTACTGGACCGGCGGCCTGATCTACGGCGCCGCGGGGCTCGACATCGAGTTCGGGCAGGTCGACGCGAACGGCATCTGCTGGCTATGGCAGAAGCTGGAGGGCTGGGACGGCCCGGACGTGCAGGGCGCCGGGGTCATCGCCCGCTCGGGCGACCACGGCGCGTGGGCGTCCCCGCAGTACTACGCGGCCCGCCAGTTGACGCTGACGGTCACCGCGTCGGCGCCCACCCAGGCGCTGCGGGACACCGCCCGGGCGCTGCTGCAGCAGGCGGTGCCGATCTCCGACCTGGCGAAACTGCGCTACGACGAGCCGGTCCCGAAGTTCGCGTGGGTACGGCGCTCCGGCAAGGTCACCGAGGCGTACCCGACATTGGGTGATGTCACGTTCACGATCGGCCTGGTGGCGCCCGACCCGCGCAAGTACGCGGTGACGCAGCGCTCTCTGGCTATCGGCCTGACTCCGGCCGGTGTCGGCGGCGGCATGATCGAGCCGTTCACCGTCCCGTTCACCCTGCAAGCCGCCGCCGCACCCGGCGCCGCAACAGCCACCAACGGCGGGAACTTCCAGACCCCGGCGGTGGCCGTGATGACGGGGCCGGTGGTCGCGCCGACGCTGTCGAACACCACCACCGGGCAGACCGTGTCCTGGTCCACCCTGTCGCTCGCCGCAGGGCAGGTCCTGGTCGTGGACTTCCTGAACAAACAGGGATACGTCAACCCGACCATGACGTCCACCAGCCCCGGCATTCCCTCCACCGGCGGCACGTACTGGCCCGCCGACGCCGCGTCCAGCTGGTGGCAACTGGCACCGGGCAGCAACCAGGTGCAGTTCGGCGGCATCGCCGCCAGCGGAGCCACCGTCACGTACTACTGGGCCGATTCGTGGGTCTGAAAAGAGGACTGCTGCTGTGACGACCTCGGTGACCACGAGCCTGCCGCTGTGGCTCACAGGCTGCACGTACGACGCCAACGGCGGCAACGACCTCCGCAACTCCGGCGTCAGCGCCTACTTCTACGACCAGGGCATCGTCACGGGCACCAGCATCGGGCTGCTCGCCGGCGTGGTGGGCGGCGCCGGCCTGCAGGCGACGGCGGGGACCGGTATGACGGTGCTGGTGCAGCCGGGTTCGTTCGTGGTGCCGAACTCGGCGACGCCGACGGCCGGGGGTTATGCGTCGACGCTGTCCACGCAGGCGACGCTGACGGTGCAGACGGCGGATCCGTCGAATCCGCGGATCGACATTGTGGTGGCGAACGTTGTCGACAACGGCAACAGCACTTCGTTCGGGCAGGTGCAGATCCTCACGGGGACTGCGGCGCCGTCGCCTTCCGCGCCGGGTGCACCGGCGAACTCCCTGATCCTGGCTCAGTTGTCGGTGCCTGCGGGGACGAGTTCGATGACCGGTGGCCTGGTCACGGACAAGCGAAGTTTCACGACGACGACTGGCGGGGTGCTGGTCGCGCCGAAGGGCTCGGCGACGGGCTACGTAGGTCAGGTCGCGTACGACGGTGCGAGCGGGTCGTTCTACCACAACACGAACGTGGGCGGTGCGCAGCAGCTCAAGGTGCTGCCGTGGCCGCCGCAGACCCTGTTCAAGACGTCGCCGACGATTTCGACGAGCGGCTCGGTCGTCACGGTGCTGTCGACGACGATCACCGTGGACGGCAGCACCGACATTTCGATCTACGTGAAGGCCACCGGCCTGGCCATGCTGGCCAGTCACGGCGAGTTCGGCGCGAACCTGCAGGCCATGGTCGACGGCAGCCTGATAGACCAGATGGTGGTGCTGAACACGGCCTCGGACGGGGTGGTGCGCGGCGGCGGCTCGTTCACCGCCTACACCTCGGCGTCGCAGGGCACGACACCGTCGGCGGGCACGCACACCGTGTCCTTCAAGTTGCAGGGCATCGACTCGTCGGGGGTCCAGGTGACCCTGTATGCGTCCAGCGGGTCGCCGTCGGTGATGCGGGTCTCCCCGGTCGTGCTCTGATGGCCACGTACACGTATGTGGCCACCGACCTGGTGTCGGGCCGGGTCCTCGCGGACTCGCTGCCGCTGACGGTGCAGTCGTTCGGGATGCAGCTCAACGGCAACGGGTCCCTGTCGGGGTCGCTGGCCCTCAACGAGCTGTACTCCGTGAACGGCCCGGCGGTCGCCGCCCTGGAGTGCCGCCGCTGCGTCCTGTGGGTGCTGCAGGACGGCTACCCGGTGTGGGCCGGGGTGGTGTGGGACTGGCCGGACATGTCCCGCCAGTCGGGGACGCTGCCGATCAGCGCGCAGACCCTGGACAGCATCTGGTCACACCGCCTGATCACGGACACGCTGGAGTATCCACAGGTCGACCTGTTTCAGGCGTTCATCGACCTGGTGCGCTACGGCATGAGCAAACAGTCGTCGTACATCGAGGTGGGGGTGTCACCGCCGGCGACCCGCAACGCCGCCTACCTCGCGCTCGTTGCTGCGACCGGCGGTGTGGCGCGCCTGGTGGTGCCGTCGGGTCCGGCGGCGTTCTCGGGGATTCCGTGGACGGCGTCGTACACCTATTCGGATCTCACGCAGGTCTCCAGTACGTGGCAGGACATGTGCGCGTCGGGGAACCTGGAGTACGCGTTCGTGCCCGGCCTGGACTCCACGGGCAACCTGGCGGTGTTCCTGCGGCTGGCGTACTTGCAGATGGGTCGCACCGCCGCCGCGTCGGGCTACACACTGACGTATCCGGGCAACGTCCTGGACTACGGCTACCAGCGCACCGGATCGCAGAGCAGCAACCTGGTGTGGGCGACCGCCCCACCGAACGGCGGACCCCTGCAGTGGCAGTCGCAGTACCCGCACGGCGCGGACCTGCCGGATTTGGACGCCGGGTATCCGCTGATGGAGTCGACGGTGACGTGGCAGGGCTCGGTGGTGCGGTCGCAGGCGCAGGTCGACGCGTTCGCCGACGGGCAGGTCGTGCTGCGGTCGCAGGCGATGACGCTGCCGACGATCAACGTGGGTGGCGGCGGTCATCCGATGCTGCGCGACATTGTGCTGGGCGACACCACGACCCTGATGGCGACGTCGCCGTTGCATCCGCCGCGGTCCGACGGTTCGCCCGGGTTGCAGCAGCAGGTGCGGGTTGTGGGCTGGACCTGCTATCCGCCGGGCCCTCAGCAGTCTGAGTACACCCAGTTGTCGACGAGCGCCGCGATTGTCGGCTAGGGGGCACGGTGGCGCTGTATCCGCGTTCGATCCAGGACCGGTTCGCGGCCACGGTCGCGGACATGCTGCGCCGCCTGCGTGTCCTGGAGTCGCGTACCGCGTGCATCGATTCGGGGTTTCCGCTGGCGGCGCTGCCTGCGGTGATCGACCCGGCGTACACCTCGGGCGACCCGAGTGTGCTCATCAACGGGGCGACGACTCTGTCCGGGCCCTACCAGCATGTTGCCGCCTACACGCCGGTGGCGTCCGATGCGGTGCTGGTGCTGCCGGTGGGTGCCACACAGACCTATGTGATCTTGGGGAAGTTGACATGACGGCAAGCACGTTCGGGGCGCAGAGCAAAGTCAGCAAGACGGGGGACACGATGACCGGCCCACTGGTACTGCCCGCGATACAGGTGACGACGGGCCCGGCAATGGGCAGCGTGCTGACGTCCGACGCGGCGGGCAACACGTCCTGGCAGGCCGCCGACACGGTACCCGTCACCGCGTACCACGCCGACCCGACCGGTGCCACGGACTCGACCACTGCGATCCAGAACGCCGTGAACGCCGCCGTCGGACCGGTGTACTTCCCGCCCGGCACCTACCTGATCAGTGCGGCGATCACCCTGCCCGACAAGGCCGTGCTCGTGGGTGCCGGGTCCGGCACCTACACGCACGACACCGGCGCCATGGTGTCGATCATCAAGTTGGCCAACGGCGCGAACTCCAGCATGTTCACGATCCCGACCGGCCACGGCTCCGGCCGGATCACGGACCTGCAGCTGAACGGCAACAAGGCCAACCAGACGGGTGGCGGCTCGGCGATCCTGTTCACCGCCGGGAGTTCCGCCGAGGAAGCCCAGTGGCACCTGACACGGCTGTACGTCCACGACGCGTTCAGTTCGGGCATCGAAACGCAGCAGTTCCGCCAGAACAACAAGATCACCGAGTGTGTGGTGTACAACTGCGGCGGCTACGGCGTCAACTGCTCCGGCTCGGACAGCCTCGTCGCGAACTGCACCATCGGCCAGAACACCCTCGACGGCATCCTCACCAGTTTCGTCACCCACGTCCAGGGCTGCGACGTGTGGGGCAACCGCACCGGCATCAACGTCCCCGCCGCCATACGCGGCGTGGAGATCAGCAACTGCGGCGTGGACCGCAACCTGCAGCACGGCATCTACATCGCCGGATCCAGCGTCGACGTGGTCGCGTGCACGCTGCACAGCAACGGGCAGGCCGCGAACAACACCTACGGGTCGATCACCGTCGACGACACGTTCGGGGCCGTCGACTCGGTCACGATCGGGCACTGCAATTTCTGGCTCGACGCCGGGTACACGAACCTGCCGAACTACCACATCGAGCTGAAGACGGTCACGTCGCTGGCGCAGGTCACGGTGTGTTCGTTCAAGTCGGGCAGCTACGCCAGCGGAACGATCAACACCCCGGCCCAGGCCGCAGTGACACTACCCGGCGTGGTGTCCACGGGCCTGCTGTCGGCGAACGGCGGCACCACCACCGCCGGGTCCGCGCCCACGCTGACGCCGACGTTCGCGAACGGCACCGCCGCGCAACTGTCGGACACAACCCGCGACTACATGGTGTACCTGACGGTCGGCACCGCGGGCACGGCGAACACGCTGGCGATCGGCCCGACCAGCACCCCGTCCCACACCCTGATCAGCAGCTCCACGGCGACGGCGGGCCAGATGATGGTCGTGCGCCTGCCTGCCGGCTGGTTCCTGAAGTGGTCCGCGACGACGGCGACCCTGGCGACGCAGACCGCGGTCGGCTGCTGACGACCCTGCCGTGTCTGAGCGGGCTGGCACCACAAGCGAGGGGGCGAAGTGGCCGATGACCCCACGGCTAATGAAGTCGCCTGGCGGTTGCAGAACCACGAGCAGCGCACGGACCGGATCCACGGCGAGCTCGACACCAGGATCACGAACCTGGCCCGCGACACCGTGTCGACGACGGCGTTCGCGGAGGCGCAGCGGATCCGGGACGTTGAGGCACAGCGCCTGGAGCGGGAGCACGACGAGGACCTGCGCCAGTTGCGGGACGACGTCATCAAGCCTCTGCGGGACGACGTGGAGACGCTGAAGAAACGCCCCGGGATGACGCGCCGGGAGCTGTGGCTGGTCCTGGGCGTGGTGGTCGGCTTCATCGGGGTCGTCGTGACCGCGTGGGCAGCGTCGAAGGGGGCGGGTAAGTGACAGGGGCCGCCGAGGATAAGCCGCGCTGGATGCCGCAGCTGCAGGCCCTGATTGCCGTCGTGGTGCTGTTGGGCTGCGCATATGTGGTGCTGCAACTGCTGTCGATGCGGTCGACGTTGAATTCGTATGAGCGGTCTCAGACCGCGCAGTCGACGGCGATCACGCAGCTGTCGACGGCCCTGGACAAGACCCGCACCCAGTTGCAGCAGCACGGCGTGACCCCGTCGGCCCCGCCCGCGACCACGATCGTCAAGAACGTCCCCGGAGCGACAGGCGCCGCCGGCCAGAGCGTCGTCGGACCGCAGGGACCGGCCGGCAAGGACGGTGTCAGCCCCGACCCGCAGGCGATCGCGGCCCTGGTCGCCACGATGATCCACCCCTCGCCCGGTCCGTCCGGTCCTCCGGGGAAGGACTCAACCGTGCCTGGGCCGCAGGGTGTTCCCGGGCCGGCGTCGACCGTGGCCGGCCCCCAGGGGGCGCAAGGCGTCCCGGGCAAGGACTCGACGGTTCCCGGGCCGCAGGGGGCCAAGGGAGATCCCGGGGCCGCTGGATCGCCGCCGTCGTCGTGGACGTGGATGTGGACCGATCCGTCGGGGACGACGCACACCTACACGTGCGTGCCGGATTCGCCTGGTGCGACGTCGTTCCACTGCCCGGAGTCGGGCACCTCGACGCCGCCGTCCTCGCCGCCGCCCAGCCCGTCCCCGTCTCCGTCGCCGTCGACGTCGGCCGCGGCGCTGAAGCAGCAGTCGACCTCGAAGTCCCGCACGCCGTCGGCGACGGGGACTGGCCCGAGGTGAGGAGCAGCGTGACTCGTCTTCGCCGTTTCACCCGGCCTGCGATTTTCGGCTTGTCGGACGGCATGATGTCGCTGATCGGCGTGCTCCTGTACCTGCTGGGCCACCAGAATCTGATCTTTCCGGCCGCACTGTCGGGTGCGATCAGTTCGGCGCTGTCGATGGCGGGCGGCGAGTGGCTGTCGGAGTCCGACAGCGGGCTCGGGGCGTCGTGCGTCATGGGCGCCGCAACGGGCTTCGGGGCGGTACTGCCCGCCCTTCCGTATGCGGTGGCGACGGGCACGGCAGCGCTGGTGTCGTCGGTGGTGATCTGCGCGGGCATCGGCGTTCTCGTCGCCCTGATGCGCACCGGCCGCAGCCGACTGCGGGCGCTGGCGGAGACCGGCGCGGTACTCGCCCTGATTTTCGCGGTCGTGCTGATGTGCGGCCTGTTCCTGCCCGGGAGCGCGGCATGAAGAGAAAGGCGGCCAACGGTGGTTGAGACAGGCAGGCACCTGTGGGCTCGGCACCCCCACGTGCGCACCGGCACGGAACTGTCGATCGGAGAGCGCGCCGCCGACGGACTGAAGCACTGGTTCGGCACCTGGACGATGCTCGGTTTCATCATCGCCTCCATCGGGGTGTGGATGGCGCTTGTGGTTGACCCTGGGGAGCTGAAGCTGAACCTGGGGTTGAGCTTCGTGGCCTCTGTGCAGGGCGTGGTCCTGCAGATCGCGGCGAACCGCGGCGACCGCATCAACAGCGAGTTGGCGCTGCACACGTTCCAGAACGGCGAGCAGTTGCTGGAGATCAACCGGCAGCAGTCGGAGATCCTCGCAAAGCTGGCCGACACGCGCCAGCAGGTCGCCGAGCTCCACGCCTGGCACCTTCAGGGGAAGCTCCCGCCGGACACCCTCCAGCCCTGACCCTTTCCCCTTCCGCCCCCGCGCCACCGCCCGGGGGCTTCGTCTTGCTCACCCTCACCCTGGAGGCCGTTGATGGCCGCACCCGTACCGGACCATGTCGTCGTCGCGCACGACCAGGCCGAGTCTCACCGCTACACCGTTCACTACCCGGAGCACGGTTCGCGCCCGGGCGACCCGCACTACCGGGACTTCAACCACTACCACCAGGCCACGAAGCACGACCCCGAGGTGTACCAGTGCGCGGTCGGGAAGCGGCGCGGTGACTTCGCGGACTGCGTCCTGGACAAGCCGCTGGAGTTGCATCACACGCACATCGAGTGGGCGCTGCAGAACGAGGTCGACCTGGCTGCGCTGGAGCGCCAGTACCCGGGTGTGTCGACGCCGGACGAGGTCGGGGCGTGGGTTGAGACAGCGGCCAACCTGGAGTGGCTCTGCCAGTTCCACCATCGCGGGCACGGCGGCGCGCATGTCGCGTCTGCCTCCGATTTTGAAGGTCAGCACTTCGTGAAGGGGCTGATCTCGTGACTGCCGAGCTCGGCGTAGACATCGCGTGGGCGCGCCCGACGGTGGCCCAGATCCAGGCGACCGGCGCGAAGTGGGTCGCCCGCTACTTCTCCACGGACTCGTCGAAGAACCTGACCCCGTCGGAGGTCCACGCCTACTCGGCGGCCGGTCTGGGCACGGTGGTGGTCTGGGAGACGACGACGGGCCGGGCGACGCAGGGCTATGCGGCTGGCGTGTCGGATGCGCGGGCGGCTGAGTCTCAGCGGCAGACGGACGGGCTGCCGTCGAACATGCCGATCTACTTCGCCGTCGACGAGGACACCAGCTGGTCGTCGGTCGCGCAGTACTTCGCCGGTGCGGCCTCGGTCGTGGGCAGGGCCCTGACCGGCGTCTACGGCGGCTTCACGGTGATCGAGGGCGCTCACACCGCGGGCTACACCTACCTGTGGCAGACCGTCGCCTGGTCGGGCGGCCGGTGGTCGTCGCACGCCTCGATCCGTCAGACCGGCGCCATCGTCCTCGGCGGCAACGCGGACATCGACTACGCGGAGACGGCCGACTTCGGCGAGTACCCGCGGCCCATCACCCCCACCCCGACTCCTCCGGAGGACGTTGTGACACCCCAGGACAAGCAGGACATCATCGACGGCGTCGCCGCGAAGCTGGAGTCGGGTTCGACCGGCGGCCAGTTCGACCGGGACCGCATGGCAGGCGCCACGGTGTACTGGCTGCGCCGCGCCCTGGACCCGTCGATCCCGCTGCCGACGGGCAAGGACCTGCCGTCGGTAGTGGGTGAGGTGGCGGCTCTGCGGGCCACGCTGGCGGCGGAGCGGGCGGCTGCCGCGGCGCAGATCGCGACGCTGGAGAAGGCGGTCGCGGCGCTGACGCCTGCGCCCGTGAAGACGAAGTGACCGCGCCGGTTCTGCCAGGCGACTTCGGCCTGATCCCCGTCTCGGGCGTGGGCGGCGGGGCGCTTCGCGTGGCGGAGTTCCTGGACGAGGTGGCGCAGGGACATTGGCGCAGCGCGGATCGGGACTCGCTGTACCGGCATGTCTTCCTGGTCGAGCGGGTGGACGCGGACGGGACGGTGCACGCCTTGGAGGCGTGGCCGGGCGGCGCGCGCCGGAACACCTACCGACTGGACGACCCGCGCATCCTGTGGTCATCGGGCCACTTCGCTCTGACCCCGGAGCAGCGGCAGATCATCGTCGCCTGGGGTGTCGATCATCTCGGCGACGGCTACGCGTGGGACGTGTACCTGCGGCAGGCTGCTGTCCGGCTGCACGTCCCGTTCGCGGCGGCTGCGTTGAAGCGGCAGGTCGAGGACCGCAACGAGTACATCTGTTCGCAGTATCAAGACTGTGCGTACCAGGCCGCGAAGGAGCACGTCTTCATGGACGGGCGCGCCCCTTACGACGTCGCGCCGAACGACCTCGCCGAGGTGCTGCGGGCGAAGTAGTTCGCCCGTTCCCTTTGGGTACGGCACTGCGGGTAGTCGACGCTGGTGTCATGACGATCAGTGATCTGAATGAGCGCCGTCGCCGTGCTGCTGAGCGGGTGTACGACGGATTGATGTGCCCGTGTGGCGACGCGTGGTTCGTGCTGCGGACCGACGATGGTCCGGGCGCGGTCGTGCTCGACTCCGAGGGCACGGTGACCGGGTACTCCGGTGTGCCGCACTGCATGTCCTGCGGGGCCGTCGTGAGCGTTCCCTGAAGAAGTGGCCCGACTTGTCGAAGAAGTCGGCCTACAGTTGAGGCTGCGGTATCCGGGTGGGAGTCCCGGTGAGCGTGATTCGCTCCGCTTGAGAGGCAGCCCCGTCGCCGGATCTCACAGGGGGTCGGACGGTGGACTCCTGTACCGCCTTGTTGCTCCCAATTAGGGGTGGCGCGTAGGGAATGGGTTGTCCGGCGGCCCTCGGCTGCGGCCGTAGCACCGGCGGGCGTCAGCTGCCTGGAAGCTGATCCCTGCCACCCCGCCCTGATAGCCGGTTCGCCCGGCCTTCGGCCCGTCGTCGGCTTCGGCTGACGGCGGGCCGTTCTGCTGTTGGCGGCCGTACGCTGGGGCCGGGTGGACTGCGGTCGACCCCTTGGCCCGTAGGGGCTTGCGCGGGAGGGGCCTGGCTAGGTTCCGGCCGGAGTCGGCCCCTCCCATCGACCCGGAGGACAAAGCCCCCGTCGCTCACCCCTTCCCGGGGTGGGCGAGGGGGGCTTCTTTGTGATGCCCGACACGGAGATACGGGACGCCCGAGGCTGCTCTCCTTGAACGCGCCCCAGCAGGGGAGGCAGCCTCGGATTGTCAGTGCCGGGTGCGAGACTGCCCGGCACCTACACCAGAAAGGAGGTACCCCCGATGTCGAAGAAAGTTCAGCAGGTCGTGATCGGGTATGTCGTCGCGCACGTCATCCACATGCTGTTCAACGAGGAGATCGACGCTTTGGCGCGGAGACGCGGCTGGTCGGCGCAGCAGGTCGAGTTCGCGAAGATAGTGGCCAGCGGTTTGATGCTGGCCGTGTAGTGACTGAATCGCCCGGCCCCGGCGCAATCGGGGCCGGGCGATTCTGCGTGTCTAGGATGCCTCAGCTCTGCTCGCCGCTGCCCCGCGCCGCCTTCTGCCGCGCTTCCTGTATGGCGGGCCACTGTCCCTCGGCCATGGCCTGTCGCATGACGGGGTGCTGGTTCATGGCGGCGAGCGCGGCGACCTGGGCAGCGCGTAGCTGGTCGAGCATGGCGTTGTCTTCGTCGCTCCAGGTCGCTCGGAGCAGGGCTTGGTCGGCGTCGTGGATCACACCGGGCGGGTCGGGGAATCGTTCCTTCTGCTCGGCGGTGACGCGGGCCACGTGCTCGTTGAGCTCGGCTGTGGCCTGGTCGTAGGCGCGCTGGAGCTGGATCAGGTCGTCGGGGATGGGGAGTGCATCGGGCATGGCCGCACCCTACGGCGAGGGTCGGACAATCGTGCGGGAGGCGGGGCCGGGCTACTTGTCCACCCAGGTGACGATGGGGCGTCCGCCCGACGGGGTGTTCATCTTGATCTTGCCGTCATCGACAAGCTCACGCAGCGCCTGCTCGGTCGCTTCCTGGTCGTAGTGCTTGAAGCGACACAGGACAGTGGAGGTCGGATAGGCGATCTCCGTCTTCGCGAACTCCGCCTCGATGGACGCCAGGACATCGGCCTTGATTTCTTGCGGTGTACTCATGGCAGAACGCTATGCCCCGACGCCCTGGCGTGCGCAGCGAAACGGTCACACACCTACCAGCGCCCGGCCTCTGTCGCCCTCCGGCTCGTCCGCCCGCTCCCGGGCGCGCGCGGCCTTCCTCAGCCCGAGCGCTTCCTGGTACTGCTCCAGTAGCGCCCCGTACCGGGCCTGCTGCTCCTCCAGGACGATCCGGCCCCCAGGCAGCGAGCGCACGTAGCTGCGGATCGCCCGGTTCGCTGCCTCGACCAGGCGCTGCGGGTCCACGGCGTCGGGGTCCTCGGGGAGATGGTGCACTGATCCATCATCCCAGTTGGCATAGTCCCCGCACCCCGGAGGAGGCGTCAGCCCAGCGGCGCGAGATCCCAGGCTGCGGCATGCCCCGAAGCGATCACGTCGATCCGCTCGGCGAGGTCGAAGTCGGCGGCCGTCAGCACCCCGCCGGCATCGTGCGTCGTGATCGTGAATCGCACCCCGTCGAACGTCAGGTTGATGTCGGCGTGGTGGTGGGTGAGGCGCGAAATGTCGGCGACGTGGACAATCAGCGCCACCCCGGCGTGATACCGCACCGGCACCAGGCGGGTGATCGTGTCACCGACCCGCTCCCACTGCGGCGGCAGCTGCGCCAGCCGCGCACCGATCTCGTCCTCGGTCAGTGCCACCGGTCCGCTCACGACGCTCCCTCAAGTGCTGGTGCGAGGGCCTCCGACAGCTCCCGCCCGACCGGTGCATCCTGCCACGGCCGCATCGCAACCGACAGGGCAGCCAACTCCCGCCGCATCCTCGCGGATCCGGTCTCGACGGCGATTTGCGCGGCCTGCGCGCCGAGCTCCGCCGCCTGATCCGCTTGCTTCGCCCGGGCGCACACGGTGGCATGGCGGGCCATCCAAACGCCGGTGTCGCGCCGGCCGATACTGGCTGCAGGTGCGATGACCTGCTGCCACAGGGCTGCGGCTTCGGTGTAGGCGCCGAGGCGGCCGTAGCAGGTGGCTCGCTGCACTTCCAGGTAGCCGGGTGTGCGGCGGACGGCGTTGCCCCAGGGCATGTCGTCCTGGACGCGGGCCACCAGGCGTGAGGCTTGGGTGAGGAGGCGGTCGACTTCGGCGCGGTCGCCGGTCAGTGACGCCCCGTGGGCTTGCTGCTGCAGCGCCATCACGCGGACCTTTGGGGCGAGCTGCCGCGGATTGGCGAGCGCGGCTTCGCACAGGTCGGTGACGCCGACGCCGTCGCCCAGGTCGGTGCGGACGGAGGCGTGGTTGACCAGGGCGTAGCCGTACAGCTGCGCGTCGCGGGACCGTGCCGCTATCTCCCCGGTGACGCCGCGCCAGAACGCGGCTGCGGCGAGGTCTCCGGCGTCCTGGTACAGCCAACCGATCAACGCCGCGTAGGCCGCCCCGGAGCGCAGCAGGGCGCGGCGGGTTTCGCCGGAGGCGACACGGGACAGCTTGTCGATCAGGGCGTACTGCTCCGACACCGTGCCGATGAGTTCCAGCGGGCCCAGCATCATGTCCGCGCGGTAGTGGCCCTCCAATTGCTGCTGGAAGTACGGAACCAGCTCGGGGTCCACGACCCGGGCCGGGATGGGCCCGGCAGTGAGCGCGGCGGCCGTGGCCGTCACGAAGGCGCGGCGGTCCACGTCGTCCTCGGTGGCATCTGAGGGATAGTCCTTGGGGGGCTTGAACCCGAGACGGGTCAAGGGCTCACCGATCGCGGCCTCGATGGCAGCCTGGTACTCCTCGCGTGGCCAGCCCGGGTCGTTCGACTCCCACTTGCGGTAGGTGCGTACCGCGACCTCGAAGGAGGGGTCTTCCAGGACGCGGCGCCCGGCGCGGCTGATCGCGGCGGCGGCGGTCTCCTGGGAGCGCCACCCCTGCTTGAGCCGGGCCGCGCGGAGCCGGTTGTTGCCGCCATGTGGTGGATCGTTGCGCGTCATGAGGGTCTCCGCAGGGTGATGCCGCTGAGATGACGGTGAGATGCCGCTGGCGTACCTCGTGGCCGAAATGGCCTACGCACCATGCTGACGTATGTGAGCACAGGGCGTGACCGAACGGTCTCAAAATCACTGAACTGCGCGGAGTTTCCCGGCGAGTCCTTGACCCCGGGGGCGGTTCCACGGTGGCGCGTGTCTCTGGCCGGTTGTCGTATTTCGAGAGCAGCAGGGGGAGCAGTGTCACAGCTAGGCCCGTCGTGGCCCACTTGGCTGGGCCCGATGCCGATCCCGACCCGGGGCACGCGCACGGCCCTGATCACGGTCGGCGGTGACCGCCCGGTGGTCCGCGTCCCCGACGCACTCGGCCTACCTGCCCTGGCGCGCCTGCTGGACGAGGAAGCGGACCGGGGCCTCGTCGGCCCTGTGCTGCATCACCGGCCGTCGCAGGTGACGTACTGGTGGGTGCGGCCGGGCTCCAGCGGCTCCTACCCGGACGGCTGCCGGCTGCTGGCCACGGACGCGCTGGTCGTCGTCCCGGATCCGCACGCCGACCACTGCGCGGTCGCGAGCTGGCTGTTCATGCCCGACCGCGAAGTCCTCACCGGCCCGGCGTGGCTTGCCGCCGCGCTGGATGCCGAGCGTACTTCCACCGCCGCCTGACTCTCACCTTGGAGACACCCTCATGCTCGAGACCTCATCCTTCGAGTCCGTCGACACGCAGTGCGAGATGTGCACCGAGCCGCCGTCCGGCACCGTCGTGCACCGGATAGGAGACGACGGGCCGATCGTCGACCTGGGCCACCTGACCTGCTACGCAGACGCGTTGGAGGCCATGCGGCGGCGCAGGCGCGAAGCTGCGGGGGCGGTGCGGTGATCCGCGACTTCCTCGGCAAGGACCGCCCCACGGATTACCCGCGCCCCGTGCAGCACCTGTCCACGGGCCTGCCCCCACCACCGCCCGAACCGGTCCCGGGCTGTGCCCAATGCGCTCGGCTCGCCCGGGAGACGACCGCCCGGGCGCCGCGGACCGAGCTGATCGACGCCCGCGTGCTACTGCAGCGGCACCTCACCGAGGACCACCAGCCTCCGGCCGGCGAGGGCTGCGAGCAGTGACCGTCGCCGACGCCCTTGACGCCCTCGCCTGGACGCTGGGGCATTGCGGCTGCTGCACGCAGCTCGCCGACGTGACCGCCACGGACGAGCCGGCATGCCGCGGCGAGTACTGCCGGACGTGCCTGACGGCGATCTGGACCCTGGCGCACGAGCGGCTTGCCGAGACTGAGGGCTGCCGGTGAGGGCGGGCTCAGCCGGCTGTGTCGCTGACCCAGGCCTGCCGCAGCAGCCCGTCGCCGACGATGCGCCGCAGGTATGCGTTGATCTGGTCGCGGAACCGTTCCGTCATGTGGTCGCGGTGGACACGCCACACCAGGTCGCCCGCGGTCTCGACGGCGAAGCAGAGCTTCCCGTCGGGCAGCAGGTCCGCGTCGACCAACTCGTAGCGGGCGCGGGCGACACCGCGGCCCTCGTTGCGTTCGGGCGCCACGGCCTCGGTGCTGGCGTCGGGCTGCAGCTGCCACTGGCCCGACTGCATGTGGTACCGCTTCGCCTCGTCGAGGTCGTCGATGAGAGCCTGCGTGATCTCGCCGGGCGCGCACCAGGTGACGATGTTGTCGCCGTCGATGGTGACGCGGCATGCCTCGCCCGGCTCCAGGAGTCCTGGCTCGGCGATGCGGTAGACGGATGCGGGCATGTCGTCCTCCCCTGTGGCGCGGCGCGGGTCCATCACGATGCCAGGTCTGTGATCCACGGGCTAGGGTGCGTCGAGGGCCACGGACGCGACGGAGTCCGCGACAACCTTGTCAATCTCGTCGTCGCTGAGGCCCTCGATGCTCAGGATGACCTTGACCTTCTGGCCGGGCTTCGTGGGGTGCGGGCGCACGATGGCGCGGATGCCCAGCCACTGTTCGATGGCGACGATCGTGACCTCGCGCGGGTCCATGTCCATGCCCGTGGCGAGGGCTTCGAGGCGCATCGGCTTGGGGATCTCATTGAACGTGTTGTTTTCCAGCTGGTTGATCCAGGAACGGGACAGGGTGCTGTCGCCGTCGGGCAGCACGCACGCCTTGGCGAAGGCGTCCAGGTTGATCCCGTTGTCGGTGCGGTAGGCGTGGACCAGGTCGGACAGGTTCGTGCGGGGCGGCGGCTGGGCCATGCGTACCTGCCGTTCGGGGCGTCGGGGTGTGTCCAGGTTTCCGAGACACATGTTCGCTGCTGTTGGGCCATTGCGCCAGCCTTGGCGAAGGCGGGATTTGGAAAATATCCCAAAAATCTAGACACAGGGGCAAAGCCCTGTCACGATCCTTACCGTGCCGTAACGGAAGGCACTCAACCGGATCAGCGATCGGGAGCATCATGTCGGACTTATAGGGCAGTTGAAGCTGTGTCAGTCCTGCGGTTCACCCTCCGCCTCCGGGCACTCCTGCTCCTCGGCGAAGCGCGGCCAGTCCTCGGTGTACAGCCAGAACAGCGGCACTCGCAGGGCACGGGCGATACGGATGTGGAAGCTCAGGCCGAGGTCGCTGGAGCCGGCTTCCATGTGCTGGATCTGGCGGTCGCTGACGCCGGAAAGGTCCCGCAGTGCCTCTTGCCCGAGTCCGCGCCATTTGCGGAGGCCCGCGATGTTGCGGCCGACGCGCTGGATCTCCTGGCGCACGGACGGGTCGATTTGATCTTTCGGCACACAGCAACGCTGGAGGTGGAACCGCTGATAGACCACGAAAAGCTTTTCGGGTTTCTGGATCATGAAAGGGTTCGGCCTCCGCGGTTAGGTGTGCTCGCGGGCCACCCGCCCCGCTAGCGGTCGCATCCCGGCCCCCGCACCGACACCCCACCAACCCCTGTCGACCAGAGGCGCGCACGCCGCGCTCTGACGTCGCAGGCCCACAAGCGGGCTGCGGAAGGCGTTACTCGCGAGGTACGCCGCTCCGCCCATATGACGGAGACGCAGTCCAACAGGCCGCCCCCACCTTCCGGCGGGGGCGGTCGCTCTACTTGAGATTGTCACCCGGACTCAGGTTCTTGTGGGCGTTTCTCGCTCTCTCGGCGCCGGCGCTGGCCGCATACCGGGCCAGCATCTGCCGGGACCGCCAGCCGGTGATCCGCATCAGGTCGTCCTCGTTGCCGCCGTTGACCTTCCACAGGTGCGCGAACGTATGCCTGAACTGGTGCGGGTGGATGTGCCCGAGGCCGGCCTCTTCGGCCCGGCGCTCCAGCATGGTGCCCACGCCCCAGATCGTGAACGGCGCCTTGCTCTTGACCCCGACCCACAGCGGGGCGTCCGGCTCCGTGGAGCAGCCGTGCTTGGACAGGGCGCGCAGGTAGCGGTCGACGGCAGTCGCCGCGGTGCGGCCGATGGGCACCGCCCGCTCGCGGTTGCTCTTCCCCAGCACCCGCAGGACCTGCAGGTCGAGGTCGATGTCGCCGATGCTGCGCGCCGTCAGCTCGGTCAGGCGCACGCCAGTGTCGATGAACAGCATGATGATCGCCAGGTCGCGGCGGGACGCGAAGTCCTTCCCGGAGCAGACGGTGATCAGCGCCTTCAGCGCGTTGTCGGAGATGACGGGCACCTCCTTCTCGCCCGGCGTCGGCGCCCGCATGCTCCGCATCGGGGAGCGGTCGAGCTCCTCCTCGTCGACGAGCCAGTTGAAGAACGTCTTCATCGGCCGGAACCTGACGTTTGCGGACGACGCGGAGGTGGTTTCGATCTCGTGGGTGATCCACGCCTCCAGATGCTCGCGGTGGACGGCGTCCAGAGTTTCGGGCGCGGGTAGGGCGTCGGGCTCCGGCGGCTTGTACGTGAGGATGTAGCGGCGCATCCGCTCGCCGGCCGTGCCGTAGACCTTGAGGGTCTGCTCGGCGACGTTGCGCGATTTCAGGGACCGCTTCCAGGAGTTGAGGAGGGGTCCGAAGTCGAAGGGGGCCGGCTGGTCGCTGCTGCTGAAACTCACGGCTGTGGTCATGTTCGTGAAGGTAGACCACTGACCCCGTTGCTCATAGGCACTTGGCGGAAGAGCGATATGCACAGGCCGGGCGGACTATGATGCTCCGCTGCACTGCTGGTCAGACTGGGTTTGTGCCCCCGGCAGGACTCGAACCTGCGGCCAAGTGCTTAGAAGGCACCTGCTCTATCCACTGAGCTACGGGGGCGGGGCGGGACAGACGCCGGGGTGGTGTGCCGGGCTGGGTCCTGCCGTGGGACAGGATAAGCGCCGGTTGGCTCCGCACCTGGTGTGCCGACGGGGGTGGTGTAGGCCTTAACCCCCGCTTGGGCGGTCTGATAATCGCAGGTGGGATCCTTGGGCGCAGCGGTGCGGGAGCCAAGAGGGCGGGCTGTTGTCCACTCGTTACGGCGCTGCTGCCTCAGCCGTTATGGTCGGGCCGGTTACTGAGCGTGTACGGTCAGGGACCTGCGGGGGAGCTGGCCGCGACCGCCGTGACACACGGGTACGGGCCCCTAAGTACACCCGATCGAGTGAGGGCCTTTTCCACACCCTCCAGGTTGTCCACAGATCCGCGGCCACCGCCACCGCAGGGCGGCGTTCTGCTCCAGGCTGGTTCCCGGACAGCAGCTCACGGGACAGGGGTACGGCGCGATGAACAGCACGCTGGTGACGGTCGTGGGGCATGTGGCCTCGGATGTGCGGTACGCGACCACCGCGAACGGGGTGCCGGTGGCCAGCTTTCGGCTGGCGGCCACCGACCGGCGGTTCGACAAGCAGCGGGAGGTGTGGGTGGACGGGGACACCAGCTTCTACACCGTCTGGTCGTGCTCCTGAACGCCTGACTATAGAATAGCCCGCATGGCTCTCGGGAAACACCCCCTTCGCGTTGTCGGCGTACTTCGATTGAGTAACGAGACGGACGAGTCGACGTCCATCGAGCGACAGCGCGCCCTCGTCAAGAACTGGGCCCAGGCCACCGGGAACGTGATGGTCGGCTGGTCGGAGGACGTGGACGTGTCCGGCGGCATCCGACCATTCGCCCGCCCCGAGCTCGGCCCGTGGCTGGCCACCCCGGAGCGGTTCGACGCCCTAGTCGTATGGAAGCTCGACCGCCTCACCCGACGCGCCGCCCACTTCGTCGAGCTGCGGGACTGGGCCGAAGAGCACGGCATCGCCATCGTCAGCGTGACCGAGGGCTTCGACCTCAGCACCGCCATGGGCAAGATGTTCGCCACGATCATCGCCGCGTTCGCCGAGGGCGAGCTGGAGACCATCCGGGAGCGCACCCGCGGCTCCCATGCCAGGCTCCGTCAGATCGGCCGCTACGCGGGCGCTCCGTGGCCCATGGGCTACCGCGCAGTGGATCTGCCCACCGGGGGCAAGACGCTCGTCCCAGAGCCCGAATACGCCGAGATCCTGCGCGGCATCATCCGCGACGTCACCGAGGGCGTCTCCACCGCCGAGATCGCCCGGCGCCTCAACGCCGCGGGAGTGCTCACCTGGGGCGACAAGCGCGCGGAGCTGCGTGGTGCGGAGCCTGCGGAGACGCGTCAGCGGTGGACTGCGGACGTCGTGCAGCAGATCGTGCGGAACCCGGTCTGCGCCGGCTACCGGACCGAGAAGACCAAGGCGGAGGACGGCCGCTTCCTCCGGGCAGCGAAGATCGTCTATGACGAGGACGGCAACCCCGTGATGGCCACCACCACGCCGGTGGTGACGCCGTCGGAGTGGATGAAGGCCAGGACGGCGATGATGGCCCGCGGCACCACGGTGGAGCGTGCGGCCCGAGCTGAGTCGATGCTGCAGGGCGTCGCCAAGTGCGGCAGCTGCGGTACCAACTTGTACCAGCATCGGCAGACCAAGAAGCTCAAGAGCGGGACCCGCGAGTACTGCTACTACCGCTGCCAGGGCGAACGAAAGGGGCACGACTGCGCCAGCCCCGCCAACATCGACGTCGACTCGGCCGAGCGCGAGGTCGGCGCCGCCCTGCTGTTCATCCTCGGGCAGAGCGAGATCACCCGGCTCGACCATGATCCCGGCGAGGACTACAGCGCCGAGATCATGGAGGCGCGTCGGCGGCTCGACGAGTTGGAGGATGACTACCTGGTGGGCAAGTACGACTCCCCCGAGGGCAAGCGCCGGTACGAGCGGCTGCACGCCCGCGCCTGCGACCAGGTCGACCGGCTGCTCGCCCTGCCGGTACGCCGGGCTTCGACCCGGACCGTGGGCAGCGGGGAGACGTACGGGCAGCGCTGGGAGCGGTGCGACCGACTGGAGCGGCGCGCGTTCTTGCTGGAGCAGGAGTTCGCCGTCACGGTCCACGCTCCGGGCACGCTGGAGCATCCGGTGACCGGGGAACTCAACACGGCCCCCGCGGTCGTCCTGGAGGTCCCTGAGAGGCTTCGTGGGACCCCTGGGGCTCCCGTGTTCACCGTGCCGCCGGGCACTCGACTGGGATAGACACCGAGAACGCGCGCGGCCTGGCAGCACGATTCCTGCCAGGCCGCTCATTCTGCCTACGCCCCGGCCTGGTCCAGCCTTTCGCCGATCTCGGCGACGATCTGGTCGAACGCCTCGTCCTCGTCAGCGCCGGCGGCAACGCGCGCCGCGAGCTCCTCGTCAGCGGTGCGCTCGTAGAGGATCTCTGCAGCGACGTACACCTCGGAGGGCCTGATGCCGGTCCGGTGCGGGAAGTCGGACAGGCCAAAGCTGCGCCAGGCGCGGAGTGCCCCCGCTGCCACCGCAGCCGGATCGTCGGCGTGCAGAGCCGTCGCCAGGCGGGCGAACTCCTTGATCAGCACCTCATCACTATTCATCTGCTCGCCCAGCCACAGAAGCAACTTCGTGCCGGGCTCCGCACCCATACGCCCCTGGACTGCAGCGCCGAGCCAGCCAGCTTCGCGGGCGCGCTGGACCCACCCGCGGACCGTTCCCTTTGGTCGGCCGAGCCGCTCCTCCAAGCGCTGCAGCACTGCCCGGTCCTTCCCGGGCGCGCTCTCTTCCAGGTACACGAGAGCAACGTGACGAAGGAGCTCATCGGTCACGAGCACGCGCCCCGGCGGGATCACGTAGTCATCGGCCGGCCGCGCCGGTCGAATCCCGGTAGTCAGGGCCACGATGTTCGGGTCGTTGACCATGCTCGAGGTGTTCGCGAAGCGCAGCACATCCCCCAGCGGGACGCGCCGGAGCAGCCCATGAGTGATACCCGCACGGCTCGGCGCGGTGATCTCCACCCGAGTGACCACAAGGCCCTGCTCGCCGCGTGAGACATCCCCGGTTGCGCGGAGGTCGCCGCTCCCCCAGGCGAAATGGCAGGCAACTCCCCGTGCAGCCGCATCCGGCTCCGGGCTGCTGATCTGCACGCTCCCGCTCTGGGCCGCGCCGGAGTCGGGCGAGTGCTGGTTGGGGCTCATGGCCGGAGCATCCCACAAGTCGACATGTCGGATCGAGATGCCATCGCCGCATTGGCTAGAACTAGGCAGGTTCGTCTGTCTTGCTAAAGTCGGAAACATAGACGATGATGACTACGTGAAACCTACGCAGCAGATTGCGGAGCTAGTCCACGAGCGCGTGGCCATGCACGCCGACCTGCCAACTCCTGCTCAGCGGCGAGCTTTGCGGGAGGCGGCTGGTCTGTCTCAGGCCGAGGTCGCTCGCATCGTCGGAGTGACCACGGCTGCGGTCGGCCACTGGGAAACGGGTGTTCGTCAGACGCCCCGCAACCCCACGGTCTTCGAGCGATACGTGCAGGTACTTCGAGCACTCCGGGAGGCGATCTGATGGCCGATCAGACCGATTCGCCCCGTTGGTTCGTCGTCATGCCGCTACTCGACAGCGAAGACGGAACCGAGCCGCTGTTCCAGCGCGCAGGCACCTGGCTTCTCGACAGCACGACCGGCTCGATGTACAGCGCCAGCGGCTGGCCCCAGCAGGTCACCAGCACCTTGGCCCACACAGCGGCCTAACCCAGAAAACGGCGAAGGCCCCGGGGTCTTCACACCACCGAGGCCATGTTCGCCAACCAAATCGCGTCCGCAGCTAGCAGGCGAGGGCGCACGAATTGGAAGGAGCTACTGGCAATGATGCCAGCCCAACAGCTCGAAGGCACCACCACCGTCGGCACACCGCCGTCGATCTTCAGCGGTGACGACGCGACCACCCACCCCCGCACCGCCTACGCCCGCTACAGCACCCCGGTGGCGGACCTCCCCAAGCCGTTCAGCGCGGGCCTCATCCGCTTCACGAAGCCCAGGAAGGGCAGCGTGCTCTCCTGCGCCTGGGTCGCCGCCTACCCGGGTGCCGAGCCGGTCCTGATGGTCGGATACGACGGCACCCGCATCGGCCGGGACCTGGTGGAAGCGATCATCCACGACCGGTACGGCATCCCCGACGAGGTCATCGAGGTGTCGATGTGATCGCCACCGTGGACGAGTCGACCGCCGTGAACAACGACCCCATCGAGGGCGCCAAGACCGAGATCGTCGTCACCGACGGGTCCGACGGCATCACCCTCGTCGGACAGATCCAGTCCTGGCTGGCGGAGCCGGGCTTCCCCGCCCTGACGGAGATCCTCCTGTCCGTCCAGACCGGGCAGGGCCTCGCCGCGCTCACGCCGGCTGCGGTCCGCGCCCTGGCGCCGGGCCTGCACCGGTTCGCCGACGACCTGGTCGTCCTCGCCGACCAGGTCGACGCCCTCGGAGGTGCGTGATGCCCAAGGGCAACAACACCTTCACCCACCCCACCGCCGCGCCCGCCTGGGCCGCGGAGACCTTCACCGGCAACTCCGGCGATCGGCGGCAGTACGGATGGACGTCGCACCACGGCGACTCCGCCAAGCTCGACGCACCCGGCCCCGAGGGCGGGCTCGTTGTCGAGGCCCAGCTGTTCCAGCTCGTCGAGGACGGCGAGGCCGTCCAGACGTACCTGCGCTTCATGGGGGCCGAGGACAGCAGCATCGAGACCGACCTGACGGCGGGTGAGGCCGACGAGCTGATCGCCGCCGCCGAGCAGTGGCTCACCAAGATCCGCGGCTTCCGGGCCCAGATGGGCAGGGGCCAGTGAACGCCGACGAGATCCACATGCACCTGGACTTCCTCCTGGCCGTCCAGCCTCTCGGGGTCGGGGACGAGATCGCCGAGGCCTCGTACAAGTTGGTGCTCCGGATGATGCAGGACAACCCGGCGCCGTGGGCCGACGACGACCCCTTCGCCGCCGAGCGCTGGCTCGCCGCGCACGGGGCCTCCCCGGAGATCGCGGCGAAGAACGCCGCCGAGTTCGAGGTCTCCGCCCGTGCCTTGACCGCCATCAAGTTGGGCTACCCGCCGATCACGTTCAACGAGGTCGCCGAGGTCTTCAACGAGGTCATCCGTGACGGCTGATCCTCCGCGCCGGGACGGCCAGTAGCTCCGCTGCTGGCAAGGCCGGCGGTCCGGGCGCGGGGACGCCCAGCAAGGACCACACAGCACCGCAGCACCCGGGACCGGGGCAAACCCTCCAGCTCCACCGCCCCGTCCCGGGCCCCATACCAAGCACCTCCAGATGGAGAACCGCAAGTGACCATGGACCAAGGCGGCTGCCGCGAGGGTGGTTGCCGCCGCCGCACCCCCGCAGAGAAGCTCGCCCAGCTGTGCGACGCCGACCTGCGCACCACCGACCCGGAGCTCAGGCTCCTGTCCGGTGCCGTCACGGCCGGCGAGCTGCCGCCCGACCCGTACGCCAGCCGACGGGCTTTCGAAGACCTGCTGCACAGGGTGCGCGGCTACCTCCGCACCCAGCCTTCCGCCCGCTCCGTCCACGCCGCCGGACAGCGCCTCCAGCGCGCTATCGGCGGCGTGACCGCCGACGTGGCGAAGGAGGTGAGCGAGTGATGGAGATGAGCGACACCATCTTCGAGGCCTTCATGGAGCAGTTCGAGGAGCACGTCCGCGCCGACGAGCGGCGCCGCGTGGAGGCCGAGGACAACGCTCGGTGGGAGCCGATCCGCCAGCAGCTGATCCGGTCCCGCAAGCAGCCGCCCTGGGCAGAGCTGAACGCCACCTGGCAGGCGGCCCGCCAGCAGCGGTACGACGAAGCCGACGCGGCCCGCGCGGCGCGTGAGCACGACCTGCGGGAGTCCGCGTGACCGTCGACCGGAACGACGACGGTCAGCCGGACGTCATGCCCGACTACCGAGACGGGGTGGAGAAGGCGCCCTTCTGGGACGAAGACCCGAACGACCTCGGTGACTATCCCGACTACCTGCGCGAGGCGGACGAGGCCGAAGCCCGCGACACGCGGTACCAAGGAGAACCGCCGGACGAGGTGGACCCGGCGGAGGGCGTGGCTCGGGAGGAGCAGATCCTCCCGAGCCCGACCAATCCGATGGCCGTCGCACGTGAGCTCCTGCCTGCGTGGCTGCACGGGCGAGCTCTGAAGCTCCGCCGGTGGCACGGAGATTGGGTGCTCTGGGTAGGACCGCACTGGATTGCGGTCGACGGCGATGCGATGCGGGCTGACCTGTACCCGCGGCTGGAGCACGCGACCTATCAGTACGTCGACAGGAAGGGCGAGCAAAAGACTGCTCCCTGGGCGCCGACATCCGGCAAGGTCGGCAACCTCATGGAGGCTCTGGCGTCCATCGTCCACCTTCCTTCCGATGTTGAGACCCCCGGATGGTTGGCCGCTCCGGAGTCGACTGCCAGCCGGGCGCCCGTGATCGCCTGCCGCAACGGGTTGCTGGACATCTCGACGCGACAGCTGCAGCCGCTGACGCCTCTGTACTTCAACCGGGTCTCCGTCCCGTTCGACTACGTCGCCGACGCGCCCGTGCCCGTTCGCTGGATCGGATTCCTGTCCTCCCTGTGGCCCGGGGATCCCGAGGCGGTCTTGGCCGTGCAGGAGTGGTTCGGCTACATCCTCTCGGGGCGCACCGACCTGCAGAAGATGATGCTGATCATCGGGCCGCCGCGCTCCGGGAAGGGCACTATCGCCCGAACCCTGACCGCGCTGGTCGGCAAGGCGAACATGGCTGGCCCGACCCTGGCTGGCCTGTCGACGAACTTCGGCCTGTCGCCACTGCTGGACAAGACGCTGGCCATCGTCTCCGACGCCCGCCTCCCCCGGATCGGCACCGAGGTCGTGGTCGAGCGCCTCCTGTCCATCTCGGGCGAGGACACCCTCGACGTGGACCGCAAGTACCGCGACCCGTGGACCGGCCGCATCCCGGTCCGGTTCCTGCTGCTGTCCAACGAGCTGCCCGCCTTCGCGGACGCATCCGGCGCTATCGCCAGCCGGCTGATCGTGCTGACGATGGTGAACTCGTTCCTCGGCAAGGAGGACCGAGCCCTGGAGGGCGACCTCAACCGGGAGCTGCCGGGCATCTTGAACTGGTCGCTCGACGGCCTGCAGAGCCTCATCGAGCGCGGCCGGTTCAGCGAGCCGAAGTCCTCGGCCGACGCGGTCGCCATGCTCGCCGCCTCGGTCTCGCCGATCAAGGCGTTCCTCGGAGAGCTGTGCACCGTCGGTCCCGAGCACCGCGTACCGACCGACCTTCTGTACGAGGCCTGGGCTGACTGGTGCAAGGACTCGGGCCGCGATCACAAGGGCACCAAGGAGACCTTCGGCCGCAACCTGCTGGCCGCAGTTCCCGGGTTGCGACAGACCCGGCCGCTCGTGAACAAGGTCAAGGTCCGGATGTACCAGGGCGTCACGCTCGGGCAGGTCGGGTCATGAACGATCTTGGACCGGGTTCGGACCGGGTTCGGACCGGGTTCCAGGCCGCACCCGGGCCGGTAAAGCCGCAGATCAGAGCGTGCGTGGACCGGGTGGACCGGGTGGACCGGGTTCTACAGAGAACTTCTCGTGTGCGGGCGCATGCGCAGGAACGACAGCTCCAAACAATGCAGCGGAACCCGGTCCACCCGGTCCACGCCACTCAAAACGGCCTCCCACCTGCACCTTTCCTGGACCGGGTTCCTTCGGTCCGACCCGGTCCAACCCGGTCCATCTCCGATCAAGAGAAGCCGCCCATGAACCACGACCCAGAACGGGACCCTGCAGCCGACCTCGCCGTGATCCTCCGCGCCTCGGCCGAGCGCCGCATCGCCGAGCAGGTCGCCGCGGCAGCCCGGCGCCGGGAAGCCCAGCAGCAGACCCGCGCCGAGTTCACGGCAAGCCGTACAGCCGGAGTCCGCAGGCGCAATTCCGCCCGGGAAGCACGACTCCGCATGATCGCCAACCACCAGCAGGCCGAGGAGGCACCATGACCCGGCCCGAAGACCACACCCCGCCCTCGATCATCTGGGGACGCTGCCCCGGCGGAGGCCGATGGTTCTGGACCGCCCGCATCGTCGGCGGTGAAGACCGGCACGGCTGGGCCTCCAACCGCAACGACGCCGCCAGGAAAGCCAACCGCGCGGCCGTCCTGCTCGCCGTCGGCCAGTACGCCAGCATCCGCATCAACGACGACGACGCCGAACTGAAGCTCGCGGCCGTCATCGCCGAGAAGCACGCCCAGGCCAAGGCCGAGGACAAGAAGCGCACAGCCGCCGGCGAGACCCCGGTCAACCTCTACGCCGTCGAACGCGGCTACTACGACCACGGCGCCTGCCACTGGGTCCACTCCAGGATCGTGCGACTCCCGGTCACCAAGACCACGCCCCGGCGGATCTACTTCCTGCGCAGCAGCGAGCCCGGCGAGTACGAACGCGGCTACATCGACCGGCAGGACTTCGAGGCCCGCGGCTGGGTCTACTCCAGCCGCTACAACAAGATCTACGCCAAGCCGCCGGAGCTCCCGAACGACAAGCCGTTCATCCCGCCGCCGTTCCGCTCCGAGTACCCGTACGCACCGGTCTCCGAGCTGGAGTTGAAGCGGCTCAAGATCGCCATGCGCGACGCCCACCCCGACAAGGGCGGCAGCAGCGAGGCGTTCATCAAAGCGCGAGCCGAGTACGAGCACGCCCGCGACCGAGTCAGCCGATGACCCCGCTCACTTCGGGTCGACGCGGCTCCGCACCCACCGAACACCGAAACCCACCACAACCCCGACCCCGACCAACTCCAACAGATGCATCCACGTCATGCGGCGGAACCTACCCCAACGCCCCAACCGGCACCGCACCGACCAAGGAGACCAAGTTGACCAGCCGCCTCACCAGGGTCAGTCGGAGCAGCAAGCCGGCCATCGTGAAGCTCATGTGCCCGTCCTGCCGATCCGTCCGCCGATGCAGCCCGGTCGGGATCGCCACCATCGGCCGGCGCCGCCGAGAAGTCCTGGAGTGCTCCGAGAGCACCTGCGGGCTCCAGTGGATCCCCGTCCGCGACCACATCGTCAACCCCACCTGAACAGCACGGAGACCAACATGCTCAGCGCTCCCGTCCCGCCCACCGTCGTCGGCGCCGTCCTCGTAACCAGCGGCGCCGAACAGGTCATCGTCACCCGCTGCCCCGGCTGCGGCGCCGCCCACCGACACCTCGCCCTCGGCCTCCGCACCCCCGTCTGCGGCCGGCCCTACATCGTCGAACTCCACCAGGTTGCGGCACCCCGAGCCGTCGCCTAAGAGGCCCATCCCACACGCGCGCTGGACAGCACCCGACCGGTCACGAACGGCCCTATCGGCCGTCCCACAAGGCCTGCCGCAACCGCCGCACCAACCACAGCCCGCCGTCCGGTTCGCGAAACAACAGCCCGCCGTCCAACTCACCACCCCCTTGACCCCAGCACCCCCGAAGGACCGCACATGACCCACCCAGCCACGACAGCCGCTAGCGGAACACCACCGGACATGATCAGCGCAGCGCACGTTGCGGGCCCGTCCCACGCGCGCGGGAAGGTGGTGGAGGCGATGCCGCTGACGGATCAGCAGCGTTTGACGATCTGCGAGCGCGCTGACGCGGGCATGTCGGTGCGCCAGATCGCGGCCGAGTTGTCCGTCGCGCCGAGCACGGTGACGCGGGCCGCCAAGAGCCTCGGTGTGGTCTTCGACCGGTCGGCGACCGAGCGGGCGACGGCGGCCCGGGTCGCGGACGGCCGTGCCCGGCGTGCCGAGCTCGCCGAGCGGCTCATCGAGCTGGCCAACGGCGAGCTGGACCAGTTGTCACGCCCGTGCCGGGTGCACGCGTTCGTGGGCGGACAGGCACCGACGTTCCTGGAGCACGTGCTGCCGCAGCCGGACGCCACGACGCGGCTGGCGATCGCCCGGACCGCAGCGGTGTTCCTGGACCGGCACGTGCGACTCCTCGACGCGGACCGCACGGCCGCCGACAGCTGCTCGGATGTCGACGCATGGCTGTCGGCGCTGACGGGAGGCGCCCTGTGAGCGTGGACCGGGCCACCCGCGACGCCCTGGCCGTGATGGCAGCGCAGCTGCGTGGTGACGAGCAGGGCGTGGCCGCGCTGATCGGGGACTGTGACCTTCCGGCGGTGGCGGTGGTCCTGGCGGACTACGCCGCCGAGGCCGTGCGCTTGGCGGGCGGCCGGGAGGTCGGTGACGGGGATCTCGCCGAGCTCCTCGGGGTGCACCTGAGGCGCCTCGCGGGCGGCAGCACCCGGGGTGGTGGGTCGTGCTGAGCGATGAGCAGCGGCTGCGCCTGTGCGAGCTCGCGGAGGGCGGCATGTCAGTGCGGCAGATCGCCGAGCATCTGGGTGTGGCGCCGTCGACGGTGACCCGGAACGCGAAGGGCCTCGGAGTCCTGTTCGACCGGTCGGCCACGGAGGCGGCTACCGCGGCGAGGATCGCGGACGGGCAGGCCCGGCGTACCCAGTTGGCGTCGAGGCTGCTGGACTTGGCGAACAGCGAGCTGGACCGGCTCTCGCGCCCGTACCGGATGTCGTCGTTCGTGGGCGGCCAGGCGCCGGCCTATCTGGAGCATGTGGTGCCGCAGCCGGATGCCGTGTCGCGTCTTGCGATCATCCGTGGCGCGGCGACGCTGCTGGATCGTCACGTCCGGCTGGCCGGGATGGCGGGCAGTGAGGGCCTGGAGTCGGCGAAGAGCCTGCTCGGTTCCCTGGCGCAGAGCCTGGGCGAATACCAGACCGACCGGGATGCGGAGGCCGACGGTGCGAGTTGATGACCTGGGTCGGGCGGTCGCGCTGGTGGGTGCCCGGCTGCGCGGCGACGTCGACGGCGAGCGGGTTCTCCTCGGTGACTGCGGCGAGGATCTGCCGCTGGTCGAGGGCCTGCTGCTGGTCGCCGAGTTGTCGTTGACGGTGATGGCGCAGCGGGACGGGGTGAGTCGGGAGCAGGCGGCCGAGACGACGGCCGTGCTGCTGCGGTCGCTGGCTGGTGGTGGCGGGTGACCGAGACCGACGTGCCCGGCGTGGTGGTGCCACCGGAGTTGGCCGCCCTGGTCGGCGCCCTGCTCCACTACGGCGTCGCGGCGTTCGCGTCCCGCAACGGCGCCCTGCCTACCGTTCCGGGCCTGGAGGAACTGCGCGAACAGCTGCGCGTGACGGCTGGGGCCGCTAGCGGACGGCGTCCGCGCATGCTGGGCCTGCCAGGACCGGTGACCCGCTACTTGACGGTCGACGAGGCCGCCGAGCTGATGGGTGTCTGCCCGCGGCAGGTACGACGCCTCTCGAAGACGGGGGCGTTGATCGCCCGCAAGCCGGGACGGGACTGGCAGGTCGACGCAGAAAGCGCGACCGACTACGGCAGGAGACAGCAGGCATGGCAGCGAGCAGCGTGATGAAGGGCCCCGACGTCGAGCAGGCGCGCGCCGAGGTACACCAGGCGGAGACCGAGCTTGCCTCGGGCGGGAAGGTCGCCTTCGAGCACCTGCACCGACTCCGGGATCGGTGGCGTCACGCGGACCTCGCCGCCCAGGGTGCGCAGGCGCGGGCCGAGTCGGAGCGGGTCCGGGCCCGCCTGGAGGCGCTGACGGCGGTGGGGGCGGAGGTCGAGAACACTGCGGCTGCGGAGCCGGGCCAGGCGCTGCGGGAGGCCCTGGCCGAGGTCGCCCGGGTCTGCGCCAGGGTGCGTGCCCTCGCGGACGGGCACGATGCCACGGTGGCGGCCCTGGTGGCCGCGGCGGTGGACCTGCAGGTCGAGGCGAAGGCGCCGGCGGGTCCGCGCGCCACCTCGGGGCACGTGGCCGTGGAGGGCCGCGCGATCGTGCACAAGGCGGTCAAGCTGGTGCCGGTGCGGGACCTGGTCGAGCAGGCGTTGCAGCACGCCGTCACGGGTGATGTGGAGCGCGCCGCGGGCATGGCGCGGCCGGTCGTCGAGGTGCCGGCGGCCAAGCGCCCCGATCACCTGCTGCGGGGCCGTAACGGCGTCCTGCACCCGATCAGCGGGGACCTCAACAACGGCATGCAGGCGCACGTGCGCTCGGGCGAGGTGGTGCCGCTGTCCGACACGGACGTCGACCGGTGGATGCGCGGTGAGCTCGGTGAGTGAGTCCACGGCCGAGCTGGCGGTGCACTTCGCGGCTGCGGCGCATCACGCGGACGCGGCGGCGCTGTGCGACTCGGCGGCGTTTATGGCCCGGGTCGCGGCCTTGGGGCCCGATTCGCCGGGCTTCGTGGCGCGGGTGTCCGCTGCCGTGCAGGAGGCCGCCGCAGGGGCGCAGCAGCCCGTCCAGGCCCCGGAGACCGGGCAGGACGCCGGTGCGGCCGGTAGCGGGCCGTCGGGGCTGTCTGGTGCGAATGTGCGGGTGCTGCAGCAGTCGGCGCGGCGGGCGATGCTGACCCAGGACTACGCGGGTGAGATCACCGAGCAGGAGGTGCGGGACGCTGAGCCGCACGTGGTGGCCGCCTGGGCGACCGCGGGCAAACTCGCCGGCCTGGGCATCCCCGCGCAGAAGCCCCGCGGACGCCGGAGGGCTTGACCCCTTGACCCCCCGTCGGCTGTTCGCGGTCCCCACCGCCGCGCCGGCTGGAAGCCCGGCCTACGCGTGCGGCCGAGCTGCGCGCCGCCCCTGCTCGTGACCAATCCGGGCAGGGCGGCGCGTTGTGCAGTACCACCATCGAGAGGAGCACGGCCATGGAGCCGATGATCAGGGAGCGCCGTCTCCCGCCGCCCGAGCTCGGGCCGATGCTCGCCGCCGCCCGGATGCGGGCCGGGCTGCGCGGGCGCGAGGCGGCACGGCTGCTCGGTCTGTCCCAGAGCTACCTGGTGCGGTTGGAGTCCGGGCAGCGGGTGCCCTCCATGACGGTCGCCGGCAGGCTGGCCGAGCGGTTGGGGCTGAGCGAGGACGAGCGAGCGGCGCTACTGACCGCGGCGGTCGACGACGCCGGCGCGGACCATCCGGCCCGGACCACAGCCGCAACCCACCCCCGGTGATCGACGTCGCTGATCCCCGCCCATACTGATGCGTCACATTCGCGCGGGACCGGGGGGCAATCCGTGGCCAACATCAGCTTCGGGATCTTCATGCTGGTCTTCGTGACTTGCATGTCCGTGTTCATGGTGCGGGCCGCATGGCTTCACTGGATCGACTCCGATCGCGCACCAGAGATGCCCGGAGTCCGCACGACGAACCCGTCCGTGATCAGGGGACACGAAAGGGGGATCGTGCCCCTCGCAGGCTGGCTGGCACTGACGAACGCATCAATCCTGATCGGCTTGATCAACAGCCAGGCCACGACGGGCGTCGCCCTAGTTCTTCTGTTCAGCTCCTTCGTGATGCTGCTCCTGCACGCCTCGGTCGCATGGTTCAACTGGCCCAAGTTCCTCGTACCGCCGCACCTGCGTCACGACACCGGGTCAATCGTCGAGTGGTACGAGCACCGCCGAGACCTCCGCGCAGCCCTCGCCGAGGCCGCCGAGCGTGATGCCCTAGGACATCGTTCTGACCCTCGATAAGCCATGTTATCGAGGGTCAGGCCGGTAGACTGATGGCATGTCAGCCGAACTGGTCCCCGCCTCCGTGCCGCTGCCCGCCACGGTCGACTCCACCGTCTCGGACAGCACCCGGGACCGGCTCGACCGCTCGGTGCCGGAGAATACCCGCCGCGCCTACGCCCGCCAGTGGAACATCTTCACCGACTGGTGCGGCTCGACCGGGCGCACCCCGATGCCGGCCACCGCGCACACCCTCGCGGAGTACGTCAGCCACCTCGCCGACCTCGACCGCGCCCCCAGCACCATCGAGCAGGCCATCGCAGCGATCCGCACCGCCCACCGGACCGCCGGGCACCGCGGCCTGCCCGAGACCGACGCCGCCCTGGCCGTACTGAAGGTCCACCGACGGGACCGGGCCGCCGCGGGCAAGCGGAAGCGGAAGGCTCCGCCGGTCACCCTCAAGCCGCTCCGGGCGATGATCGAGGCCACCGACCCGAAGACGCCGAAGGGGCTGCGGGATCGCGCCCTGATCGTGCTCGGCTTCGCGGCGATGGCCCGCCGCTCCGAGCTCGCCGCGCTGCAGATCGAGGACATCCGGTTCACCGACGACGGGCTCACCGTTCTGGTGCGGTCCAGCAAGACCGACCAGGACGCTGTCGGTGCCGAGGCCCACATCCCGCACGGCGTCCACCCCGACACCGACCCCGTCCGCGTGGTCCGCGCCTGGCTCCAGGTCCTGGCGGAGCACGACGTCACCGCGGGTCCGCTGCTGCGCCGCATCAACCGCTGGGGCCAGCTGCAGCCCGGCGGGATGTCCGGGGCGGCCGTGAACGAGGCGGTGCAGCGGCTCGCCGAGGCCGCGGGCCTGGACGGCGCGGCGGACTTCACCGCGCACGGTCTGCGCGCCGGCGGTCCAACCGAGGCTGCGAAGGCCGGTCACCCGACCAGCTTCATCGCCGAGCACGGCCGCTGGTCCAAGACCAGCCCGCAGGTGCTGGAGTACATCCGGCCCGTCGAAAAATGGCGGGACAACCCGATGCGCGGCATCGGGCTGTGACGGGCCACGCTGGTACGACGGAGCGCTAACCGAGCAGCTTGGCCTTGGCTGCTTCGAACTCGGCGCCGGACAGGATGCCCTGCTGGAACAGTCGCCCGAGCTTGTCCAGCTCGTCGGCGACCGAGTAGCCCGGCGCCGTGGTCGGCGCGGTGGGCGTCGCCGAGGTGGCGGCCATCGCGGGGCGGACGTTGGCGGAGAGCAGGTTGCGCAGCTGCTCGTACCGGGCGCGCTGCTGCCAGGTGAACATGATCGCGTGCGTGTTGCGGGCCGTAGCCGCCGTTCGGTCGCCGTTGCCCGTCGAGGTCAGACCCCGCGGATCCGTGGCTGTCACGAAGTGGATGTGCCCGTTCCTGGCCCGGGTGGGTTCGAGGAAGTCCACCGCGACGATCTGCGGCCACGGGATGCTCGACGACCGGTTGCCGGTGAGCTTGCCCATGACGGTGCGGCTGATCTCGATCCGGTTCGGGTGCAGGGTCACCGTTGCCAGGTAGCCCTTGAACGGCAGGGGCTTCATGCCGGCGGGCGGCTGCTCGGGGAGCACTGTGGACCGCTGGCCGTTGGTCGGGACTGGCCGCACCGCCGGGGCCGGCTGGGTGCTGCGGGTCGTCTTGCCCGCGGACTTCCTGCCGCTGCCGGTGGTGTAGCTGAGCCCGGTACCCGGCGCCGAGACGCGGGTGGTCACCCGGCCGTTGGCGCGCTTGGTGACCCGGGCGCCCTTCACGCCGGCGCTGTAGCTGATGCCGGACTTGGACGCGGTGACGCGGATCGGTCCGGCCTTGAACGACTTGCGGTAGCTGAAACCCATGGCTGCCCCCTGGTGAGAGGGCCCCAGCGTGGCACCACAGCTCTGGTGATCGTCGCGGTGTTGCCGAGCCGTTACCCAGCGTGCTGGCCTTCGGCTGCTTTCAGGATGCCCGCTTGCCTGCTCGGCCGGACGATGGAGGTGGAGGCGATCGGCATGTACGAGATCCGCGCCCAGTACGGCCCTGCGAAACCGGCTCCCGACGGCCGCGCACTCCGGGGCCCCTTGCATCTCTGGCACATCTGCGAACCGCCGTCTCTCAAGGCGCTGTGTGATCAGCAACTGAGCTCCAGCGCCAAGACCTGGCCTATCGAGGACTGGAGCGGCTGGCTCCCGGGCGACGTCAGCGTCAACGAGAACCGGCGCTGCGCGGCCTGCGCGAACGCCTACGGCTCGGGCCCCGACGCCCCGACGCCGCTCTAGTCGCGGGGGTGCAGCCCCCAGGCTGGGCACTCCGGGTCGTGCGGCTCCTGCCCGCCGAGTCCTCGGCAGCGGGGGCACTTCGGCCGGTCCTCGCCGCTGGTGCCGCCCTAGGCGGAGGCGCTCCTGGGCCCGCGCGAGTCGTAGCGGCGCGTGGTCTACAGCTGTGGCCGGTGGCCGTACTCGCTGACCCAGCGCGACCCGAGCAGCACGATGTCCGCGGTCTCCACCGGCCGCCCGTTGGCCTGGTCGTAGTACGTGCGCATGATGGCCATGACCGGTGCTGCGGGCGCGCAGCCGAGTTGCTGGGCCTCGGCCCGGGTAGCCGTGCGGGCGCGGACCTGCTCGACCGGCACGCCGACGTCGACGCCGACCACCGCCATCCGGTCGGCCACACCGATACCGGCGTAGGGGCCGGCCTCCGGGAGCACGATCAGTGATCCGCCGGTGATGTCGAGCGGCTCCCAGCTCTCCGCGATCTGCACCGGCTCGCCGTTCGCCAGGTAGGTGTACCGGGTGTGCATGACGCCGTCGCCCACGGGGATCTCCAGGCGCGCGGCCACAGCCTCGCTGGCCCGGTCGGTGCCGGATTCGTGCTGCCAGCTGCCGACGACTCCCTGTTCGGCGAGCAGTTGGGCGACGGGTGAGCCCTGGCCGGCGCGGACGCGCTGACGGCGGAACATGACCGTCGGCGCTGCCTGGCTGCGGACGTAGTGGCCAGCTCCGGGGCGGGAGATGACGAGGCCCTCGTCGACGAGCAGCGCGTAGGCGCGCTGTCCGACGGTGCCGCTGTAGCCGAACTCGTCGGACAACTCGGTCAGCGAGGGGAGGCGCGCGCCCGCTTCGAGTGCGCCGGTAGCGATCCGGGTGCGGAGAGCGTCGGCGACCTGCAAATACGGCGGTGTCGCCTCGGTGTCGGTCACATTCACTCCCTAGCACGGTCGAGCGGTAGTGACAGGGTATCGACACCGTCGCTACTGTATTGGCACAGTCACACCGTGCTAATAGGGGTCGGTATGCAGCTCAGCACCCGTGCGTCCACATTGCTCGCCGAAGTCGAGGACGCGGCGCACGCCCCGGCGCAGGTAACCCGGGTCGGCGCACGCCTGCGCATCGCCGCACCCATCGCCGCCGACCTCACGATCGCTCAGTTCCAGTGCGCCTTAGAGGTGGTGCAGCGGGGCGACGACTGGGGCAGCACCAGCGCCAACGGCACGGTCATCGTCTGGTCCGAGATCAACGAGACGGAGGTGCCATGAGCCAAACCGTCGAGGTCTACCTGACCCCGTCCTGCCGCAGTGGAAAGCGTGACCCGAACTTCCCCTACGGGCACTCGCACTGCAACGCCCCGGGCTACGAGCATCCCGCGCTCGGCTGGATCGACGTTCCGTGCGGGTGCGACTGCCACACCAAGACCACGGAGGCGGCGCGGTGATGGGTGACTTCCTGGGCGAGGACCGCCCCTCGGACCTGCCGCGCGTGGCCAGCCTGACGGATCCGCTGACGTTCACTCCGCCGAAGCCGGTCCCGAACTGCTCCGAGTGCCAGCGCTACGTCCGGCTCGCCGCGAAGGTAGCCGGCGACGGGAGCGCCTCGACGGACGTCCGTGTGCTGCTGTCCCGCCACCTGACCGAGGACCACGCGGCGCAATGATCTCCCGTCCGGCCGGCCCCCTGCGGTGGTGCCGCGGCCGGACGGGGAACGCCGCCCGGGTCGCCTTGGTCTGCAGGGCACCCGGGCGGCACCAGACGGCCGCCCGTCGCCTGTGGAGGGACGACGGGCGGCAACACCTCGGGGTGCCGGCGTAGGCGCATCCGCCGGCACCCCCACCACCGAGGAGCAGCACCATGGACGTGGACGACGACGGACCGCCGGAGCGGCATCCGCTGCCGCTGTACGGGCCGCTGATCCCGAACGAGGTCCTCGGACCGTGCCCGACATGGTGCGACGGGATCCACGCACCCGCGGAGGAGTGGGGCGTCGGCCAGTACCACTCCGCCGCGCCCGTCGAGCTGGAGGTCGCCACCACAACGGGCATGCTGGCGCTGCGGGCGATGGCGGAGATCACCCAGTACCCGCGGGCCGAAGACCCAGCGAAGCGGCAGATCTACGTGTCGATGGCTTGGGAGGACGGCTGCCAAGAGTACGAGCCTGAGGACATCGCCAACGTCGCCGACGCCCTGGCCGTGTACGCCGAGCAGCTGCGCGCGCTGGCTGTGCGGGTTGTCGAGCTGCGGGCCGCTGACGAGGTGCAGCAGGCGCGGTAAAACTACGCGGATCGCTACAGCCGGGCCGACCGAAGGGTGTCCGCGGCGCCGGACACCCCCGCGTGAGGTTGCGACACCCCGCGGGGGAGTCACAAATCCCGGTAGTCCCGTGGGCAGAGTGAAGGTGATCGACGGGCCGCAGCCGCAGAGGCGACGTAGCGTTGAAGTCCCAGATGGGACGTGGTCACCATGTCGGATCAGCAACCCAGGACGCCCGGCCCGGAACCGCCTCCGGCGTCCACCCGATGGCAGCCGGGCGCGCTGCCGCAGAACACCCAGTGGCAGCAGCAGCCAACCGTGATCGCCCCGCCGGGCACCGTGGTGCCGAAGTCGCCGGGGATCGCCGTGATCGCGTCGCTCTTCCTGCCCGGCCTCGGCTCGATGATCAGCGGGAATGTTGCCATCGGCGTGATGATCCTGTGCCTGTGGCTGGCGTCGTGGCTGCTGACAGTGATCCTTATCGGCTTCGTCGGAGTGTTCGTGTTCTGGGTGTGGGGGATGGCCCAGGCATACCGTGACGCGGTTTCGTGGAACCGCCACCACGGCATGATCAGCTGAGCCGGCCTCCGACCCCGCACCAGGTGCGACCGACCCGGAGCAGGCGGACGCTGGAGCCATGACCGATCATCCCGAGCATTCCGCCGCCCATCGGCCGCACGTCGTGGTGCACCCCGTGGTCGAGGCCCCGCGGCCGTTCCGACGCGTCGACATCCTGGGCATGTACGTGGGCAGCGCGTACGGCGTCGTCGACGTGATCGAGTTCACCCGCCGCGCCGGACTGGACGACATCACCCTCGACGACCCGGAGTCGGTGCGGTGGCAGGGCGGCGGCCCCGAGGTGTGGAGCGTCGAATAGGGCCGTCGACACCATTCGGTTGCCCTGCCCGAGGTGGCCATCAGCCCGAGGGGCCCAGACCCTTGATTGCCTGACCAGGCAGGGGGAAGATGCTTGGTCCGGCCGGCGGGCCGGGGTCCGGGGCGACCTGGTGCTGAGCGGCCTCACGGTCGCCCCCAGGACCATTCGGCCCTGCGAGTCGTGACCCAGACGGTCACGGCCGGCCAGCACCCGAGGGGCACGCACTGGCGCGTACCCGTGCGACCCGGGCTGCGCGGCGGCACGAAGATCAGCGGGGAGGGAGGCGCAGCACCCCCGCCGCAGTAGCCGCTCCGGGCTGCTGGACGGTGCCGGATCACCCGCCTCCCTGCCTCCCTAAACAGCCATCTATGCAGGTCAGCCCGAGGGAGGCGGCCCAGGGAGGCGGTGAGGGAGAACTCCCCGCCTCCCCGGCCGCCTCCCCGGATCAAAACTCGTCGGAGTCGCCCTCCGCGGCCCGCTCGGCAAGGGCTTCCAAGACCCGATCCCGGCTGACGACCATGTTGCCGTTGGACTTGTACGGCGCCGCCCCGAACGGCTCCAGTGCCTGCTTGAGATCGGATGCGGTCCAGCTGCGGTACTCGGCCGGGTTGAGGACGGTCAGCCGCTGGCGGATGTCGTCGGTGCCGACGCGGGCCTCGTCGCCGATCACAGTGGCGATGTCGGCCAGGTGGTCGACCGGCGCGGCCGGCTCGACGCCGCGGGTGGTGACGCCGGAGCGCAGGGCCTTGGCGCGGTCGGTGATCTGCATGGCCTCCTCGTCGTTGACGTAGTGCGTGCGCACGTTCAGCGACACCTGGCCGGGCGGGAGCTGCACGCCGTCGCCGGCGACGACCAGCTGTCCCTTGTCCAGGCCCTGCCGCAGCTTGTGCGGCGCAGCACCCGCCTCGACCGGGGACTCGCCGAGCGCCATCTTGGCCTGCGACTCCGTGCCCAGGACCAGCGCGGCCCGGATGTGGTTGCCCTCGCGCGAACGCTTGGGCAGGTTCTGGTCGGTCGGGTCCTGGGTGCCCTCCCAGATCGTGACGTTCACCGCCCGCCCCTGGTCGTGGATGCCCTTCACGGCCTGGAAGTAGCGGCTGAGGGCCTTGGCGCCGCCGTAGGGCCGCTTGTCCACGCCGATGGCGCCGGAGCCGTAGGCGACCTGGGCCTCGTCGACGATGACGACCAGGGGCGGGAACACGGTGCCCTTGGGTGCCATCAGGCGGCGCTGCTGCTCGGCGAACACGGCCTCGACCATCTCGGTCACGGCGATGACGTGCTCGTCGGTCGGGCCCTCGATCAGGACCGAGGCCAGGCCCTCGAACATCTCCCAGTCCCCAACGCCCTTGAGGTCCCCGATGCGGAAGTCGACGGTGGGGTCGAGGGCGAGCCACAGCGCCAGGGCCCGCAGGCTGGCGGTCTTGCCCTGGTTGGACAGGCCGGTCACCAGCACGTGTTTCTGGAACAGGCTGAGGCTGGCGGCGTCGCCACGCAGGTCCAGGCCCCAGGGTGCGCGGCCTGTCTTGTAGCTGGCGGTCATGGTGGGGTCGGTGACCAGCGGCGAGGCGGGCACGGGCTCGTCCAGGGCGCCACTGTCCGCGATCCACAGACGCACGGTGCGGGCGGCAGGGGCGACGCTGATGTACAGCTCATGCTCGTGGCGGCCCATGTTCTCCGCCAGCTTCCGGCGCCGGTTCATGACGTCCTCGGTCGACGAGCCGGTGGGCAGATGGACGTCGACCTCGACCCCGCAGCCGGCCATGGTGATCGGGCCGAGCATCGCGGCCCCGGCGTCGCCCATCTCCTTGATGGAGGTGCGCAGCGGGGCGACGCCCAGGTCGCGCAGGGCGACGACGACGATCGACGGGGTGATCGGCGCGCCCTCATTGCTGAGCTTGCCGCCGGGCAGCATCCACGCCGGAGCCGCGCCGTGCTTACGGCCGACCGCCCACAGCGCCGCCAGGGCGACGAACGGGACCGCGGTCAGGGTCGGGTCCCACAGGAACGCGACGACGGCGCAGACCCACGCCACGGTGTCGACGGCGCCGGTGACCGGGACCAGGACGTCGGCGATCTGGTGCTCGGCAATCGCCATGACGATGCCGATGACGAGGAGCGTGCCGACGCCCAGGACGGTCGCGATGGCGGCGCCGCGGGCGACGTGGATCGGTGCGGCGAGCAGGTCCATGCGGCGCCGGTGGCGGGCGGCGCGGAACGAGGCCCCGCGCGCTTCCCACTCCTGCGCGGCCTCGACGTTGCCGACGGCCTCCGCCGCGCGGATCATCCGCTCGTACCGGGCCGCTGTACGCCCGTCCCAGGCCCGGCGGCCGGCGACCAGTCCGCCGGCGACCACGAACGAGGGGTGACGGACTAGGAAGCGGCCGAGCGCGGCCGTGCGCTCATGGGTGGCAGCCACCCGCACGGCACGGGTGCTACGCCGAACCAGCCCCGGGCGCCCCGGCGGAGCGCTGATGGCCTCGGCGGCCAGCTGCTCGGCGCCGGTGCTGATGACGGTGCCCTCGATGGGCTGGCGCGGCCCGGGGACCGTCTTGTCGAGCCGGACGGGCTGCGGGTGCCCGTTGACCCTGTCGGTGATGGCCATCAGCGGGACCTGACCTGTGCGGTCGGGTGCTTGGCCCGCCAGTAGAGGGCGGCGACCAGCAGGAGCAGGACGGCGCCCGGCTGGGCGACGATCCACGGCACCAGCACGGTGGTCGCGGGGACCACGACGGCGCGCAGCTGGTAGCAGAGGAGGAGCAGCAGGCCGAGCAGGAGCAGGGTCGAGGGGCGGGCGGTGCGGAGCATCGGTACCTCCGGAGGGTGGGGCCGGGCAGCGCGGCCTTCAGAGACTGAAGGGGCCGAGGCTGCCCGGACGGGGTGGGCTACTGCTTGGGTTTGGCCGCGGCGTGCGGTGTGGCCGAGTGGTGCGGCGTGAGGGTCACGTGGATGGCCGGGTGATGGGCCGGAGTGCTGGCGGCCTCGCCTCGGGCCATCAGGCAGACAGCGAGGAGAGCGACCGCGACGGCGGCTACGCCTTTGAAGGTCATGGCGGTCACCCGGCCGTGATGCGGGCGAGGGTACGGAAGACGGTCACAGGTATCCCTCGGTTCCGGCCTGGGCTTCGGCTTCCTGGGCCTGCTTGGCGGCACGGGAAAGGACGGTGCGGATGTAGGCGGTATCCACGGCGAGGCCGCTCTGAGCCAGGTGCAGGGCGATGTCGGCGGGCGTCGCCTCGGGGTGAAGCATCGATGATGCGGCGAGGATCGCGGCCGTCTTCGTCGCCGGGAGCGCGGCATCGTCCGACTCCGTGAGCTGGGGCGCATCATCAGGCGCATCACCGTGCATCACAGGCACCGGCCCCACCTGACCAGTCATGGCGGCGAGGTACTGGGCGACGTCGCCGGCGAGGTCGAACCACTCCGTGGCGCCAACCCGCTGCTCGGCGAAACGCAGGTGGAGATCCCGCTCCGTGCGCGCGTTGCCGTGGACGACCAGGAGCACGTCCTCCATACGCAGGCACAGGGTGTCGATGCGCCGCTTGAGGTTCTGCGACGTGCCGATCTTGACCCGGTCGCCGTTCTGCACGAAGTACACGATCGGCGGGTGCGCCGAGCCCAGGAGCGCAGCCACGTCGGCGACCCGGACCCCTGGCGTTCCCGCCAGCTCCCCGGTGGGCTGACGCCGCGACGCCTTGCGCTTCTGCTCCCTGTCGAGCGCGGCATGGACGACCTTGCCGAAGCTCTCCCGGGTGGCGTCGAGTTCCCGACGCAGCTGGGCACTGGTCCGCGAATCGGCCTGCAGCGGCTCACCCTTGGCGCCGACCGCGACGTGCTGCCCTGCGGCGGTGCCGACGCCCGGAGTACCGCGGCGGCTGGCTTCCATTGCGAGCAGCTGCGCGACGGCGTTGTCCTCGGTGCGCTGGACCTGTCGGCGGGCGGAGGCGACGGCGAGCTTCGCGGATGCCTCGGACAGGGTGATCTCGATCCACTGCCGGTCGGCTGCGGTGAGGGTGGGCTCGGTGACCTTCGCGGACACCCACCACAGCAGCTTGGCCAGGATGGAGACGGTGGCCCCGACGCAGGCGAGTGCGAGAGACCGCGACCGCATCCCTTCAACGAACAGGGCCGTCACGGTGACGGCGAGCAGGACCCACGAAAGCCTGTCTGCGACGCGTCGCCGGTCCGGCCGGTGGCGTGCGATGAACGCCAGCCCGAGGGCGGTGAGCCACGACAGGTCGAACAGGGAGGCGGCGAGGTAGGACACCCAGGTCGCGCCCAGGAGAGCGGCGATGCTGGTCGTACTCCAGATCACGGAGATCAGGGTGAGGGCCAGGACGATGCCGTGGACGCCCCGGACGACGATGGCGTCCCAGTCCTTGGGGGCCACGGGGACCAGGGTTTCCCTTGGGATGTCGACCATGACGGTGGTGCCGTCGATGGTGTGCGGCGTCCTGATGTACTCGGTGACGCTTTTGAACTTCACGGTCTACTCCAGGTGGTTCTGGTGACCGACCCTCAGCCCGAGGGTCGGTCGGTGGACGGTGTCAGTGGTCGGTGTCGGGCTGGGGGGTGGAGCGGCAGGTGCCGGCGTGGTCGTTGGCGGTGTCTCGGGCGTCGGCGTAGTCGGTGTGGCTGCTGTAGCGGCGCCGGATGGTGCAGCCGGCGCACTGCCAGGCGTAGACGGGGGTGTGGTCGCAGGGGTTGGGCTGCGGGTCGTAGGCGACGGTGAGGACGACGTGGGCGCCGCCCAGGGTGAGGAAGCGGGCGATAGTGCCCGGGGTGCTGGTCACGGTGGTGTCCTTCAGGTCCGCGGCACGGCGGTGACCTCGGCGGAACCTCCGCCACGCTGGCGGTGGTTTCTGCTGGCCTTCCGCCGGCCGCTGGGGTGGGTTGGGCTAGAACTTCACGACGGCAACGACACGGACATAGCCGGGCCTGTCGGGGACGGGTACGGGCTGGCCGGGCTCCACGGAGGAGAAGGCGATTTTGAGGCGGCACACCCCGAGCAGGACCACGTCGGGCGGGCCGATCAGGAGGACGGTCACGGCTCGCCGACCCTGCCGAGGACGGCGCGGAGGATGGCGTGGCCGACGAGGCCGAAGCCCTCGCGGTCCCGCCGCCGGCGGGTGACGGCGAGGTCGGAGAACAGGGCCGTGCGGTCCGGGGTGCGGCGGGGCTGCAGGCGGGCCAGGGCCGCCGTCTCGGTGGGCCGGGGGATGGGGAACTTGGCGGCCATCAGGACGCCTCCCCGACGGGGGGAGTGGCGTGCCGGGTGTAGGTCACCATCGACCAGCTCGCCCCGCCCCAGCGCCCTTCGATCCGCAGCACCTGAGAGAGGTGGCCGGCCGCCGCGGCGTAGCTGGACACGTGCACGTCCAACTCCAGGGCGGCGCCCAGCAGCCGGGTGGCGCGCTCCCCGTCGGGGTGGTCGACGGCGATGGACGGGCGGATGGTGTGGTCCAGTTCGATCTGCCAGACGATGGGCAGTTCGTCGAGTTCGAGGTGCGTGGCGAGCAGCAGGTGCAGGACTGTGGCAGACATCGACGCCGATGCGCGCGGCCGGGTGGTCGTCATCGCGGTCACCGGCCCGACAGGTACGAGCGGTACGCGGAGTAGTCCTCGGCGCTGGTGTCGCTGCGGTGGCAGTCGACGCACACCGGGTCGCCGTCACCGTCGGGGTGCAGGTCGCCGCAGTCCCAGGTGCGCTCGCAGACGGCGCACACGCCGGTGGTGTCCTCGGGCAGCAGGTCGACTGCGGCCTCGATCAGCGCCGCCACGTCCGCGAACTGTCCGGCCAGCGCCAGGAGCTCGCCGCGGGTGCGGCAGCGCTGGATCAGGGCCTCGTCGTGGTGCGCGCCCATGCCGAGGACGGACACGTGCAGGCCGGTGGCGGAGGCGACCAGCTCGGTGCTGACCTCCAGCTGTCCGGCGACGGCAACCTCGCCGAGTAGGCGGGTGCACTCCTCCGGGTGGCCCGCACTGTCGCACTCGGTCAGCAGGCACGGAGCGGTGGTCTCGGCGGCCTGTGCGGCGGTCCGCACGGCGGCGACCAGGGCCGGGCTCACCGGACACCGGCCAGGGCGTCGAGCTCGGCCGGGCTCTGGGCAGGCTGGGCGTGGTGCTTGCCAGCGTGGCCAGCCTGCCGTGTGCAGCTCTTTCCGTCGGCGCTGAAGTGTCCGCACTGCGGTCCGGCGTGAAGTCGGGCTAGCCGCCGCCGTGCACGGTCACGCTCGCGTCGGCACTCGCGGCATCCACGCGCCCCTTCGGGACCGACAACCGTGTTGGCCTCGTCGTAGGCGTGATCCTGCGGACACCGCGTCTTCCCGGCGTTGACCGCCGCGAGCGTGTGGCGCGACCGGAGGAGGTTCGTCCCGGGTGGCACGGCTTCCAGGTGGCCCACGTTGAGGCACCTCCGGTGCAGGCAGGTCGCACCGCCAGCGCAGGACGCGTCCCGGTTGTGGCAGGTGTGGTCGACGTGCAGGCCCTCCGGGACCGGGCCGATCAGCAACTCGTGAGCGGCACGGTGAACCAGGACGGGACCGCCGCCGAAGGACAGGACTCCGTAGCCGGTCCTCTTGGCCACGTGACCGGTCCAGATGTGGCAGCCGCCCCATCCGGCGGCGACCTTCTCCATGAGCCGGTCGATCAGCGGGCGGTCCGGCTGCAGGCTGGTGTAGTCGCCGGCCTGCTTGAGCGCCTTGAGGTGGCGCTGGTAGCAGGCGCCGCAGCGGCCCCGGCGGAGGCCGGTCTTATCGGGGTGTCCGCCGCAGTCGGCGCAGAGGTTGATGGTCATCGCACACCCGCCAGGGCAACGAACTCCGCGTTGACGGCCTCGGACGGGGTGTCCAGCTGTACGCGCCGGACCTTGAGGCTGGGGGCCGAGGAGCGCATCGGCACGACCCCGAGTCCCAAGCGTTTATACGTGGCCCGGATTTCCTCCAGGTCGGCCACCATGCGGCCGGACGGCTCGCGGGTGACCTCCCAGTCGCCGTACCTGCCCGGCATCAAGCGGCTGAGGACCTTCTTGCTGGCCCGCTTCTGCCGGTCGGCGGTGCGGGCGGCGTCGGCGGCGCGGAAGTAGGAGGCGGCTGCGGTCTCGATGTCGGCGACCGGCGGCATGTCCGCGTCGGTGAACAGCTCGGCCGCCTCGACCTCGGCCAGCTCGGGCTGCGTGGCCGGCTGGACCACGGGGGTGCGGAACTCGGAGGTTGCCGCGGTGACGCGGGCAACGATTCGAGTGGTGAACTCGCGGACGGAGCGGAGGCTCGACATGCGCGAGCGGGGTGCGAACGTGGTCTGAGGGGTGCGAAGATCCTGCACAGCCGTCTCCTTGTTTGCTCAAGGTGCTCGGTCAGGCCCTGCCCGGAGCTGGAATCTCCTGGTGGGGCCGCTTTCTCTGCTAGCGCGTTCAGTGGTGGAGGTGGTTGGCGGAGAACGTGCTCGCCTCCGTCGGACGGGGCGATCCACTGCTGGTGACCGGGCGGATGCGGGTGAGGGAGTGGGACAACGGGGAGGGGAAGGCCCGGGGCTACGCCGCCGAGATCGAGGCGACTGCGATCGGGCACGATCTGTCTCGCGGAACCTCGGCGTTCCGCCGGGCCGTGCGGGCGCGGCCCGAACTGGTGGCCAAGGCCTCGACGCGGGCCGCCGGGCCGGAGGAGGTACTGCCCGGCGACCAGGGAAAGGGGACACCGGCCGATCCGCGGTCCGCGGCACCCGCTCCGGTCCTGGTAGGAGCCGCCGCGGCGGGGGACGGCGAACCGGGTGTGTAA